ATTAGAATCAGGTGGTAACCTGGCGAGTTTAAATACTAAGTTGCCAAGCCTAGGACAAGCAACAATGGCTAGTTCTACACCTGTAGTTATAGCTAGCAACCAATCTTCTATCCCTGTATCAGGGACATTCTGGCAAACCACTCAGCCTGTTAGTGGAACTTTAAACCCAGACACATCGTTTACAGGCGCTATATCCTCTAATGGTGGGACTGTTGAAATAAATACAACAAGCATGAATAGTGTTTCCTTCCAGGCAGTTTTAACTCAAGGAACAGCACCTACTTTCACAATAATACCAGAAGTTTCTGTGGATGGATCAACATGGGTGCAGACTACATATATATCTGTAACCTCAGGAGGAATAGGCAGTAGCGCATCAGCTGTTCCTATCTATGGGCAATCTAACTGTACAGGATTTGCAAAATTTAGGTTAAGAGCTACCTCATGGACCGGTGGTACAGGAACACCAACAATAACAGTTACTATAAATGCATCTAGAGGTGTAAGTAACGTTATGTTAGATAACGCTGTTCCTGCCGGCTCTAACACTATTGGATCAGTTCAAATAATAGATAGTTCAACTAGTAATAAAGCTGTAGTAAAGGGAGGTAATTCAGCAGCAGTAGCCGGAGATCCTGCAGTGGTAGTATCTGTTTCTCCAAATACCCCAGTTAAGCTTGATGCAGGAAGTAATGTTATAGGTACTGTTATAATAGGAAATGACGCAAATAGCGTGAATTTAAGCACAATAAATACAAGTCTTACAAATGTTAAAAATGCTATAAATAATCTTATAGATCTAAGTACCACAATTTGGGTAGATAACTCTACCACAACACCAAGATACTATATCAGACGGGAGCAAGCCAACCAAGGAAGCATAACCGTGAGTTGGGAGAATGTAGATGGAACTGCTGCCTCACCCACAATAGCAAATTTAGTATCTATTGCAGCCGTTCAAGGAATTGTTGTTGAAAATACACAATATATCGCAACAGCAACATCCGGATCAGCATATACCACAGGAGATATACTTATTCATACTTACGGGATAGACACAGCTAGTAGTCCAGTTAGTATCTCGTTTAATATTTGGTTTAATGCATCCACAGCAGTAATACTTTCTGCTGCACCTACGGCAGGTAATTATGCTACGTCAGCAACAACACAAGTTAGTGGATCTGTTTCTGTTAGTAGCGGTACCGTAACAGCTAATGCAGGCACTAATCTTAATACTAGTTCATTAGCGTTAGAATCAGGTGGTAACCTGGCGAGTTTAAATACTAAAACCCCAGCGTTAGGACAAGCAACAATGACTAATTCTCGCCCTGTAGTTATAGCTAGCAATCAATCTTCTATCCCTGTATCAGGAACGTTCTATCAGGCCACTCAACCTGTTAGTGGATCTGTTTCTGTTAGTAGCGGTACAGTAACAGCTAATGCAGGCACTAATCTTAATACTAGTTCATTAGCGTTAGAATCAGGTGGTAATTTAGCAGGTATAAATAGTAAGTTGCCCGCACTTGGCGCTGCAGTCAAAACTTCGTCTATACCTGTGAATATTGCTAGCGATCAAACTGTGCCTGTTAGCGGAAGTATTAGCGTATTAGGGGGTAATGCAAATGCAGTTAAAGTTGATGGTAGTTCAGTAACTCAACCCATTAGCGGTACAGTAACAGCTAATGCAGGCACTAATCTTAATACTAGTTCATTAGCATTAGAATCAGGTGGTAATTTAGCAGGTATAAATGGCAAATTACCAAATTTAGGTATTGCCGCTAAAGCATACTCTGTACCTGTGAATATTGCTAGCGATCAAACTGTGCCTGTTAGCGGAAGTATTGGTATTAGTTCATTACCCGCAATACCCGCAGGAACTAACGCTATAGGAAGCATCACAAACACGTCATTTGTGGTTAGTCAAACAACTGCAGGGAATCTTAATGCAACTGTGGTTCAAGGGTCAGCGAGTAATCTTAACGCTACTGTGGTTCAAGGCACTGCTTCTAACCTCAAGGCTACAGCTTTGGTTAGTGATGGTACAAACACAGCTGCTGTTAAAGCAGCTAGTACAGCAGCGTTGGCGGCTGATCCAGCCCTGGTTGTATCGGTATCTCCTAATACCCCCATTAAACTAGATGCAGGAACTAACGCTATAGGAAGCATCACAAACTCGGCATTCACAGCGAATCAATCAACAGCAGCTAGTCTTAAAGCTACAGCTTTGGTTAGTGATGGTACAAACACAGCTGCTGTTAAAGCAGCTAGTACAGCTGCAGTAGCTACCGACCCAGCATTAGTTGTAGCGGTATCTCCAAACAACACTGTGTCAGTTAGTGGTTCTACGGTGGCTATTACTGAGTATATTACTGCACTAGCCGCTGGCACAGCCTCAACCCTTTTTTCGTCTAACACAAATAGAAAATATCTAGCAGTTCAGAACACATCACAATATCCTATGTATTTAAGAATAGGCAACAGTGCAGCTATAGGTACAGGTTTTTATCTAGCTCCATACGGCGGTTCTTATATCGCAGATGGATTTAGTGTACCTAATGGCTCTGTGAGTTTGATTTGCGCATCTGTTGGGACTTATTACGCCATACAGGGTTAATACTACATGAGCTTAGTCACCAGTAACCAGATGGGATCATCCAAGGGGCTGGGCTCTTCTCTAAAGCTATATAGAAATTTAATTCAACCAATAGATTATGTAGGAGGTATTGGTGGCGGTGATTTAATTTTTGGAAGACCGTCAGTAAGCACTTATGTTAATTCATCTGGTTTGATAGCCACTGCCGCTAATAATATTCCGAGATATGAATATACAAGCACAAGTCCTTATACCCTAAGGGGGTTATTAATGGAAATGGCGAGAACAAACTATCTAGCATATAGTTCTACTTTTACAAACGGTGCATGGACTAAATCAAATCTAACCGTGGCGAATACTGGGCTTATTACAGCACCTGACGGCAATCCGTCCGCATGTACAATTACTGATAACACAAATAACGTAGCACATTATATATCTGCTACAGGAACTAATACAGGTATTGCCTCAACGTCATATACTTTTTCTGTTTTTGTTAAACCAATATCAACAGCAACCAAGAGATATATACAAATTTCTTTAGGTCCCACAGCCCAATTCAGCAGCACCACATATGCTAACTTTGATCTAGTTTCTGGAACTGGAACCGCCACTACAGGTGTGGGTGTGGTTTCGGCGGTGTCCACTTATTACGAAGCCCAGGGTTATTATAGAATAAGTATACAAGCAACAATGGGAACAACCATAGCAAACCCAACAGCCACAATAGCTGTAGTCCCAGCAACCAGTTCTACATTAAATGCAGCATACGCAGGAGCAGGAGTAGCTCAGTTTTATATATGGGGAGCACAGCTAGAAAGATCCACAGCCCCCGTGGGCGCAAACTCAGTGTCAATCCCTACATCATACATACCAACAGATGCCGGGAGTAATGTGGCTAGGCAGAATGACACCCTTATTCTCCCAGATAACACCTATACAACAGTCTCAGCAGCGGCATCTATAGGGGCAACCTCTATTTCAGTAAATTCTACTGCAGGAATATACGTTGGAACACAAATTTTAGCCACTGGTTTAGCAGAAAACACAACAGTGTCCGCTATAAACGGTTTAGTTCTAACAATAAGCCCTGCAGCCACAGGAGCAGTTGCCCTTAACGCCAGTGTTAGGATAGGCATATCAGGAACAGGGCAAACCTTTCTCAACCCCAGGCAAGGAACTTTAATAGTAGAGTTAGAGCAGCATGGTGTAAACGCCACGGCTGGTGGAGAACAAACCGAAATGTTTTATTTTGATTATAATGGTACAGGAACTAATTATATTGCTCTAGAAAGTAATGGGGCAGGTTCATCTCAAGGCTTTAGGCTATATTCATCCAATAACAGTGCTGCCCAAGTAAATATAACTACAAACACAGGGCTCAATAATACTACGTATAGACTGGCAGGTTCTTATAACTTTGACGCCAATAGCTATTCTTTCTATTTAAACGGCAGTTTAATAGGAACCACAACAACCTCTAAAACTGCACCTAACGGAACATTAGACAAGATATATATAGGTTCTAGCCCATCAAATTATAGTGCTAACGGGCACATTAAATTATTTGCATACTATAATTATGCAATACCCAACTCAGTTCTACCGACATATAGCAATGTTGGTCAAGCTCTAGTGTAACAAAATCCTTGGGAGTTTCGGATTGCTTATTAGCCTTTAAATTCATAGAATAACTCTTATGGCTGATAGCACTATACTTTCAAGATTACCTGTTTCAGGGGCGGCGCTTGTTAGCGGAGGCTCACCTGATGCCAATAAGGTTCCACTACTCAATAGTAGTGGAAAAATAGATTCTTCTATGTTTAGTAATACCCTAGCTATTGCTAGTGTTCCTAATCAGGCGGCAAGATTAATATATCCAAATCTAATAATTGGGAATTTTATACTACAAACAGACAATAATACACTATATGTACTAAATAGCTTACCTTCGTCTGTTAACAGTAATTGGAGTATTGCAGGCACAACCATATCATACCCTGTTACAAAAGTGGCAGGGAAAACAGGAGAAGTTACACTAAGTACTGGCGATATACTAGGTTTATCCACAGCAATCACAAATGGGTCTGCTGTGAGATCAGTTAATAGTAAAACAGGAGCAATATCATTAACATCAGACGATATTCCAGAAAGTACTGGAACCGGAACACACAACTTATATTTTACAAATAGCAGAGCCGCTAGCGCTGCACCAGTTCAAACCGTGGCAGGAAGATCAGGTGATGTAGTTTTATCTAAAACAGATATATCCGGTCTACCGGCATTTGGGACCTCGGCTACACTTAATTTTCCAGCATCGGGAAATGCAGGAGCCACAGAAGTGGTTCTTGGTAACGATACAAGATTATCAATAATTCCACCGTACAATGAATTAGATGTAGTATCTAGAGACATAAATTCTAATCCAACAAGCATAGTTTTAAAAAATGGCGGAGTAATTGTTGGTACATTAAATCAAACCTATACAAATGGAAAATTAAACAACGTTGTTCTCACAGATGGAACAAATACAATTGCAAATTGGAGTATTACATATGACGGTTCTGGAAATGTATATTCTGTAGTAATAAGCAAAACAAACTGATAGAATAAATATTATGTCACTCACAACAGATATTATAGCTTATTGGGATTTACGTCCTAGCCATTATTCAGCAGGAGTAGTTACAGATTTATCCGGAAATGGGCATAATTTAACACTAACAGGTTCATCAATAACCACAAATAGTTCTGCTTATGGGCCTATATCAACGATTGTGCCATATGATAGTTTAACTTCGTTTTTAGGTAAAAATAATATATCCGTTTACCAGGGTGGAACTGATCTCGGAGCGAGAATAAATATAAGTTCTGGCGGGTCAATAACTATTGTGGACGGTGGGAATGGATATCAAACAGGAACAGCAACAATAGGAAACAACACCAGAATATCTATCACACATAATCCTAACTTTTTTGATTGTGTGGCGCTAGCTGCAAATTCTTATTTCACAGTTAATCCAAGTATTCTACCTCAGCTGTCTGGTAAATCAGAATTTTCTATGGGTGGGTGGACAGCTGTTTATTTAGTTGGTGACGCTGCAGCAAGAAGTAATACTATATTTGGTGGCGGGAATAGTTCTATATATGGATTTTCGCTATCGAATATCTATGGTTTGACTCCTCTCGATTATGTTATTTCAGGAGCTGCCACGATATCTGATGGAAGTGTTGCTAGATACCCTAATTCTTTTGGAGGTGTACAAAGATTTAATCTTCCGATAGGGAATAGCCTAACTGGTCAGAGTGCGGCGTGGCAGCACATTTTCATGACCTATAAAAAAGGCACTAATGGTCGTGGTACAATATCGATCTACCTCAACGGGGTACCCATAGGAAGAAATCCGGCGGTTCTAGCAACAGGCAGTAATGGTGGCAAGGTTCCAACATTAACTCAACCTATATTAATAAATGCAACAAGAAATACCTCTGGAACTGTTGTGCCTGCCTCTACATCTGCTCAGCAATTTTTAGATCTAGGAATTTGGGGTAGACAGCTATCAGATGACGAAGTATTTAATTTATACTATAGAAATAATTGGAATAGCTATCCTTTTACAAAAAAAACAATAACCCCAGCATTAACAGATAATTTAGAAGCCAGATGGCCTTTAAACCAATCAGACTACGAAGATGCTAATGCTAGTGAGGAATATAATGTCGTACATAATAGTTATACATCCACAGTTAATGGTCATGTATTAAGTGGGGCGCACGCGAATTATATCAATACAGGAGCTATTAACATTCCAGGCCCTTTTGGGGGGGGTATATCTTTTGTGGATGAGCTTGCAGATACTAGATATAGCGTAGGCAAGCTGGATTGTATTATGGCAGGTAATTTTCCAACAGCATCATTCAGCATTAACACTTGGGTGAGAACCACTTTGTATGCAACAAATATTCTAAAGGTTGTGAACCCTTATGTTTGGAATAAAGATAGTATAAGTATATTCTGCGAGGGCAATACGATACACGCAGTAATGAAAAATTATTTAGATAATGGAGATGTTGTATCAATTTTTAACAGTAACCTGGGAGGTATAACCGTAGATGGAAATTGGGTGAATATTGCTATTACTTTTGACGGAGCATTTATTTGTTATTATCAAAACGGGGCGTTTGTGTCAAAGACTCAGGTTAATTTAAACACAGATAGTTTTGGAATAATACCAGCCACAGCTGCAAGTCTAGCAATTCCATATAAATACTCAGAGATACAGATTGGCCGTTCGCTTATAAAATATAGTGATTTACAAATATGGAGCAGGCCGTTATCGCAGCAAGAAGTAACTTCAATTTATAATAAAATAAATAGTTCAGTTAGTCTTTATGTAGCACCAAATGGAAAAACCTATACTCCCGCTACCCAGCAAAAACCATTATCGTCCGCACAACGGGCGTGGAGCATCGCCAATAGTCTTTTAAATTGGAACACTCCCCCGGTTATACACGTGAGTGGAGCCATAACTGGGGCAAATGGTGATTATTTGCCAAATGGGCTTGGAATATCAGACGGTGTCACAACCACATATAAATGGTATCCAAACGGGGACCACACCTCGCAATATGTTTTATCTTGCACTAAATTAACTAACTCACCCGCCAGCTATGCTTGGCAAATTATAAATAATTATGATTCTAGTGTTGTGGCTAGCACCGTTCCAACATTGGGTTCAATCTCTTCGCCCGATCCCTGGGTGCGCGATTGGCAGAATATTAACGTTACATATATAAAAGGCAATACAGGCACATCCAAAAACATCCATTTTGCAGCAGGAACATATAGTGGAATAAATACATATGGAGAAAATTGGGGTAGCGACATATCAATATCAGGAGACGGCAAGACCACAACAATCCTAGGAGGAATCTCTGCAAGCAAAGGTAATAATTATTCAGTTAGGGCCATTAATGGTTTATCTGGCGGTTTAACAGTTAGAGCCGAAGAATCAGGTGGATATATACACATAATTAGTGATAATACTATAGATTTAAGTTTTGTTGATTCTATAGGGGGAGTTCCTGTGGGTAATGGAGGAAACATCTCACTAATTGGTTGCTATGTTTCTTATGGTGTAAATACCAGCGCTCAGCCTGCTAGTCTATATGTGGACGGCAATGGAGATCCTATTGTGGACCCTGTTGCGATTATATATAACCCTGCAGATGACGACGAAAACGGGAATCACAATATTTTAGACACCATCTATCCACCAACAAACCCACTCTCTAGTGCCGCGAATATAGGACAAGCAGGTAGTATATATTTAAAAAACTCCACAGTTAATGGAAATATATACGCAAATTCATATGGTTTTAATTGGAAAAATGTTACAGGGGGAAGTATAGAATTCGTTGACTCTAACAGATTAAATGGAGAAATTGAAAATAATGGTAATAACGGCGGAGGTAGAGGTAGTTTAAAAATCACCACAACAAACACAGGTAATAACTCAAATAATAGTAATGGAACACTACTTTCCCAGATTTTGAATTTACCTTTTTCACTTTAACTGTAGAATTGAGGGGTAGTATAACTCTAACAAGATGAACCAAAATGTCCTCCTCAAAACTCTATCTAATAGTTACATATTTTAATTTTACAAATTCTAAAAAAAACAAAGAGAGAATAAAAATTTTTTTAGAAGAATCGGTTAAATATCCAAATGTAGAATTAGTATTATCAGAGGGTATATTTTCAGACGTAGAGCCATTGCCGGATTTTTCGAGCAGTATATACAAGCATCTTAAGTATAACTATACTAGTAAGATATGGATAAAAGAAAATTTGATAAACCTAGCAATATCCACACTTCCTGAAGACTGGGAGTTTGTTAGTTGGATAGACAAAGATATATCTTTTGAAAATAAAGACTGGGCGGAAAAAACAATTAAACTATTGGGCGAAAAAGGCATAGTTCAGCCATGGAGAAAATGTTTTTTCTTAGATGAGCATGGTGAACTAGATATTAAAGCTCATGAATACTTTGAAAATATAAAATTTAATTGTGGGTCTTTAGAAGATGGAATAGGGTCTTTCTGCAGCCGTAAGATTTGGGGACTAGATGGCCACCCAGGGCAATGTTGGGCTATAAACAAAAAAACTTACCTGAAGATAGGAAAATTAATGGATGTATGTATTGTGGGTGGTGGTGACGGAGCTATATATGTAGCATTAAATAATAACTTCAGCACAAAACTGTATGATATATATGGTTGTGAAATATATGACTATATATTTAATTTTAAGGATGTTGAATCTGGCTATCTTGATGAAAAAATAACTCATAGTTATCATGGGGATATTTCTGATAGACAATACAGGAGTAGATTAGACATATTAAGCCGGCATGAGTTTAACCCAAGAACAGATATTGGCTATACTCAAGAAGGATTGATATACTTGGAGAACAAAGAACTAGAAAACAGCATATTGGAATATTTCTATTCTAGAAATGAAGCATAGCCATGAATTACAAAATACATCCATTTATATTCAATTGGCCTGGGCAATATGAAAACTGTTTAAAGCTAGAAAACCAGTTTAAATCTGTTTTTGGTGAGGTTACAGTTATAAACTCTGATGATAGTCATAGAGAAGATAGATGGGTTAATGTAGGAGATGAGATTTATTTCACAGGACAGTGGAGCTGGGCTATTGAACTTTTTAAGGGAGATATACTGTTTCACACCCAGGCGGATGCTTATTGTGAAGATCTAGAGGGGTTTATTAATTCAGCATTATCAAATCTAGAAAAATATAATTGGGGAATATACGAACCAGCTTTTGATCGTAATGATATTATTGGTGCTGACTTATTCACAGCAGATCCTAAAGTAGATAAAAATATAAAGCTGGTAGCAAACACAGACTGCACTATGTGGTTAATTCATAAGGATGTTATACAAGGAGGCAAAGAAAAATATGATAAGTATTTCTTTGGTTTAAAATATGGCTGGGGTATTCCTCAGTTATACGCCAGTGAAAGCTACAAATTAAACAGACCGGTGATAAAAGACTATAATTATATAGGGCACCATCCTAGCGGCACAGGGTATAGCCAGAATGCGGCAGGACTTGAAAAAAAGTTGGTTATGCGAGAGATGTTAAAAAGATGCGAAATTCTTGACAGGTGGGGAGCTCTAGGAAAAGCTATGCATATACTAACCAGCTGGAGGTCATGAGTTACTCCGCACAACTGGCCAGTAATCCCCCGTTACAATTAGTGCGGGACTGCTTGGCTTACTGGGGATTTGACAATCTAGAGACTCAGACAATTCTTCGAAACGGGGTGTCTTATACTAGAGGTATACGATATAATACCCAAGGAAATAACCCAGATGTAGGTACCACTCTAGAGTCTAATAAAATAACCACACTATCAGATTACACTGGTTGGTATGAGAATAATCTAAGTGCATTTGGCAGTGGAGTCCAGCTCTGCGATGGCGCACCTAATGGTACAATTGGGTCTGATGGTGTTACAGTTACAGCAATATTTAGAGTAACGTCTGTTTATCAGACAGGCTATACAGTTGATCTAACGGTAACAAACGCAGGCCCTGAAGACCTAGAAAGATTTTGGAGTATACTGTACTGTGGCTTAGATGAGACTTTAGTTAAAGTAGAGGATCGATATTCGGGGGCAATATGGGATTATCATGGCCCAACTAATAATAGTTTTGATTACATGGGTACAGACGAGCCTTCTCCAAATTTTTGGGGAGAAGACAACTACTCTGCAGTTGGTAATCATGGATATCTTTTATCCGCCAGACATACCAGGATACCATCAGGAAGTTCTATAGTATTAAAGCTGACGTTTGATCTACAATTTGGTGACGGTGCAGGAATATACTCATTCCCACCAAGTGATAAACATCTATATGCGTATGGTGATATGGTGCCATTGGATATGTTAGTTCCAACGCCATGGGATCCTGATCCTCAGCCAACCGTATGGCCACCATTCCGTATGGCAGCAAGACCATATAGTGGATTTCAAGGCTATTTTTTCAACGGACCTAATAGCTATCTTCGTAATAACAACAATTCACCAAAAATAGCCAGCATAGGTTCTGGGGACTTTACTATTGGTTTTTTTGTGGCGCCGTCAGGGCCTAATGGAAATCCGATACAAACAGTGATATCCACAGAGGAAATAGGCACAGCATATCCAGGGTATACAAATGTAGGTTTTTCGGTTTATCTGGATTACACAGCTTATGACCCTATAAATGATCCTTATAGAGTAGCTTTAGGATTTAAGGTTGGCAATTTTGATCCTGGGCCGGTTTGTTATATTAACACAAATAAAGCTAATTCCGCAAGTGAAATACAAGGCAGACATGGTACTGATAACTATGGTATTTATGGTAGATTCGGATTTTCAAGCTGGGGCGACTATTCACATATATCAATAGTAAGAAACGAAGGAAAATACACTGTTTATAGAAACTTTCATAAAGTTTTTGAGTGCGATCCAACAGGTATAACTGGGATTGATGTTTTGGCTGCTCCAAGAATAACAATAGGGGGGCAATGGATAAATTCTGGTGCAGGTAGTCTTACTAATTTATTTCGTGGTGCGGTTGATGAAATTGGAATTTGGAAAACTGCAATGTGGTGCGGGGAGAGTGAGATTTTTATGAATGACCCAGTTATTCCAGACGGTAATCTTGATGGGCTAAGACAAATTTATAATTATGGTGGAGAAGGTGGAGGTGGATTTAAAGGTGATCGTGAATATATGGATTATCAATACACTTATCCATTTGGATATTATGTATATATACCTGATGAGCTTACAGACTATACAGTTTATTCATATAATAAAATAGATATTCCTATAGGGTTAGCAAACGGTTATTTACCGCAGGAATTTTATTTAACTGATGCGACTGCATTAATAAACTATGCGAATCGTGACTCTAGGGATACTGACTACGGTATGCAGGGTATTGATTGGGCGCCATTTACATATAACGCAGCCACCCAAACACTATCAGGTAGATACAACGGAATGGCACTATTGAGGGATAGAATGTCCAATCTTTTCACTTGGTTTGATGATAATGGTTATGGAGGTTATAATCCTAAAACACACCAAAGTTATAGTTATTATAAAAATCCTAATTTTGGTAATGTTGAGGGTCCTACCCCTAGAGGCGATTTTTCTATTTGGTTCTACGATACCGGCGCAGGTATGTCAGATCCTTATGGTAATGCTATTGAGTATAGTCAGGAATACTTTGCTAGATTAAAGGATATTGTTGCTAGTGGTATAGATGGAGACAGGATGAAAACCGAGAATATAGATATAGCTTATTTAGTCTATATAGATACCTTGAGCACAGTAGGAATGGTAGACCCCGGAAAGATAGCAAGGGTACAGCAGCGATTGAAGTTCAACGTAAATGTACTAAAGGGTTTCACTGAACCCAAGATAAACAACAATTTTGTAGCAGGAACAACAATACCAGAAATTGTAATAGACTTATCTGATTACCCTCGTGGAAATATAAAACGAGCAGTTGTTAATGTATTTAATAATGTGGGATCTCCGTATTATGCAAACCCTCTGCTTGTAGCGCATATGACACCCACGGCGCAGACTCCTAGTACAGAGGTACTAACTGCGACCATATCAGGAAAAAAATTAATAATTTCAGGTCTTATTCCGATATATTGGCTAGTACACACTTTCAGTGTAGGATATGGTCCGCAGATAAAAGTTTCTATAATTGGAGAGGCGGATACACCTGGTTATGAATATGAAATTTATCATGTCATGGATACTCCCTTACTGGGTGGACCTATAACCCAGATTTCTTTTTCTCCTGGTTATTTTGAATTAAATGGAGCGCCAATAAATAACACTTTAGATATATATTTTAATCCTAAGCTTACTTTGTCGGAGGTGAATAATGTAATAGCTATGTTACGAGATATAGAAGGAATTAACAACAACCAGCTAATATACCGTACATTTACAAATAACGAGAACGGGGATGATCAGCCGCCTGTGGTGCATGATGAACCACCAGATATAAATTGGGGGGCAGGTACAGGTTATAGCAGCGTGCTGGGTGTACCTAGTGGACTCACCGTAACTAGAATACCTAACTATTCAATATCGTCTATAGAATCAACTCCTATGGGTACAAAAACTAATCCTTATATACTTTCTGGAGTGGCTAGTAGTGGACTAGTTTTCTGGACAAAAAATGTAACTTATTTTGAACTTAACCTACTGTGCTATATAGCACAGGCTCCCCCAAGAGTTCATAACTTTCCAACCAATGGTGAAACAATACCATTAATGTCTAGAGTGGCATACAGAGATTTTCCTATTAAAACTGATATAAATATAACTCCAATAAAACATGTGGATATAATTATGGCCCCTGGGCAGCCGATAACAAACAATGTAAACATCCCCATAACCATAACTGGGACATTAGTTCCTGACGGACTTCTATCCCCAGGAGTCGGACCATATCCTTATCTTGATTTTAGTTTACCTAATGGAATTTCGATACAAACAACACCATCCTATGCTATAGTAGGATCATACCCAGCGCGCCATGCAGTCTACGACGCTGACGGTAATCTTCTATACTATACAGGCGGAGGTGGTGGTGACCTAGTAATTTATGCTCAGGGATATAATTGCCTGGTGGCAGCACCAATTGAGTTTCTTGTTGATGAGTTTGAATTTACTCCCAAACAAACTTTTTTAAATTTCCATGAAAGGTATGTTCCTCCATTTGTACCAGCAACAAACTACCCTGGTTGGGTAGAGCGTTGGGGTACTCCTATTGGATTACCTCCTGGTGTATCACAAGATCCAGCTAGTGGTTTAGTTTCAGGTGCAATAAGAACTGCGGGAAGTGGTACAACCACCTTTAAAGCTATTCATGGCGAGTACACCGTGGATTCTTATGGTATTCCCTGGGACATGGTGTATAGCCCACCCCGACCTTTGTATATGATTTTCAATATTCCATTATTTGAATACTCTACAATACAAATACTAACAACTGATAATCAATGGCCGTCTGGTAGCATTGGCTTGGAGATAATATCTGGGAGTTTACCTGATGGTATTACTATTGACGGGCAGGCTGGAACGTTAAGTGGTTACTGCACAGACATCAATTATTCTCCGCAACTTTTAGTTATTCGTTTCTCAGATGACTATGGTGACTTAGGTACGCACACTTATCCAATTTTTACGGCAGTTAATAGTCTTTTAATTACCCCATCTATTCAACTTAATTATACATTAGGAAATAGTACGTACTCTAAAATAGCTTATAGCGATATACCTATAGATAGGTGGGTATATAATACTCAAAATTATGCATATACAGGCTATACAAACAATCTACTTCCTTTCGAAATAACAAAAGAAGGCTATATAAAATACACACATTGGACCAAGGGAGATTATTATAACACTAGAGAATTTAATCTATTTCCTATTGGTGGCAGTACCACATTATTTTATGGTACATCAAATGATCCATATTTTTATTTAGCTCCCGGAGAATATATTCAGGGTCAAGGAATACCCCCAGGCACCCAGGTAATTGATATAGACTATGTTTCAACACCATATCATTATACTTTAAGTTTTCCGGCGCAACCTTCCGGGATTATAAAGACCGTGCAGGCGGGACTAGGACTTAAAGTTTATAACAAAAATAATGTATATGAAGTTATCGGTGAAGGGAATTTCGGGGCTACCCCCCCAGAATTCACAAATGGTAGTGAACAGAATGGTACAGCCATATTAAGATATATATCCAGTTTTTCCGAATACGGAGATACATTCCTAACGAAATACGATGCAATCTATGAGACATTGGCTCCTCCACAATTTAAAGTGCAACAGAATTTTTCTACAGGAGGGGCTGAAATAACTGGAATAAGCCATGTTATAACTTATGAAGAAAAGGGTATACTCTTGGGTGTGATTTGGGTTGTTTCTGGTGGAGACACATTACACAGGTTAGAATTAATAACTCCTGGAGATACATTTCAAGAGCGTCACCCAGAAAATAATCCAGATTCTCCTGTACCTAATACATACTCTATACAGGATATTAAAAACCTGCACGATATTTGGGATTCATATGACATTATTTACAGACCTACTGTTTATTCATTGAGAGACCTACACAGCATAATACCAGGACCTGGGGCGTATTCTACAGATATATTTATTTCTGCTAATGGTCAAATTATTCAAGGATCACTAATAACTTATAACGATCCCAAAAGCATAAACTTTAATGTATATTTTACTGGTGGTTCTCTCTCAAATCACGTGTTAAAGGGATTGGCGTTTGATAAAGACGATATCTTGTATGTAGTAGATAGTACAATGAATAATATATCAAAAATTATAAGCCATACAGACCCAAATACAGGATACATCACAAGAGAAGCCGTTGTATATGCTTCTGGCAGTGGCGTGTTTCCATTAAACTCACCATCCTCTATTGCTTTTGATTTAGATTCTAATCTATATGTTACAAACCCAGGTAATAACAATATTTTAAAATTTCCACCAGGTGGTGGAAACACTCCAGTGTTGTTTGCTTCGAACATATCATCCACAGCAATAGCTTGTTCAAATGGCCATAATACACTGTTTGTTGTGGATAAAATAAATTCAAAAATAATAGAATTTTCAACTAGCGGTGAAATTATAAAAACAATATACAGTAAAACTATTGATACGGAAAATAGTTTTAATAACCCATCTGCTATAACTTTTCCTAAAAGCGGACTCGACTTTATAGTAGCAAACAGTGTATCCAATCCACAAATTATACATGTCTACAACAACACAGTTTATAGTAATACAGTATTGATAACTATAAATTTAGACAGAGGATTACCAGCGATAACACCTAATCAAACGTTTTCAGGAACAATAAATGTATTCTTAGAATTTATTATTTTGAGAGACAACGATAACCAAATAAATAGTTGGCGACTAATAGACATAAATAATGTAAATCTAGAGATATCAATAGACCCATACTCAGGCGTGGTATCTGGTGTGCCCGGCATTGCTGGGTTATTCACATATCTTGTAAAAGCCACGAATGACCAAGGTGAGGACACTAAAGAAATAACCATAGATATAGCTGGAATTGTCCCTACGATATTGCCTGGACAAGTATTCTCCTTGTTTGTTGGTGATCCTAATAATGCATCAGACGCGATACAATACTCAGGAACAACAGCGGATAGCTGGCAAATAGTAAGTATAGTTAGTGGTGGAACACCAGATGTAACTATAAACTTTTTAGGTCAATTCGTGGGAGCAACCCCAGCTGCTGTTGGTACTTATATAGTTAATATAACCGCCACAAACCGATCAGGAACATCGGCAGTAACTCCTGTAACATTAAATATATTACTACCCTACCCTGTAGTCACGCCAGGCCAATATGTGTATACAGCAACAAATACAAATATCGATTATGATGTAGCTTATATTGGAAGTACACCAAATCATTGGGAATTAGAAATCCCGCAGAATACCACACTAGCTATCTCTAACTCCGGTAAAATCACCGGTAAAATACCTTATGAATCGCAGTTTACCTTGGCTGTGAAGGCCTCTAATGATTCAGGAATTAGTGAAGAGAGTATAAATATAATCGCTGTGGACTCTCCTCCTATTATAACTACAAACCAAGTATTTAGTGGTCAAATTAATGTATATTTTAATAATGCTATACTATATTCAGGCACAGCAAACACATGGAGCTTAACAGAAGAAAATGTTTTACCGCCAGGTTTAACATTAAATACATCAACTGGGGTTATATCAGGCACACCCACAACCCCGGGAATTTATACAAATATAAGTATAACAGTAATATCTAATAATGGTGGTAGGGATATCAGAACTATAAATATAGTTATTTCTAATATAGGAAGCCTTATTCAAATAGCACAAGGCCAGGTAATAAACGCAACAGGAGTAAGTGCATTTACGTTCACGCCAACCTATACAGGACGCCCAAACAGGTGGGATGCAGCTAGTCTACCAGCATGGTTAACTATAAACCACACCACAGGAGAATTAACAGGTACAACCACAGGAATAGCTCATGGAAATTACTCTTATTGCGTATACGCTAAAGATGATTTAGGAAATAGTTCAGCGGCATTTATAAAAATACAGATATAATTGACAATACTTAACATGTTTCGTATCATTCTACTAAAACCATTGGTATGGAAAACGAAGAAAACCAGGTAGATAAGAATTCGCAAGCTATAGTAGACATAAATAGAAAACTATACGATCTTGCCGCTGATCTCAGATCCACAAGAGATACCGCAAGAGATGCTCTGTCTATAGTTATAGGTGTTGATGGTAATAATGGGCTCAAGAGTTCTATGAAGACTCTCACAGAAACGGTGGACAGGATAAAGGAAGATTTCTTATTCCTAAGGGAGACCGCACATAACTATAAGGAATTAAAAGGGCTCATACTTAGATTTTTATTCACAGGGGCATTTGCATTCTTATTTCAGCTTGGTGGTGTTATCTGGTTTTTCTCTGCAGATCATAAGTCTAATGAAAATATAAGCGTGCAGATCAAAGAGATGGCACAGGATATAAAGCAAAACCAGCGAGAGAACATGCAAAGAGATGTTGTGGACGCAAAAACTGCAGAGCAATTAAAAGAGTTATTAGAAAAAATAAATGAAAAATAAACATATACTTTTACTCTGTGCATTAGTTCTCACCAGCTGCGCTGTCGCTGCGCCTAAAAAAACACAAATAACCCAAAAAACCAGCGATGACATATCATCACTTGGATCAACACTGAGCAAGGCAGAGGGCAAGGCCGTGATACTAAGAACCTGGCTGGAGGCACATCAAGGTGAATAAATATATAATCAGCTTTGCTTTGCTGATTTGTGGGGCGGGTAGTACTAATGCTTTCCCATCTAAAAAAGATATTAGTGACCTACCTAAGAGCCAGATAATAGCCACAGCAAACTCTTTGGTTAAACTATATGATGTTGCATCCGCTCAATTAGACTCAGCTAAAAAAGATTTGGCTACCGTACAATCAAAGTATGACTTGAGCTTAGCTCAGCTTAAAACAGCTCAAGATGAAGCACAAAAATATAGGTTAGAGGCCCATAACAACGCCAAGCAGAGGGATGTTGTGGTGTTTGGGTTTGCTATATTTTTCTCACTTTGGTTTGGTTCGTTATTCGGTAACCTATTATCTACATTACCTTCACCATGGGGAGTTATTGCCCCATGGATAATGTATGCCGTTGGGCTAGCCACAGGTTATGCTCTGGGTAGGTATATTCTTTCTTATCTATCTGCTTTTATTCCATAATATGCAAAAGTTTACACTATGGATTAAGAAGGTGTTGGCAGAAAACAATGGGTCGCCTAGCAGCGTGAGAGTATGCTTATTCTTGCTTGTGGCTGCTGTGGTTGGTTGTGTGGTGTATGTGATAGTGCAGCATACCATACACCATTTGGATGGAGCTATAATCGACATACCTAAAAATTTAGCAGATCTATTAGCGTTTACAGTAGGAGCATTAGCAGCAGCAAAAACAGGCAGTAAATTCGGAGAAGAGGGTGCGTCTAGAACATTACCTCCCGCGCCACCAGTCGAAGAGCCGGGCCAGCCAACAGCTAAAGCCACAGATCCTAATATCTAAATTTAAATAATATGGTTCCTCTGGCCAATATAAAAATAGCTGATGTTATTAACTCAGCTTCAGGGTCAGACCAATATCTAAAATGGCTGAAGTTTATACTAGAGTGGGAATGTGAGATAAACAGGGCCGGCTATATCACTATCGAGAATCTAGGAGATGGAGCAGGTATCACAGTAGCAGGACTAACAGCTAGAGATGATGATTTTCCTGGGGAGGGAATAACTGCTAAGTGGATAGCAGATAAATTTAAAACAGGTTATTGGGACAAGTGTGGTGGGGATACATTTAAATACCCTATTGGCCCTGTAGTTGCTAACTTTGGTGTTAACTGTGGAATAGAAACTGCAATAATAATGCTACAGCTGGCCATATGCGACCATGGTTTAAGGGTGGTTTGCGATGGTGAGTTAGGTCCCATCACAATAAAGTCAGCCCTACAATTACCTAATAGCGTTGAATTAGCACTAGGTGTTATAGCAAAGGGAAGAGCAAGGTATAAGAGATTAGCTGAATTTCACCCTAACCCAAATGCCAGATTCTTGAAGGGCTGGCTAAACAGAACTGACGCACTAACTGCTACTTTCTGCAGTTAGACATTCTCCTCGTCATCATCATCCACAGGAGGAGGTATTGGAGGGGGATTTGGGCCCCTATCATCCATCTCCTCCATATGTAGCGCCTGGTTTCTAAGATGTTCCTGGCAAGCAGAAGCCTGGGCATCAACAAAGTTAAGAAGCCCTAACCTTATTGTGGGGTTATCATAGCTCTCAAAAGATTCTATTTCGCCCCTATCATTTACCACCGCTAGATAGTAACCCCTTGAAAACTCACTTAATTGAGTGAGAAACTGCTTGGGTAATTTGAAGCCTCCCGGTTTCATTTATTTATTTTTATTAATTATATACTAGTTAATGGCTAAAAAAAAGGAAAACCCGCTAGGGCCTTCCTTTTTAAAAATCTATCACATTAATAGTGTAGCAAACAACTCGTGGTTGTCTACTGGTTTTATAATCTCCTCATGGGAGACTATGTTTTCCTTAGATTTTTTATTAGTTTTAAACTTAACCATATACTCATAGCAATACTTATAATATATAGGTTCGCCCATTGAGATAGTAGGTAAGTTTAATTTTTTAACCGTTTCAGCACTCCCACCTAGGGATTTTTGTATATACAACAGGCGTAGACCAGTATGATAGTCTAGTAGATCTGGGTGTATAATTTCGTGTTCTATTACATCAGGATCTTTCCCGAAGTTGAACTCTACGAATCCTTTGATAGGTAGTGCTTTTATTAGTTTTATAAGATAGTTTTCACTTGGTTTTGCCACTTGAGGTTAAACGCTTTCCAAGATATCTTCTCGGATGATTATATGATTTTCTCGCTTCTCCGCGAGCGTTGGCTAACCAAGAGCCAATTAAAACAGCCAGACTTAGCAGTATTACTGCTGAAGTATAGACTGTTGCATAGGGAGGAATTCCACCCTGAGCCAATTCAACTATCCCTCCGACGAAAACGCCGAAGAATATACTGTTTATTATTTTTCGCATGGATGGTTATCCCAGCCACTCCCGACTATGCAGAAGTTTGCTTGGAAATCAAGATACCTTCGATGATTAGGGTGTAAGCCAGGGAACCAATTAACTAACGTCATATCTTTTCTAGCCACCTTCACAGTCATAACGTTATATCTCATCATTTGCGGATTGTTAGTCAGCACAGGTGGATATGATGGGCATGAGGCTTCTACCTCAAATATCCTCATGTTTACAACTTGCTTAGGAACTATATTAACTTTACCCTCGGCGAACAATTCTTTAGGTAGGTCGTACATTTGAATTGCACAAACACTAGCCACATACCCTCTTGGGAGATGAACTCGTAATACCCGATTGAACTTTCCGTCCATTCCCCAGTATGTGTTCTCAGGAACCACCCTGGACTCGTCTATCATGCTAAACAATTCTGTGAGCGCTTCGATGGAATCTACATGGTGTAGCATATCTCCATCTTTTTTAGCTACGAATGTGTTTGGCCTGATTTGTTGAGGCTTGGCAATTCTATCTAGCTGAGCGTATCTTTCTACAGGATCCACAGTTAGACCTATCTTGGTTATGGTTCTATTTAGTATTTCTGCCAGAGTCAACTTATTGTGAATTTTCTTAGGGGGAGCTTTGTGGGTGCTCGTGTTGTTTTCTGGCGCTTTAACTTCTACTGGTGCTGCTGGTGGGGCAGCTACTGGCTCTTCGCAGTACTTGGACATTCTAACTTCTATGTCCTTTCTTACTTCTGTTACCAACCTATCTATACCAGCAGAACTAAGTGGACCTGATAAGATCTCTACTACTTTTTCAGGTGTAGCAACCATAGGCTGCTTTTTGTTTCTCTTTTGCTCTGCTGCTACTACCGCAGCCCGTACTTCTTCAGGGATAGGAATCATTTTGTTTTGATTTCTTTTTTGGTTTTGGGTATTACTCTAAGCTAAGCCATAATCCCACTAACATTAGCAGGATCTCTATAGGCAAAACGGCAGAGCGTTCATAATATTATACCAATAACAGATTAATAATTTCCCAGGGGGGTTATAAATTCTGCTCCACAGGATAATTACTCTGTAGATAATTTTTTAAAGGCTCTATAACTATTCCAGTTCGTGAATCAGCCTGCTCTTTAACAAATATACCTCCCACACCAGCATAAGATTTATCTTCATACATAACAAACACATCACTGCCATGTATATAGCAGAATAGCATGTTATCCTGTATGTTATTACTCATGTCAAAGAAGTTAGAGTAGAGTAGAGTTTGCTTTAACTTGTCTGCATTCCAGAGTTTATTAATACTTACTTCCTTTTCTTTAGAGGAGTAGATTTTTAAGAACTTTATTCCTGCAGGTAAATACTCTAGTCTTTCTAATTCAAAATATACCTGGTTGTTATCACATAAAGATTGATCCACAACAGGAGTGTATATTTTCCTGGGGATACCAAAGTGCCTAGCAACTGCCTGTATAACCTTTTGTTGATGGCTATTCATCTTTTATTTTTTCTTGTACGGGCTGAGCTATATCTTTCAGGTGGTTAGAATTCTCCACTTTTTGTTTGTGCAGGTCTATTAGTTCTTGGTTCTGCTCTATCAGGGTATCTAACTTACCCATCAATTTTCTAAGATTAGTGTTCAGTAGGTTTACTTCTATCATCTTGTGTGTTTTGTTTGGTTGCTTGTAGTTCTGTGTATAGTACATGAGCAGAAACTTTCATAAATCTTAGGAGCTTATTTATTACGTTTATCCTTACTAATAAAACAACGTTTATTAATAATGATATAACCGTGATAGCTGTGAGTAGATATATGAATGTTTCTTTTTCCATACTAGAATTCGATTGTTAAACATGTGAGGGCTCGTTCCCTGGTAGGTCTGTTAAAAGAACCATAGTCAGGAACGAGCTTACCACATATGAATATTGGGAGTTTGTTGTTTATCTTTGTTACTTCTGCTCTATAGCTATGGCTTAGACAATAGTCTAAAGTCTCATGAAAATCTATAGATGGATCTTTGGTTAGCTCCTCGCCACAAAAGCCTCGGGGGGGAGTTATTGCTAATGAAGCAAAAGAGCTAACCAAGATCAGAGTATTTATGATGTGTGAATGCACCATCCTTTAATATTCCATAATGTAGGCAGGTGTCAAGGTTCCAACATGTAATTTCTTTTCCATCCAGGCCGTCTATTGTTAGATGTCCTGGTTGGGATAATGTTGTATGCCCTACGATCTGATTGCCAATCTCCTGACTAGCAAACATCTCGTCATTCCAGTCTAACCATAATGGCCCACCATATGCATCACGACCGCCTCTGGCTACTCCTACGGCACATATAGAGGTATTCCTGGGGTGCATTACATTCCTGAAATTCTCCCAAACCTCAGGTAGGAGTACATCCACATGCCAATTTATATCCTTACCATAGGGTAGGTGTTGAGGAATAAACCCAGCATGACTTAGTAGCCAACCCTGCGCAAATACCGCAATATCAAAGTGATCTATAAAGAAAGTATCCCTAAGGTTATTCTCAAAGAACACTTTTCTAAAGTTGGAACATTTGTTCTGGGTGTAGCCACTAGCGTAGTAATGGTTATTCTTTACATGCCTAGCTCCTCTTGGGGCTGTGTTATTAAAGATATAGTTAATATCATGATTACCCACCAAAAAAGTGAAGTCATCTTTCCTGGGGTGTTCAGCTATTAATTCTCTAAGATATACGCAGGTTGCTTCAAATCCTGCCACAAGAGGAGGTTCATAGAAAGAGTCAAACCAATCACCCAGGAATATTACCCTGTCGTAGTTTTCTTTTTCTAGAACCTTCTTTACTTGATGGATTCTCTGATGAACGTCAGGAATTATTAGCGTTTTCTTCATCAGCGCGGAAAAGTTGCATGAACTCGTCTCTTGCATTTATAAATACTTGATACCCCTCTGTCAACATCCAATCCTGGATTGGCTTGTGCCTGCTAGAGTATACATAGATATTAAAATCTTGCCCTGTGGATATATCTCCATACATAACTGTATGTCCTACGTTTTGTTCTGCTAAGATTTCTCTGTGTCCGTTGATATTGTCTCCCCAGATACGGCCTTTGTATGTGAGACTTCTATGGCTAATTTGTATACCTGCTTTGAATTGTTTCTTACCTTCTCCTATGGTTCTAAGCACTGGGTTTATAAGAGCCATGTATTGTTCAGGACCAGCTAGTCTTTCCTCTGACCAATGTAGGCTATTTTGAATTACATCAGAATTTAGTCTTTTGCGTGTGTGACCTTTATCGGTCCATAGTGTGATATATCTTTTCATCTTGGTATTTTGTAGTAGCGGAATCCCAGAATTAATCTCTGGAGAGTCCTGATTATTATGTTTGGTCGGTTTTCCACGGCTATTGCGAAGTCTTTAGGATTGCCTGTAGGGGCAAAGACATACCTAGGAACTACTGGTTGCATAGTTAGGTTTGCCTCTGGGATATCATCTTGTTGGTATAGGTTCATGGTTTTATCGTTTATACCCCCATGTAACACAGGCGGTAATTCCAAATGCAAACACCCAGTATAGGGAGTCTGCCCACTTTAGTTTAGTTAGCCACCAGATTGCGTTGATGAGATACATCATCATAATCAGGTAGTTGAATATTAGTTGGTTCATTTTAAAAATTGGTCGATACACTAATTAATTTATTATACTTTCTTATATTTAATTTTGCTGGAAGTATCTGAAGATTTCCTGGGGCGTGGAAACCTCCTTTAGATACCGGAATTATATGGTCTACATGCATAAGGTTTGGTATACCCATGCATTTATTTATCCTGGTCCTTAGTTTGTATATCTCCCGTATAATTGCTCTATCTTCAGGATTTTCCGGCGTAGCTATTTTTAACCTATTTTGCCTCTTTAAGCTTTTTCTAGCTGTCAGTTCAGGATTAGCTTCACGATATTTTTTCTCACGCTCAGCTATTTTTTCTTTGTTAGCTTGATAGTACTTTTCACAGTAACCTTTATGGTTTTTTTTACGTCGCTCAGCTATTTTTTCTTTGTTAGCTTCACGATACTTTTTCCCATACGCAGCTATTTTTTCTTTGCTATAACTTTTAATTAGCTCAGCTATTTTTTCTTTGTTAGCTTCACGATACTTTTTTGAATATTTAGCTATTTTTTCTTTGTTAGCTTCACGGTATTTTTTTAGATACTCAGCTTTCTTTTCTTTGTTAGCTTCACGATATTTTTTTAGATACTCAGCTCTCTTTTCAGGGTCTCTCGGCATGCCTGGTTTTGAGGCCTCTAGGGGATCGGACCCTATAGCCTCGGTGGTTTAGTTTTAGTTTAAGACCACACGCCCTGCTCTGATAAGAGCACGATAGGGGCCTTGTGAATTGGTTTGTTTATTGTTTTGTTCCTGAATGTCCCATGTTTGTAGGGGTTGTAGGTAATTTTATTTGTAAATTTTAAAATAGGTAGCGGCGTGTTTTTTGTCAAGCCACGGACAAATAGTGGTTCGCCCTGGACGTAGGCATGTACATTCTTTCTTTTCTCGCGAATGACTCGAGCGCGTCCTGCTTTGCTCACGAGGAAGGTAGCATCCTTCAATATTACCTCATCACTATGACATAGGACTCTCCAGCCCTTTTTTGTTTTACTCTGAACACTCCATGTCTTTTTGTTGAGATTACGGTACACTTTGAATTTTATTGGAGATTCCATTTACTCTAGTATATAGCTCCAATAGCGGCTGTCTGTTTTACCCTGCTTCTTATCCCAGAATATACACCTAGCAATGTACGGTGGGATATTCCACATGCGGCTCATATCTAGCCAATGTTGCTCAATCTTATCATACTGTCTGAGGTCTTTAGCCTGATCCAAGCCATAGGCTTGAAACAAGTGAGTGTCTAGGCAGGTTATAAATGCTTCGTTAGGAAAGCACATCTCTAAAGAGAAACTGGTTTTGGCTGGCCCTAGACCCAAGACTCTTTTCATGAGCCTGTTTCTATAGCTAGTCCAATTCTCTTCAGAGCTCTTGGTGAACTCTTTTGTGTTGTCCCAGAAGTCATCAGCAAACTTAGAGATAAACTTGAGCCGGTTGTTATGCAAACCTACTCCAGAATCCTTGATAAGCTTACCCAACTTAGGGCGGTCCACAATCCAGTCTTCCCAATCCTTGATTGCATTATAGCCAGCAACATTAGATTTATAGCTAGTGTGCACGCTCATAAACGCAAACAACCACCGTTTGAACAGCTCGGATTTGTTAGCGGGTGTAACAGATTCCCAATAGGTTCTGTATTCATCTATCTCCATCCTGTTCAAGCCACAGAAGAATTTTTCTACTTTATCATATTTTGGTTTTCTGGAAATGCCCGCCGGTTCTAGCTCTTGTGTGAATAGTTCTAGCTGAGCATTATCTTTATTCTCTAAATAATTACCTAAAAAGTTTAATTGTGTCATTAACGCATATTTTTAAAAAGTTAAGGCCTCTGATGAAATTAATCACCAGAGGCCCATTCAAGTCCCTTTAGGGATTTTTATTTACTTCTTTTTCTTCTTCTTGGCTGCTGCTGCTTTTTTGCAGGTGAACTTATTCATGAGGCAATCATACTTCTCCATGAGCTGATTATACTTTTTGGTTGCTGATGCAAGACGGCCGCGGAGTGACCAGATTGCCGTGCTGCTGGAGATACCCAGGCGCATGCCTTCTAACTTCTGGATCTTACCTTCGTTAACTAGTTCCTGAAGGGCTGCAATTACTTCCTGTTCAGTGAATTTTTTTGTGTTGTTTTTCTTACTCATAACGTACGTGTGTTTTTGATTCTTAGATATTCAGCTATGAGGATTCCGTCAGCGTCTACTTTTAATGGTAGTTTCGGGAATAGTCTCTTGCCTACATCTAAACTTCCTTTCTTTAGCTCTTCTTTCTTTAAATTTTTAGGAAGAAGAACTGTCTGCCACTCTTTACTATCAAGATATACATAGGGGATTTCGGCTGCTTCTAGGGCGATAAGAGTGGCCTCGATAGCCCTCATAGCACTCATAGATGCAAAGAATCTACCGGGGTTGATCATTGGCCGTTCTAATCCGGCAATCATACCCGCATCAGGTAAACCTGATGCCTTACCTTTTATTTCCAGGAAGATCTCTAATAGTTTTGGATAGTCTATTCTAGATATGTTCTTGGCTACTTTGGTATAGCTCAATTCTTTCTTAACGGGAGTTTTATAGAGATAGCTTTCCCCATTACTGAGGATTACCCCTACTCCGTTAGAAGATGTTCCGTTGTCTATGCCTATGTATATCATTTTAGTATCAGATGGTCTCGTTGATTATCTTCATAACCTCTTCGTAGTTTTTATGGCTAGCATTTTTTACGTAGAGGTTGTTCTTTAACCAGCGGAGATCATCATTATGTTTAACTGACTTTCGATAATCAGGCAAATTCATTTTTTTAATGAGCGCCGCTATCTTGGTCAGTTTATCCAAATATTCAGTCATTTTAACTTTCAGTGTCCATTTCTAGCTGCGACTTCTTTTTACGACGGGCCTTGTTCTTCTCTTCTATCACCGATGCAACTTCAGGTGCCGGCATATCAGGAATACCAAAGGCTTGACGTATTAGTTCTTTAGCTTGAGGGCTGTTCATGAGAACCATGCCTAGCTCCATTTCACGATATTTTTTATCTGTGTCTATGATTGCTGTTGTGGGTTCTCCTGATGAGCTGTCGGTATATTCCACATTAGGCACTTTCCAACTGTACCATCCTCCTGATTTATTTACTAACTCAGGATATGTTTCGCCTAGTAGCCTTACCAATGGACTATACCAATCAATACCACCATTGATATATAGGTCAAATTCAACCTTCTGACTATTACCCTCCCGGCCAAGCTTGTTACGCTTAACTGTTAAGCTATGAGTCGAACCGGCTTTTCTTTTTACACCCATGTGATCTTCTAGTAGTAGGTCTTTGGTTCTGGCAACCTTGAGCTGATAGGTAGAGTTAAAGCGCTGAGCCTCACCACCTATCAATGCTTCTGGTTTTTCAGCACCAAATGTAACCATTCCTCCAATTTGTTCTCTCAACTGATTGGTCACCACTAGCACAGCCTTTTCGCTCTCTAGGAGTGGAACAATGTTGCGGTAGAATCCCGCCATGAGCTTTGCATGCTCACCTACCTTGGTTTGACCAATCACATCCTGATCACGCTCATACTCTGAAGCAGCACCTGCAACAGAGTCTAACGCAATCATAATAGGTGTTATTTGATCAGGATCTGCCTTTGGTATATTCTCAATAATAACCTTGATGAGAGTCAATGCCTCTTCAAGGGACTTAGGATTGTGATATATAACTTTCTTAGGGTCGCAACCTTGTAGCTCCATAAACCTGAAGTCAGGAGCATTCTCAGTTTCTACCCATATGAAATGTCCTCCTGCCCTGATGAATGTTTTGGCTAGTTCGAAAAGAAAGGAAGTTTTTGCGCAACCTTTCTTTCCGTATACTAGATAGCATCGACCGTAGGCTACAAACCTACGATCGAATACATATTCCATCAAAGGATTATCGAGGACAATTCCTGTGGGCGGAAGTTCTTTATCTACAGTGTTTAACTCTAGATTATCAGCTTCATCTTTGAACACTTTTTTGAAGTCTTTTTTAACGCCATTCAGGAGCTTGTCGATATCCATATTTTATTTAATTACTTGATAAGAAGCTAGCTGCGGCTTCCTTCGTGCTAAACTTCATCATTGGATTTGGTGGAAGCTTACTTGGGTCGATGTCACCCGGGTCAACAAATGCAGGTTCTTGCTGCGCTGGACGAGCCGCAGGAATTGCAGTGTTGATAGGAACACCTGCCGGTGCTACAGGCTGACTAACAGGTCTAGCAACAGGAACCTGCTGCTGAACAGGTGGAACGAATCCACTTGAAACACGCTCTATACCAGGAGCCCTGGCAGCTGCACGAAGACCTGGGAATCCATCCATGCAATGATCAAATACATCGCCTGAATACATATCCCTGAGCTTTGAAATAATCTCATCGTTGCTCTTAATCACAAGAGCTTCGTCTAGATTATACATGTTGTCTGCTAGTTCAAGAGGTAGAACTGCTGGCTGTGATGCCTCTACGTTCAAGTACCATGGGTTAGAACTATTGTCCTTGAGCTGAACAAACACAGGAAGGGCGCGCTCTGGATCATTGATCAAGGGGCGGGCATTTCCAGCGATGTCTGTTTTGCTCAGCCAATCATGGATTTGGCTTGCACCATTATAGCTAGGGATGTCTAGAACATGAACACCAGCAGCAATGTTGCTTGCGTAAACAACGTTGAATATCTGGCGCTTGGTAACCCTGCCGAAGTTTGGATACTTCTTGAAGGTTTTACCGTTCACGTTAACTGTTGCCCCTGCTTCATCCTGGGCGTAGCCAAGGTTCTTGTAATTGTTAGCGAAATATTCCGCAGGATCATTATTGCGATTAGGCACATAGTATTTCTCTTTGTACTTATCACCAAAATTATCACGGATTTCAAACGCCTTGTACCAGACACCATTACCGAATGCGTCTGCCTTGTAGCCAGGCATGAAGTACAGATAAACACCATTTTGATTAGTATTCTTGTTGAAGAGTACTTTCCTCACGTTTTCATGAATATAGGGTGTGTTGTTCTGGACTTGTCCTGTTTCTGCTCCGTCGAACTTTAAGCTAGGTTTAATAAATGCCATATTTAGTTGTTATTTTGTGTTGTAGGTTGTTCTTCTTCTAGGTTTGTGAAAAGGAAATACTCATTTCCAAGTTCTGTACTCATTGCTTTCGCAACTTCATAGATGTTGTTGTACTGTTTAAACCAATATCGCAGGTAACCAGAATATTCAAGTGGTATTTTGTTCCACTCTCTAATAATGGCTCCCGCGAGCTGGTGATCAACGTTCCATTCATCAAACTGAATATTGCAGGCCTTGCAAACCTTGTCAAGGCACTCACGCAATTTACTTTCTATAATCCGCTTATTCGTCTCCTGATAATCCATAGAACTATCAGATCATGAACAACTTCTTATCAGTTCGCTCTCCGCGAATAAAATTCAGGAAAACCTGAACCATCATACCTGCAACTACCGTGGGCAGAGTGTGACTGATGTTTGATTCTTTCTCATGCTTCAACAAGCAACCACCACGAATGTCATCGTTGGTGATATATTTTTTGAGCTCTTCTTCTGGTAGCTTTGAATTAAACAAGGCACCCTGGCGACTAGTGCAACGACCATCAATCCAGAAGTTCTTGTCTTTGTTCTGGAAGCTCCAGTTATATAGTGTGCGGCGGAATTCCATACTGTCCACACAGCTGAAGATAACATCATATTTCTTGAAGTCCTTCTCCTCCATGAACTTATTAATTCCGTTCACCACATAACGATCTTCTAGCACTTTTACCTTTGGCTTGCCCACATCATCAATCTTATAGTTTTGATGTAGTAGGTTAGAGGTATCGATGATGTCATTATCATAGATATCAACATCCACACCAGAGTAATCAAATTGCTTACGGTTAAAGCCGTAGTCAAATAGGATACCCAATAAGTTTGAACCAATGCCTCCGGCACCGGCTATACCAATTTTTTTTAGTTTAGTCATTATAGTTAGTTAGATATTGCAGTGTTTCTAGTCCCATTGTGAATGTGTGCAGATCTTTCTGCGCTGACCATTCAGAGCATGAGAATTCTCTGTGCTTGTTTGAATATATATAGTTATATTTGAACCCCTGGAATAACTTGTCGTAATCCAGTTGGCTTGGCATAGGAGAGAACTGTGGGTGAGTATGAAAACTACCATACATGTTCCAGCCTTTATTCATCATAGGGATAATCTTTTCCCCGAACTCTTTATGGTCTGTTTCATATAAACCGTAAGCAACAGGCTCTCCCTCATGAACGTTTTTAACTTTTACGAAGATAAAGTCCTTATTGTCTCTGGTTAATATGATACCACCCTCCTCCTCGTTATCCCGGCGACACTCTATAGCGGCACCGGTGATAACTCTGGAGATACGTGTATTTATTTCTTTTATTACGCGCATGGAATTAATTGCCATTTCTCGGCGATCTTCTTTGTTAGTAATAGGTCGTTCCTGAGATAGGCTTTGGCCGCCTCAGTATCCCGCTCGTAGGTCTGATAGAATAACTCTTCAGACTTATCCTTGTCACCTACTTCAAGGTGCAATGCTAGCTCCTTGAGGCTGGTGTAGTCCTTTCTACGGCAATCCCACATAGCGGCAAGATCAATAGATCCAGAGTCATATGCAAAACCGCCATCTGTACGGAAGAACTTAGTAAATAGGTTTTTACCATACTTCAATCCCCTGCGGCAAAGGAATGGAATATCAAAGTTATTACCGTTAAAAGTAATAATGTTATACGCCCTACCTCCAGGCATGCCGTCAGCTCCGTCAAAGTAGACCAATAGGTCACTGAAGATATTTATGAGTTTTTCCTCACTCATACCACAGTATAACTCAGGTTCTTCTTTGCCTATCTCCCAAATACCAATAGCACAGACCTTAGAAGTTAATGCAGATAGTGTGCACTTATCGTAGAAGCTAGCTTCTTTACTCCTCAAGTCTTCTGCTACCTTAACAGGGTCTTTTAGCCTGCTATCAGCCTTGAACTCTGGTATGAATGGCGCTATCTCCTCTTTGGAAAGAGGAGCCGTTTCTATATCTATAATGTATGTGTTCATAATTTAATTTGTTGCTATGGCTTGGTGGGTAAGGATTTGCCCTACCCACCATGTTGATTATTACTCAGAGTATCCTCCGTAGTAATCATTATTAGCCATATTGGTTTTTACTCTTACTGCGTCTGATCTGCCTTCTGTTAGTCTGTGGAATATATTTAATATTCTTATGTATCCCTTATCTGTTTTAACAGAAGATTTACCAAGTCCTGTTACCTTCTGCCTATGATTAAACTTAAACTCTAACTGCACTGTTTTTTTATTTTTTTGGGTGCTTTGCATAGGGTTATATATTTAATAGGTTATTAGGCAGTGAGGTCTAACTGGTCAATTATATCCGCCACATCATCGCGATCAGGCTGATAGTCATTATGGGCATTCTCATACTGCGGCTGAGCTTCTCCCTTTAGTGTGCCTATTTTGCCCTGCATAACAGAGTCATTTTTCAACACATATAGCCTGGCTGCGATATCATCATAGCCAGCACCACGGAAGTGATTATCGTTAACAATACAGCGATATTGCTTTGATTCAAAGTCGTATACCTTTGCGTTCTCAACAACTATCGCATATGTTCTAAGACTACCCTTGACCTTGTAGGCTTTCTTGCCCAGGAACTCTATCATTTCTGCTCCTGTTACCTTCACAGCACTATCAAGGAAGTTTTTGCTCCTCTCAATAGATTGCTTCTTAGCCTGGTCAGCAACATCAATGATCTTCTTGATGTCATCTGACGTTACCGTGGTGGTTGTGATGGAATTTTCTGTGCCATCTTCATTTTTTGTAACTGTGGTGAACGTGCAGCAATCCCTGATGGCTCTTGCTAACTCTTCTCTGGCCCAGCGCCAATTACGGGTTTTGCTAGCCTTGTTACTCCAACGGTCATTGGTTTTCTTGTTAATTGTATCAATTCTAGTAATCAATTTACCAAGACTAACCTTACCACCATCATCTCCCTCTACCCTGATCTTGATGCATTTTGCAGCAGGATCAATCCAGAACTTAACAGGTGGAGCAGCAGAGCTGGCTACAGGGCTGTTATATTCATCGCGGGTTATAAGGCTATGCATTTTAACAGGCAAGCCATTTGCTATAGCATCATGCCAGCGTATGCTCATTTTGCTGATTCTTCGCACAAACAGATTATATTCATCCAGGTTGTGATGACAGCTTGCACGATACATAACCTGCTGAACCTCAACAGCATTTATTCTTTTGCCGTTGATCTTTCTGGCTCCATGTTTGTTCTTGGTAACCTGCACATCAAATCCATTGATTTTAACCAATGGGAATGTATATGTTGCATCGTTAACTTCTTGGGCGTCAACTATATCCTCAAAGGCATTTGTATAAGTCTCTATGATGGTATAGATGTCAAACTCACCACCAAAGTTGAGTTTTTCGTATAGCACATCAAGTAGGTTATCGCCCTCTATGCTGATGTTCTCATACACAGCTGACTTCTTGGTAAGCATGATATTGTTGATGCTGGCTTTTTCAATTTCGCCGGCCTTTAACTTATTGATTACCAGCAGAGAAGTGTTATTTTGATAATCCTTCTCTATGAACCCTCTGAGCTCATCATACTTACCACGTAGCTTAGGTGGTAGCTTCTTCTCCATTTTCAATCGCATCATCTGCGCTTCTGTGGAGTGTACAAAGCTGTTATTTTTTAGCATTGTGCATAGCTTAGGATGTAGTGATGCCAGCAGATAGATATGCATTGTGTGTATATCTAGCTCATTGGTTATAACAATATATCTTTCCTCTTTACCTGATAGGGAAGTATTTGAGAATCCCAGAATAAAGAATCCTTTATCTAGGTAATCATATATAGCGTCATCATCACGCCCTATAACAAGTATTTTATTATTTGTATGGGCAGTAGTAACAATCCTATAGGTGTGATTATTCTCCATTACCTCTAGTGGGCTATTCTGAATAACATAAGGAGTACGGATTGTATCCGGCATGTCCTTTGGAATAAATCTCATGGTTTTGAACCGCTTGGCAAGTTCAGGGCCATTAGCTTTGTTTATCTTTTTAGCAGTTCCCTTCTTTTCAGATTCTCCATACTTTAGGGAATCATAGAATTTATGCCCTGGTGTTCCGGAGTTATTCTTATTTGCGAACAAATTTCCAAGCTCTAGTCCGTTTGTGTTTATTTGTGCTACCTTGGCGTAATTCCATGCAGCTTGAAGTGTTTTGAACTTCAGCTTGTGAATCTTCATGGTGTAGGCATTATCATGTGGGAATGGCTTACCATGATTCACTTTTTGCCAGTCGATCTCGAATTCCACAGCACCCTCCGCAGGGAATGCTTTTAACTTATTGAATAAATTAATGTATGATTTAAATTTTTTAATAGATAGTTCCATGTATGTATATGGTTAGTTGTTTAAAATAGAAGTGGGAGAAGGGAAATTAATCCCCTCTCCCACAACATTATTGCCTAACGGCGATTACTTGCTGCCGCCAACAAGAGTTCCAGAAAGAACAATGTTGGTATCCTCAGCTTTACCAAGACGAAGAGCGAGCTTCTCCTTGTTCTTGTCTGAGGTGACTTCTCCACCATCAAACTCGAAGAGCTGACCGTCGATCCATACCCAGTGGGCGTGTGAGGCCACCTTTTCGGTGATTGCGGTTACAGCCTGATCCAGGGTCTGGTCAGCGAGTTCAGTGTGTCCGGTGTTATCGGAGATTTTAACGATGTATTTCTTGTCCATATGTGTATATGTTGTTTGTTGTTTGTGTTGTTTACCGAATTACTAACTTACTTCTGCCCAAAAAGCGCCTGAGCAACGACGTGTAGGTTCTCTAGATAGCCTGCATCGATAATCCTATCGATATAGCTCTTTCCAGAGTAGTTCTTAGCTTTACCCAATCCGATCTCCTCCAAGGTATAACCCTGTTTGCCTAGCTCGATGCGCATAATGCGATCAAACTGTGCATAGAGTGCCTTGTAGGTATTACGATGATCTTCACGGTCACTTGCCTGAACCTGTTCAGGGGTTAAACCCTTCATCTCGATCTGGCGCATGGCTTCCTTGTGGACCAACTTGTTGATCTCATCCTTGAGATTACGCTTTAACGTTTCCTCAGGTGATGTGATGTGACTACGCACGGCATCAACAGTGAGCTTTGGCATCACTGGTTGAGCTTTTGGAATATCCGCTTCAATTTGAGGGATTTCTTTTTGCGCTTCTAGACTCGCACCCTGGGTAGGGTTAACACCCTTGAAGGTGTAACCCGCTGTGGTTGCGGATTTCTTGATTGGTGTTGGACCGCAAGATGCATTGTATAGATGCACGTTATTGGCCAACACAAACTGGCGATTACGTGTAACACCATCAATGGTAACGCGTTCTGTGAAGATTGCGTTTTCCTTTTTGAAGGCATTAACAGGAGTCATTCCGGCGTGTTCAACAAGATCACTCACGCAATATGCGGGGTGTCCGTTGACTGTGGCTGTTCTCAGGTTTGCTGTGTTTATAGGTACTTTCATGTGTGCTGTTTTGTTGCGTCCGGCCCATATGGGTGGACTTTGTTTTCTGCTATTCCTATTTGTGTATAGGAAATTGTATATGCCTCAACTTACCCGTTTTAAGGGGTCTGTCAATGCATGCCCTGCATCTACTGCAGGCACCGTAATCTTTTGTACTCTTGGTCTGCTTGTTAACAGCAGGACAAGATAGATACTCTCTATCGTTTAAAAGTTCTTCTGGAAAGGTATCACCCATCCAAGCAATAGCCACATTAGGATAATCCCTGTATGGCTCGTATGCTTTTAGAACTTGTTTTATATTAACAGGGTCACAACTCAGATATATGGATAAGTTCTTAACCTCTGCTAGGATAGGTATGGCGAATAGAGACCTGGTATACCCCCAGAATCTAGTATTCGGCCATTCCTTCATAACATGGGCCCAAGCTCTTGCGTAGACTTCGTTAAAGAAATCTCCTCCCATATGCAGCCTGAAGAACTGCTTGGTGTTTCCACCGCCCAATAAAAACTTCAGTACTGTGTTTCTTATTATCTCCACCATAAGAGGATAATCAGCTTTCAATATGATGTTGGTATTGTGATCCTCCACCTTTTGATAGTTCTTGTATATCCTGCTTGTGGTACAAGCATAACAAACATCCTCACAACCCTCATCTCCACCTGTGGCTCCTGGACAAGTACCACCTCGTTCTGGTTTACCGGTTTTGAGTCCGAATGTGTTTTTATGGTTTTTGTGAAACCTTGTTTTCCTGTTCTCTGATAACTTAAAGCTTAATAGGCTGTTTAGCATTAGAAGTATGTGTGTTCTTTTATGTCCTCCCTACTATTTACATACCCGCCAAAACTTTCGAATTGGCAGGTGTTGCACATAGTAACTTGGTATTCTTTGCCTTTGTCATTTGTGCCCTCCCACGTGGAAACATTTCTGCTCCCGCAGCAAGGACAATCTCCATCGGCTTCGCTTGTGTATATTGTTTTTCTTTTGATTGGCATATTAATGGCTCCAGTCCCATGATTGGGTCTGATTGTTCCAAACTGTTTCTTTCTCGAAGAATTTCTTCTTACCTTTCCATCTGTCACTAACAACTAACTCACAACCTAGTTTATCTCCTGTGGCGATTCTTGTGTAATCACAGAAGACATGTCTTAGTATCTCAGGAAGATAGTTATCTTTCATAAGATCTTTGTGAGCAATCCAGTAGTTAGCATCATGTACCACATTAACAGGATAAATATATTTCATCCAGAGGCCCTCACTCTTTAGGAATTTTCTGATGTTCACAGAAGCATACCACATGAACAACGCCAATTCAGAAGCCACAGGAAAAGCTAAACTCTCATTCAGCCAACCTGCCTTGATTCCGAAATTGTCTGTTTTTTCATATGATAACTGCATACCTCTGGCATTAGATATTCTTTCGTAAGCGTTAACCTCAGCATTACATTCTTCTCTATACCCCATGTATGTACTATATCTCTTCCAGGTTTCCAAAGCATATTGAATCAGCTCTAGCGGAACATGTAATCCGTTTTCAGCGTAGATCTCAGCCTGAATAGGAATTGCGGCATAGTCCAGCCCTGCAGTATAAGAAACACGAAATGTGATACTCTTTGCGATAACATATTTAGAAACATCTTTCTTGGATAACCCAGGGTCTTGGAAGTATTCTCGCATCTTGGTTTGATGGAAATTTCCTGCCCTGATATCCTTGATAAACGCTTCATCCTTGCTAAGGAATGCCATAATTGCAAGGTCTGCACCTGCAATGTCTAGCTCTACCCAATGATAATCCTGACTACCGGAGTAGAATATATTCCTGATGTTGTCTGGTAGCTTACTGTTGTGATTAGCTTGTTCATCCTTGGTCATTAATGAATAACCAGGTACGAAGATATTAGGGATGTGAGCCAACACCTTTGATGCAGGATTTTGGACGTTTGGAGAGCTAGATGCTCGGAAGTTTTTAAGAAGCTCAAAGAAGCTTGCATGTACTCTTCCGTCATTAGCAATCGCCGCCCAATAACTCTGCTTTAGTGGTTCATCATCATCGCCATCCTCTAACTCTGATTCATCCATGACCACACCTTTCTTGGATAAGAACTTAGTAGCGAATACTCCTATTCTGGAAATATTCAACAATAGTTCTACCGCCTTGTGCTTGACTTTTAGATCTTCAGAGTCGTTCTCCTCCATATCCTCCTCTAGTTCGAACTTGATGGTGGATAGGGATTTACCATTTGTGCTAGGTGAGAATAGCCTTTGTGTTTGGGGGCTCTGCTTCTCGTACCATACTCTAGGCTTTGGTGACTTTCCTGCTTTTGTATAGTATGCAGGAGGTAACGCCAAAGTACTGAATAAGAATTCTTTCTTTTGCAGTGAAGAGTTAGGATTGAACCCCTTGATACCAAAGTGGTTATCCATAAAGGTATCCATCTCCTCTCTCAAGCTGTTATATTTATTCAAATATTTATCAGTGATCTCATTTAATACATCAAGGTCTATGGGTATGCCGGTAAGCTCCATATCCAGGAAGTAATTTGTGAGAGGTAGATAAACACCGTCATAATAACCCTTTAGCTCTTTTGGGAAACCCTCACGCATTCTTAAACACGCTTCACGATGAGCCACAGCATCACCAGCACAATAATGATAATATGTGTCAGGTTCAAAGAACTTCATCTTTGCTAATGCTGCCTTTGGCAACTTATGCTCTTTCATCTTACGATAGAAAGGAACATAGTATGGCTCATAGTTAGTAAACTTCTTAATGCCTGTTTCTAGGCCCTTGGCCATTCTAGAGTCAAAGAAAGCCACTGCCTTCATACCATCAAACCCTAGAGTCTCATCCGCTAGTTTAAACCCTCTATAGGTCAACCTGATATCGTCAGCGCGTATATTCCAGCCTAGCCTATCTGCTTTAGGATGCTCTAGAATAAGCTTCATGGTATCTAGTAGCTCACGGTTCTCTGTTACACCATCCTTGGATATGTTAAGAACCACGGCCACATGCTTTTCGCAAGAGTATTGAAACTCATACATCACCTCGTCATCAGTGAACTTACTCCCATACCACTCAGCATCATAACCAATAGAAAACATTTCCCTGGATATATAGTCTTTTAGTATGGCTATATTCTCTTCAGGACTATCCACTATCTTGTATGTATACTCTTGGTACTGGAGATTATTATCCACTGCTTTTTTGGCTAGCATGAATATATCTCTAAACTCAGGACGTTTTGTAGGGTCCTGAACTGTGACCATTCCTGGTGAATAATTAGCTAGTAGCTTACCGTATGGGGAATCTATGATTTCGCCGAGGTAGTCTCCTACCTTCATATTGGTTTTCATGATTCTCTTGAATACTTCAGCGCCTAGACTAATGATTAGCTGTGGTTTGATTTCTTCTATCTCCTTATCCAGCTTTTCACTCCAGAATTCTATATCTTCTGCTGGTGGCTTTGGCTTGCTACCTATGCCATTTCTTACCATAGCAGTGAAGTAGCATTCTTCTACTGGTATCTCTGCCTCTTCCAGGGCATCTAATACTTCGTTGGCTGATCCCCCAGACCTACCAAAATGAGCAACCTGAAGGTCGTCCTTGGTGGGATGGGAGAATACGATCATATATTTCGCCCCCGGTCCTCCTCTGGGTTTTACTTCTACTTTTGTGTCGCTCATGTGTTTTATTATTTTTCTAAATCTATACCTGTGGATGGTTCATCGTATTCATATCCAAGATGCGCTCCATCCGGCAAGCTATACCCAAGAGCCAACAAGAATCTTTCAAATGATTCTATGGCTTCGGGTAGCAGGGCATCAGTAAACATATTAAAATGTACTGTGGTGTGCGGGGCAGTCATCCAAGATGGTGTTGTTACTGTGAATGTGTGTTGTCTTTTCTCATTGTTCGTCATATTCGTCGTAATCTTCTTGTTTTGGTAGTTCCCCGAAAAGATTAAGCATGATATTTCCAAATATTCCTATGTCATTAGTAATATCTAGCCCTGCTTCTCTCCAGCTCACTCCTGTGAATTTGTTTTCTGTTTTCTCGTACACCACGCCTTTTTCTACCTTTAGGCATAGGTGGGGCTCTATAGAGCTATCGAATACTCTAGGATAGTTTACATTCATGCTCTCATCAGAGCTGTCCATGAATAACCCACCTATCTTTCTTTCTGAAATGATTTCATAATCATCCCTACCCAACTGGCATGAGAATCTTATTAGATCTTTTCCGTGTGTGTCTGAATAAGATGCTGATACTAGATAAACCGCGTCAAAACTCCTGGATAAGCATGTATACTTTCCGAACGTATATTTCATGTCGAAGGGATGTTTCCCTACGACTTCATTATCCAAGAAGTCAAAGACTCCCAAGACAATATAGTCCTTTGTATGGTTAGCTTTTCCAAGAGCAAAGAATATACTATCTTGGGAGTGTATTTGCATTACATGAATTTACCGTTAGGGGAAGGAAGTAACTCCTCCTTTTCAGGTATGTTCTTGAAACTTGTTTGTTTTGATTTTTTGTTTTTCTTACCTGTGAGTTTAGGCACAAGTTCGAGTTCGATTTGTTCTCTTGCTTCTCCTCCAACATCTGCGGTATCAAACCTCATGAATTCCATATTGGCTCTGTGAGGTACAAAGAAGTTCTTGGTATGCCTAGACTTCAGAGAAAAGATATTTGCTATCTTTGCATCTGGACTGTCCTTACCTATACCAACAACTATATCTGCAGGTTTGATAACACCCTTGAATCCGGATATTTCAGCGTTACTGAAGTGTCCTTTCATTTTTCCTGTGGCCTGGTGAAGTAACCACACAGAGAATTTATGTTCTCCTAGGATTAGATGGTTAGAAAGCTCCTCTACCTCAAAAGAGATAGTCTCGTATTTCTGCCATTGAGCATCGTAGGTTTTGGACGGTTCCATATAGTCCATCTGGTCTATATACACAACCTCAGGAATAAACCCTGACTTTTCCGCTTCTCTGTCCAAGAAGTTTGCTATATCTTTGGCGGTTTCAACATCACTATCTTTCATGTTAATAACTCTGATATTTGCCATCACCTCTTTCTCGTCGTTAGTCATATCATGCCATTTACTCATTACCTCAGACTGAGCAATAGCTTTTCCATGGTGTAGATCAGAATAGCTCACATGAAAGTAGTTTGCATATATTCTGGCGAATATAGGCTCTTTTGGTTCTTCCATGCTTAGGAACATAACCTTGTAACCTAGCTTTGCTGCTTCTATTGCTGAGTGTATTGCCATTGCGGTTTTACCCCCACCAGAATAACCAAGGATTATTCCGTATTCCTGTACACCTAATCCCTTGATTATAGCGTCGATATCCTTGAATCCTGTTGGGAACGTTTTCTTATGCTCGGCGAATATAGGACGCTCAAAAGGATTGAATGTCATCTCTTCTCCATTACTAGATGCATTTTTGAAATCAAATACTAATGAGTTCAAACTGGCAGCTACTGAGTCAGCATCTTTGGTATCACCCCTGAGGATAGCCCCAAATCTTCTGGCTTTTAACATTTTCGGCAAGTGCTCTATTATATAATCAGAATTCAATGGATCATCATTATAGATATACCCATGAAAATCCCCTATCTGCTCTTGCTGTCCTTGGCTTATCTTGCCATTAGTAATTGCCTCTTTCAACTTGATAAGCATGAGCTTAGGATTGATAGGCGCCTCATTAACATCCAGGGCTATTTGTATGAATGCTCTGTATACATCCACACCTCCTAGATCTTCTGGGACTATTTTTAAGCTTTTGGCTAGGTTGAATACTTTTGCATCTCTTACGATATGCTTTATAACCAACTCCATGAAGTCACCGTCTTGATATATATCATTAATCATATTATTCTATTAACCGACAAGTTTTGTTCACGAAGAAAGGCAACCAGCTCAGGTGAAGCTTCTTTCTTCGCTGTTTCACTATATAACCTGATAATTTCAGGGACCGGTTCTTTGGTGGCGAGTATTCTAAACCAAGCATAGAAGCTCAGCCTGGGGTTCAATAATGTCTCTATAGGATCTTTTCCTAAGTCAACAACATGTCTCCTAAGCATTTCTTTCTGATGCTCGTATAGATCTGATGGGTGTACGCAATATTCCTTGCTGTATGTGAGTGCCGCCTGATTTCCAGAAGCCGATCCAAAATAACTAGGATAGAAATTTTCCTGGTGACCACTCAGGCTTTGAAACAACCCCATTGCATATTGCTCTGGTGTTATTCTTTGAAGTTTGCAGAATTCTGCAGCTTTCTTGAATGCCTTATCGTGGGCGGGAGTACTGTTGTATAAGTAGTGGGATTGCACCAAGCCACGTAAACGAACATACTCATTCTCTATCCGAGTTTTTAATTCTTGAATTTGTGGATCACCTATTTGTTCCATAATGATGTGACGATATTGTTTAATTCCTCTGTTGTAGCTTCATCGGGAGAATCAAAGCCATAATCTCTAGGATCAACATTAATACACTGACGGCCGTTGATCCTAAACTCTTCTGCCAACTCCCTGGCCTTTTCTTGGGTATTGTCTTCGCCATCGAGGATCAATGTAATCTTCTTCCATTCTTGAATCAACTGTTTTTGCGTGTGTGATATACCTTTCCCTAAAGTAGCAACAGCGTTCATTGCCTTTAATGCCTTCTTAGCTCCTTCAACCACAATAACATGTGGATGATGCAGCTTGGCATTATCGTAGTTGAATAAATAATTGCCTTTGGGGAAAAGATGAAGGTATCTCATGAACTGAAAACGGTCTCCGTTGAAAGTTCCTGGGATAAATCTAATCTGCCAGCCAACATATTCTCCCCTGTGAAATATAGGAAAGTGTATGCTCTCTGCTGTGTTGATCTTTGTTCCTGAGTCGAACGTTAGGTTTGTGCCTCCGTCTGCAGGTATATATCCTACACCTATAGAGGCATAGTAATTAAAATTTGTAAGATGATCTTTCTTTAGAAATTGTATAGCCGGATGATCTTCTGCTAACGAACTAAAGTCCTGCAGCTTTGTATATGGAGGAGTTTTAGCATATGGATAATTTTGTTCATCATTAACCCCTGTCTCAGGAGCTGCTGACTCAAAACTGAAGTTGTCTCCCTTGAGTAGCTCGCTTACTTTCAATAGCTCACCACAGATAAAGCAGTTACTCACAGCCCATCCAGGAGAGATATAACGCTTCATCTTTTTAGCGTTCTTTGCCTCACAGGTGGGGCAATTAACTCTGTAACTACCACCACTTACTCCTTTGGCTTTTCCAAATCTTTCTTTTAATAATTTGAGTACGTAGGTATTTACCATGTTGTGTGTTTGAAAAGGGTGTGATGGAAATTACTCCACCACACCACGTATTGTCAAATGAAGTTTACTTGAGTTGCTTTTTTTCGCCGGTATTATGCCAGTCGATCTGTTCAACCCTGTCAACTTCGTGAATTGTCCAACCCTGTTCTTTATAGTATTGGATTCTTTTTTTAGCCATTCCATTTAATACAGGATCATGGTTATCCATGAAATCAACCAGAACAAAGTGAGTTTTATCGGTTAATCCGAATTTTTCCTTTTGTTCTTGTGTTAATATTCTGCTTCCTCGAAGAGCCTCCTGAAGAACCTCTACTTTTGATGAACCTCCCGCACCCTGTATAACAACGCGACAGTTCGGAATATCCACACCAGCACGAAAAGCGTCAGTAGCAATTAACCTTTGGAATTCATTATTAGCGAATTCTGTGGCTGTGTCCCTCTGTTGCTTGTTTGTGAGTGCGAATGTACCAACGGATTTTTTGCTGCTCTCCCTGTGTAGATATTTTGTTCCTGGTGGGAGATATTTATACAATGGAATCAGGTGATCCTTTACATGGTCTACAAATATGATTGTCTGCCATCCTTCTGGGATGTTGTTGCAGACTTCTCCTATCATTTCGTGACGAACAACGCAGGATTTTATACCATGCTTTATTTTCGCCTCTATAGAGCTGTATAGGTTGAACTCGTAGTCCCTGGGCATGTTTAGCATATAAACAACCCCAGGAACAACGGCACCGGATTCCTCTGCATCCATATATGGAAAATATATGAGATCTTCACCAAACAGCCCTACCAATAGCTTGTCACTATTGTTAAACAAGCCGTCTGTGGTAGCACTAAAACCAAACATCCTTTTAGGTCGCAATATCTCCATGCAATTCTTGAAAGTAGGACTTCCTGTGGATTGCATTTCGTCTACCAGAAGTAATTCACATTTTTCCAGGGAACAACTCTTCAGGCTCTTGAACGTGGTTATCGTGATATCATTGCTAATATCATGACTTCCATCGCCTACCAAGCCCACATGTTTCTCCGGGAAGAATATTTTAAACTTCTGATATGTTTGCCTGACTACCTCCTTTAGAGGAATTGCCAATATCGTGTTCAAGCCATTCCATGCAGCATAAGTGATAGCAGCAAGATGTGTCTTGCCAATACCACCTGCGGCATTAATAACGCCACTATCTTCCGCTCCCTTTAATACAAGGTCTGCTACGAGCGGTATCTGATAGTCTCTTAACTTGAACTCTTTTATTCTATTCCAATCTATAGGAGGTAGCGGTGTGCGCAAATCCGTCACCTGATAGGTATCGTGATTCTTGTGTATCATCACGGTAATCTGGTAGAAGAACCCAGGGAGGGTAAATGCATATCCGTCACTATCCACGGAGTAGAGCATCTTCTCAACGAAAACGCATTCTCTCTTGTAGTTAAATGACTGCATTTCCCTATGGTGGTACCTGAGATACTTCATTAGGTATGGCGGAATAGGTTTAAACCTAAGACCTCCATCGAATCTGGTGATTTCTATATGCATTCTAGTCTTCTATTAGGTCTTTGAGAAAGTTCTCCACTATAGGGTAGAGTAGAACTCCTCCTAAGCCACCTATAATGAAGTTAATCCAAGGCTTGTCCAATATAAAACTAATAATGATAGCCAAGAACATACAAGTTCTCCAAACAGGACTTAAACTATAAGATTTAAGCTTTTGGATTTCTTGATCGTCCATTATTATTTTTAGGTGGTCTGTTATAAGTCTTTTGTTTCTTTAGCACCCGTTCGGAGGCAGAAGAGGCAATATCTGTTAGTGTCTCACTCTTATCCTTACCTAATGCCGCACTAGCTATGGACAGTAATGAAATACCAATAGATATTAAGTTTTGTTTAAGCTCATTTTTATCTTCGCTCATAATTTAATTGTGTTGTCGACCACATCAGAGAGATCCTCGTCGTGATCGATAATTATTATTTGTTTCAGTTTGCTCATGTTCTTCATATTCTTGATGACTTCGAAATAGTTTTTCTTGCTCTCTTGGGAGAGGTGCACAGAACCCTCATCGAATATCATCATAGGAAATGCTTCACCGAACATACTGTGTAGGGCAAGCCTCAATGCTACGCCAACCATTATCTCCTGACCTCCAGACACACACGGCAGTTTTCTACCCTGGTAATCAAATACATCTATACCAAAGCTATCATTAACCTCTGCCCTATAGGGGAAGTTAAATTGCCTTAGATTTTCTGATAAGTACTCTGATACCGTGGAGCTGTATGTCTGTATTAGCTTTCTAGGAAACTGAGAAGTCGCCAGCATTTCATAGATTTCGTTAAGTATATTAACATACTTATTTCTAACCTTGTTCTGCTCTTTGGTTCTATTGTTCCTGTCTAGCTCCTCTTGCTTGAGTGTTAGTAGATTATTATATCCAGACAGCTCATTTTGTTTTAATTTCTGTTTTTCCTGATCTTCTTTTATATTTTTAATCCTACTGGCGATATATTCCTCCTCTACCTCTATAGTGATCTTGGCATAGTCGTAAGTTGTGAGAGTTATATTACTCATGTTCTGTGCCATTAGATTATCTTCTACACCATTTAAGGCAGCCACCAGAGTCTTTCTAGACTCAACGAAACTGCTATATTGAGAAACCACCGCAGAATAAATCTCGTAATCATTCTGGTCGAAAGAAATATCCTTTATAGGATCTAGTCCGGCCAGAACTTTAACATTGTCGCTATTCCAGTTATCAAAAGTAACTTTCCTATATTCAATATCTGAGATACTAGACGTTACTTCTGATAACTCTTTCTGAGCGGCTACTATTTTAGACTGTAGCTCTTCAACCTTTTTGGATACATGGGATATATACTCCCCTATATCTTTGAGGGTTGAACCGCAATGAGGACAGTTATCAACATCTACTAAACCTTTTTCTTTGTATGTTTGAATAGTTTGATTTGATTCGTTGTACTCTTTAGATAAGTTATCATACCCAGCTTGCAGTAACCCCTTGTGGCTGTGTAAATACTCCAGCTCTGAAATATCTTCAACCGTAGGTTCTGCTGGTTTTTTACTTTGTAGTTCGGCTAATTGTTTTTCAAACGAGGTTTTTTTCTCGTATAGAGGACGACTCAGCTTTAGTTTCTCTAGGGATGAGGTTATTTCTGCGATATCCACAGTAGCCAATTTTGAATCTATCTTGGTTATTTCACCTTTAATTTCTTCTTTTCTAGCTTCTAGTGCAGCTATTCTATCTGCTATTTCTATTCTCTTGGATTCTGCTGCCCTGCAAGAAACAAGATAGTTTGATCTAGAAATTAGGTCAGCATAAGTATCAGACAAATCTGGTGGAAATTTAGCCAGTTCTATTTGCGCAGTATCACGCATTTTTTTTATATCCTCTATTTCAGAGATATACTGATTCTCATCTAGCAATGGGTATTCAGGTGGCGCGGTTTTGATATATTTATTCCATATAACATCCCTTACCTTTGTGGTGTTAGGGACGAGAAATATCTTTTGGAATATCTTTTCTTTTGTACTGTTATCACCAGAGAATAGAAGAGCTATGTCTCCCTGCTTGGCCACAACAATATTTTTAAAGATATTCTTGTCTATCTGAAACAGCTTATCCCAAATCTCTGCTACCTCACCTGATTTCTTGTATGTAATTCCATCATACTTGAATGCCACCTTAGAAGTGTCTAAGTGACGCTCTAGTACTGCCTCTTTGCCATTTATGTCTATGTGACCTATAACATATCCAGATTCCTCACCAACTGAAAGCATATCGGCTTTAAACCCATAGCCCTCACCAGTGAAGAGGAATATTATAGCCTCCACAATACTAGACTTGCCTGCACCATTAGTGCCAACAATTCCAGTAATACCCTGCTGGAAATTAATTTCCAGCTTACGGTGTGTTCTAAAGTTCTTTAGGTTTAATTTTTTAAGTTCCATTAGGTTAATTCTTCTTCATCTAATCTATTGCTAGCTTTAGCGTGATCAGGGCATAGTGTTCTATACCAGCCTCCTGTATACGTTTTTCCAGGCTTACCACATTCTTCACAGGTTCTGCCTGATAGATATTCTGTATAGGTTTCGTATGCCCTTATGGTTGTCCATACTTCCGTGAATACTTCTTCTATAGATTCTTCATCAAACATGTGATGATTCTCAGGCTCTTCTGCGTGAGTTATACTATGATAAAGGCAGAGAGTGCCAAACTTTTCTTTTATTTGAAAGAATTTCAGAGAGGGAGAGGGATAAGGAGCACACACGTTATCACCATTATGATACTCTGGTTTGAGTTTTACATAACGGCGATTAGGTTTGAGTGCATGCTTAGCCAGCCTACAGAATGTGTCTATAAGCTCATACCATCCATCCCCACACTCACAGCCAAAGGCCATGAGGTTTTGCGTGAGTGGTTCATTTCTGCCCACAAAGAAATCAGGATAAGCCTCTACTAGCTTTTGTTCTAGTTCAGCGTTCATTTCTTTTCTTCACCATCTTTTGTGGTTTCCTCATTTTCAAGGCGGTCTAATCCGGCCTTGAGCATATCCACAATTACATTATTAGCACTAACATCCCTGTCACAGGATTCAGCTATAATATTTTCTAGGATCTCACGAGGGAGTTCAGAGAAGTCCACCTCTAGTTTAACATATGGCTTCATAAGCACATGTCCATCAGGAGTTAACTCAACACTGAAATTTTGCCCAGCCTCTAAGCCAAGTTGATCAACCTCCTCTTCTGTGAATTGGATATATACATCTTTGCTGGGCAGGATCTTTTTAGTTAATGTTGTTGATTCGTCCATATTATTTTGGTTGTTGTAGTAAAATTTCGTTCTTCAGACTATCCAGAACTTTCGCCGTGTCATCCTCTGTTAGTAATTTTACTGCTGTGTTATATATGATATCGCTATCATCTTTACCGTTTGTGAGTTCGTGAAGAACATTAAATATACGATCTGCGGTTTTAAGCTCAGACCTTATGTTGATATGTTCTTCCTGATTATTTTTATCTAGTTTTACTCTAGTGAATTTAACCATGCCAATCTTGTACAAGAACTGGAGCTTGTCTAGTTGGTCTGATACCTCATGGGTATATTTACAAAGAAACACAGGTTTATTCTCACTCATCACATATTCTGCATATAGGGACGGAGAGAAGTTATCTATGTTATCTTTTGTAATATTCAAGGTAACAAACTTCCTAGGTAGCTGGTACTCAACTATTTCTAACTTATCGCCATTCCAATAGTACATGCCGTCCTTCTCTGTTTCATCAGCTGCTGTGACTCCTAGACTTCCGCAATAACCTACAAAGATTTTACGGTCACACACAGGGTCGTGATACCACATCTCTAGACGTTTATGAATATCTCCAAGGAATATAGCCTGTATTGATCCGCATTGATTAGAGAAGTCTATATCCTTTATAGATACTTTTTTCTTCTCTGATATAAAGTGAAATAACTCAGGAACCTGCTGGTGCAGGAAAATAAACTTAACAGAGTTTGCTGGTCTGCTGTTTAATTCCATATTCAACAGGTCTATAACATGTTGAGGGTTATCATTATAATCTATTCCAACGAACTCATTTTCTGTGTTAATAGGATCAAATCCTGCGATTTTTTCCCAAGTAACACCATCCACAGGTTTGCTGTGATCTCCAGCAATACCCAATGGAATTATGTTTGCCCTGCGAAGCCTTCTAAGCTCTCCAGACACGAAGTCTATTGTCTCTGAAGACGGCTTGTTGTTGTCGAACAAGTCACCAATGCTAACAAGGTAGTCCACACCCAGCTCTATGGCTGTGTCTATGGCCTTTGTGAACACTACCCTACAATCATTTTCTAGCTCTGGGAAGTTGTATAATTTGCTACCCAGATGTTCATCGGATATTGCTAAGAATTTCATACTTCTAGTTTTCTGTGTTGTTCTGTGAATACCACTTTAGGGGTTTCACTGATTGTGCCTGCGTTATAACCATCCACGTATTCTTTCGTGTAGTCAAGTAGATGTGATAATCCCGTGAGATTATCTCCATCCTGTACAAATGCGTAGCCTCCATCAGAATTTTCACCACTTGACCTGTTTTCTACAGCAAGTTCGTAAATGTCTAAGGCTAATGAATCAGCCATCCAGACTGCAGCTATTTCTGCCTTACTGTACTTTCCAGTTTTGGTGTGGAATAGATTTTCAAATACATAGTACATGTTATTGCTATTCTTTACCAATTCTATGGCCATCACCTCAGTTATATTGCCTGCATGTATTTCCGCTTTTTTAAGAAAGCAGGTTTTGATTCTTTCCATAGTCTTCCTCTATTTTTGTGTTTAGATAATCTCGTTCTATCTCTATAAGTTTATCTCTAAACTCATGTACGCCTATGATGTTTCCATCTAGGTCCACTGCTTGCCATTTTTGAATTCTTGGATTGAACTCAATGTTAGAGACCCGCTGAACCGCCCTCCTACCGAGGGCAGCCAGCTTGTCGAATAGATTATCAGAAAGACCCGAAAGATTACCTTCCTTGTCGATATAGATAACGCTTCTCATAACTCTATAGTATTACCGCCGTTTTCAATGGGTTTGTTATATTCTTCGGTCATCTCTCTGGTGCTCTCCTCAGCACCGCCAAGACGATCCTCTATGAGTTTAGTTGCCTCAAGACAACCAGAACCATAGCCTTCTACCTTGTCCACTTTCACATTCCCATCGCTATCAATGATGAATGTGATACTCTTAGACATATTGCATTGTGTTTCTGAGGAACCGTCCCAGCTTATCATGCTGGAAACGGATGTTTACTGTGTGGAGTTTTTCTCCTGGGCAATAAACCACATATGTTACCTTTGCCCTTGCCCACCCGTGTGACCTCTCCGGGATCAGGCTATAGTTGTGAACATACACCCTTGCTGGTGGGTATGGCTGACACTCCTGGTAGAGTGTTTCCACGATGGATCTTTCTAGCTGCTGCTTGATGGAGTCAAATTCTTGGTTAGTCATATATGCGTATTTATTTGGTTGCGATTATTTTTAGTTCTCCTGACTTTAGGGTCTCTACCTGGTAGTTGAGATCCTCCTCATTCATAAACTGCTTTAATTCAGTTAACGAATAATTCTGCTTAACATTCTTCAAGTTCTGTCCTAGCTGTCTAGCTATAGAGCTATCAAAGAAGTCGCAGGTGAATGTTGCCTCACCATCGCTATTTATATCAATTCCCACATCATATCCGCGAGGAGATGGATTTAATGCTACGTATTGATGAACAATGTTTCTACTGGGATCAGAGGGATACGTTGTGCATTTCTGATTCTCGACAATTTTCCATCCGAGATTTTCAAAAGTACTCAAAAGTAATCTCTTGTTTTTAAACTTTGTTTTGATTTTTACTGAGTGGCTCATTGTGTTATTAGTATTTGTATAACGTCATTTGTTTTTGCCGGCTGAACGCTAAGTCGCGTTATTTTCTTCTTTTTGAACCCCTGGTGTTCCAATGCGTCATTGAGTTCATATTCTATGGCTTCCTTGAATTCTCCGTGCGAGAGTTCTATGTTTTCTTTTTTATGCGATACAATGATATCAGTTTGAGTAATTCCTATTATTACTCCGTTGATTACCTCGCAACACGGAACTATCAAGCTAAAGGTACCCTCTGGATCCCCCCTAAAGGAGATCCAGAGCATATCAAAAGAGGGAATATTCATTACTGTTTCTTCTCCCTCGTACATATTATACCTCAAGCTTACGGAAGTATTCCCCAGAGATATTGGCCACATCGGTCATACTCTTGGCTTCCGAGATAACATTGGTTAACACTCCCTGCAGTTCTTTGACTGCGTCCTTGTCCTTAGCAAAGTCTGTTTCTCCTTTAAGGAGCTTTTCGACCTTGCTAAGCTCTGCCTCTATGGTCTTATCTTCTATGAAGTTAAGATCACGGAACTCGTTGATGTGTTTCATGAGTGTTTTGATGCTGGTCTCGGAAACAACCTCTTTCTTTGAGATTTTACCAAGTACAACAGAGCAATGTTCAACCACCTTGCTACGCAGGGTGTTGATAACATCGCCAACGAACTCGTTGATTTTACCCATGTGAGTATCCAACTGGTTCTTGTACTCCTGCTTGTACTGACGCGCAGCTGCAAGTTTAGCTTCACCAGCAGCCTGCTCACGATTGATTTCAGTATGAATATCAATGTCAGCAAACTCAGTAGGCAGTTTAACCTCGAAGGATACAATTTCGAATGAGAACTTGCTCTTCACGTTTTCAACGCTAGGATATAGATATTCCATATCATCAACATTGATCTGGTCTGCAAACTGCTTGTAGTACTCTATAGCCTCCTCCTTGTAGGTTGGATACTTCTCGATAAACTCATCACGCATTTGGATGAACGCTTCTTTATACTCATTCAGCTTCTGATAGACCTCTACATACCTTGCCTTAGGGACAAAGTGTGCTTGAGGAACCAGTGGAAACTGGAATGAGTTGGCGTACAAGTAGTTACGGGCCTTGGCCTGTAGACTGCGGAACAGGTTATGTACCGCAGGCTTGATAAGCATTTTCTTGCCGAGCTGAATAACCTCAGGAAGTTTGTTATCTAATTTGATATCTTCTTCCGTGAGGCTGTAGCTCATTCCCCACATTGCTATGTGTACATTCACAAGCTTTCCATCTTGGAATACCTTGTCGTAGTACTGCTGCAGTGTGTCTGATATTTTGTGTTCTCTTTCCATATTATTCCATTGAGATGCTAAGCTTTCGCATAGCGGTTTCTATTGTTTGGGTTTCGCCCTGATCGTTAAGCATGACTAGCTTGCCGCGGGCTTGTTTACGCATGGTCTGAAGATCTTCCTCGTGCGAATGGGCAAAAGGAATAAACTCATCCAACTCTGCTAATACATCCTTATCGGATATTTCTTTACCAACATCAAATGCCCTGAACAATGCAGATTTAACCACATCTTCAATCTCAGCACCTGTGAATTCATCTGATTCAACAACAAATTTCTTTAGATCGAAATCTGAGGGATTGCGGCCATATTTCTTCAATACTACATTGAAGATTTCACGACGTTCTTCATCGCTAGGTAGATCAACCCAGAATAACTGGTCAAACCTACCCTTACGAATAAGAGGTGTTGGTAGTATGGTATGATCATTAGAGGTTGCCACAATAAAGGCAGGATTAGTCCTGTCATTGAGCCAGCCAAGGAACGTACCAAAAATACGAGAGCTAACACCCGTATCCCCCTTACCTGAAACTGCGTCCTTACTAAGACTCTTTTCAATCTCATCAATAAGGATTACGCATTTACCAATGCTCTCTATAACCTTGATTGCTTCTCGCATGTTACGCTCACTATTACCAACATGAGAATCAAAGATAGACCCCATGTCGAATTGGAACAATGGGCAGTCAAACTCCTTGGCAATAGATTTACTCACTAGAGTCTTACCCACACCAGGCACAGAGGCCAGCAATATACCCTTTGGTAGAGGCAGCTTATAGTCTCTTGCATCCTGTGAATACGCCTTTTTCCTAGAGCGAATCCAACGTTTTAGGCCGTTAAGCCCACCCACATTATCAAACGATATATCAGATGGGATATAGGTTAGCAGTCCATTTTTCTTCAGCTGCTGAATCTTCTCATCGAATACCGTACCCACAAATGGCTGTTCAAAGCTCTTCGTGGTGGTGTATGCCATAGCAAAAGCATTCTCAATTTCACCAAAGGTCATACCCTTGGCTGCTTCTACTGCCGCTTCTTTGATTTCTTCAGGAACCACTAGGGCGTCCATTTTATTGTCCTCCCGGGCCTTGTTAACAGAATCAATAATAAATGCTAGACGCTCCTCTATGCTCTTTGCACCAGGGAGATCGTAGTCTATCAACTGAATCTCTTTTTCCATTTCCGCAGGTATTGCGAATTTATGGCCAACAAGAACCAACATGTTACCCTTGGTCTTTAGAATATTCCAAAGGTTCCTGAGCAGGCGGATGTTAATCACCTTGTCGAAGTGAAGGTGGAAGTCTTTTAGGATAAAGATATTATCCTCTTCTCTGTAGCTCTGTAGATACTTGAGAAGCTCTGTGCTGTTATTTAGCCCTTCTGGGTGAATTTGATTTGTATCTTTAAGATTAACCAATCCACGTTGGGCATCCCAGGTGTGTATCTTTGTTACCTCATCCGTGGAGAATAGCTCCAGGATATCTTTTACTACCCTCTCCTCCTCATGGGTTAGGATGAACAGGCTAGGATAGTGTGCTTTGTAATAGTTTTTGAATTTTTGTGTGAATTCCATTTTATACGGGTTTGTGTGTTTCTTTTAATGCTTGACCAAGTTCTGTGCCTCTTATGGCAAAGAAATCAAGGATATGCTCCATAATAGTGTTTAATGGAGTGGTGCCTCTCTTTCTAGCCATTTTCTTAATATACTCCTCCTCATGTGGTGGCAGCTTGGAGAGTAACCACACAGAGCCATTATATAATGGGTGTGAGGCTATCTGTAGCTCCTGAGGAGATTGCGGGGTGTCATTGTACCCCATCGCAGGTTTGCTTCTTATAGCAAGCTTCACGGGCTTTCTAAACCCTGCCAGCTTGTCTTCCTTCTTAAGTGGAGCCGGCAATGGTGTTTTAACCTTTGGGGGCCTTCCACGTCTTTTAGCCGGAGTTACCTCTACAGCTTTAACCTCTTTTCTAGGTCTACCCCTACCTCTTTTAACGGGAGGAGTCTCATTCTTAATTATTTTTTTGTTAACCTTTTTCTTTTTTCTTCTTTTCAATGTGTGTGTTGTTTTGAAGGGTTATACCTTTTTAGGTCTTGGTGGTTGTTGCATAGGTTTCTGAACTGGAGGTTCAGGAATATGCGTTAACTCTTTGCGTTGCTGAGACTTGCTGCTATCTGTATAATACTGACTAAGAATTGGTCTTAATACCGGCTCTACATATCCGCAAAGTCTGTCCCTAACTTTATAATATATTGCTGTTTTGCTCATTAATTAATTATACACTACTTCTTTCCATAGATTGGATAATATTTTTTATTTCCCTTCACTTTAGGTGTTAGGGTGGATATTAGCGAATCTAATGATCTGTATGTAAAATCATATAGTGCAACAAAGTTGTTGCCTTGTTGCGGTTTTTTACTTAACTTCTTTCTTGTTCTATGTCCCATTCTGATGTCAAAGATACTATAGAAAAACTTTTCCAGGTTGGTACCAAGGATGCTGTTTTTCGTGCTCGACAGCTGATGTTTTCGGTACTTCCGCCCTCTCATTTTGTCGAGAACTATTTGTTCGATAACGAGGGGAGGCTTCAAGATTTAACTGATTTCCCGATGCTTAAACATGTGTATGACCACATGCCACAGAAACTGCTCCTTAAGTGTAGTCGTAAGACTTTAAAGAGTACACTTTTGAGTAACTTCGTGTGCTTGAATATGTTGAGATGGAACTACTACAAGATGCTCTATATTGGCCCTCAGGAATTAACTGTTAAGTATTTCTCTAGTAATTACCTTCCACCCAGATTTGATAGCCCTAAGGTTAAGAATATGTTGGTGAAAGGTTGGGATAAGAATGATGTGTTTGAAAAAATTATGGGCGATACCAGAAGCAGTATCTTGTTTCGTTATGTTAAAGATGATGCTACGCGAGTCCGTGGACCTGCGGTTGATTGTATTGTTTATGACGAGGTGCAAGACATGATGTATGACCAGATTCCTATTATCCAGGAAACTATGGCATTGAGCCCTTACAAAAGAGAGATCTTTGCAGGTACTCCTTTGGATAGCACGAATACTATTCATAGTTTATGGAAAACAACGAATCAGCTTGAGTGGATGATGCGCTGTGGATGTGGTCATTGGAATAGTCTCACAGAGGGTAATGACCCAATGAAAATGATTTTGGAGCACGGTTTGAGTTGTTCTAAGTGCTCTAAACGTATTAATGCAAGAGATGGTGAATGGGCGGCAGGAAATCCTACTAACTTCCTGATGACTGGTTATCATCTAGCCCAGCCTATACTGCCATTCTTTAATGAAACTGAAAAAGAGTGGAAAGAAATTTATGAAAAATGTACTAGTGGTAAGTACGATCATAAAAAGATAATGAACGAAGTGTTTGGGCTTACTTTTGATATGGGTACAAAACCCATCACAGAAGAAGAACTTCGTCGTGTTTGTGTGTTAGGTAAGATGTTGGATAGTAATGGTAAAAAGCTTATTCATGAAAAGAACCGGCCGATGTATAAGATATACACGGTGGGAGTGGATTGGGGTGTTTCTATGGTTCAAAGCAGAACTATATGCACTGCAGGAGCCATGAGAAACGATGGAGTGTTTGAGATTTTCTATGTAAAGATATTCAATGGATTTGATCATGAAGGGCATATTAGAAACATCTCAGAGTTAGCTAATGATTATAATGCCTTTTGTGTGGCTGACTCCGGTCCTGACCCTATCAGAGGAATTAAACTGTGTGAATTAACAAGCCCTACACGTTCGCAATTAGCAACATATAGGAGAAGTAAAGTTATTCAGTATTTTGATATGGGAGATTACGATTGGAGGCAAAACCGTTGGGTGCTACATAGATCTGATGTTATTTCATTGGTTATACGCCAAATAAAGGCAGGTAAAATATTGTTCCCTAATTGGGAAGAGGTGTCCGACTATATGCAGGACTTATTGAATGTTTATGTAGAAGTAAAGGATGGTATGTACGGTCAGGAAATGTTCTATAACCACAACCCCAACCAGCCTGATGATGCAATGCACAGTCTTGTGTTTGCTGTTTGCGCCGCCTACATGGCCGCTGGAGATATTAGTCTCCAGGGCGCAAGTAGTAGTGCAAGAGATGTTATTTAAGCTTTACCAAAGCCAATAACTCTATCTTCTTCTTTATCTTCTTTGTGACGATTATCTTCGTCTAAATAATAGATATCAGCAATAGACATACTCTCTGTTGCGGTATGTTGTATACCTAGAGAGTCTATTAATTTCTGACTATCTTCTACCGATAATTTCTTGAACTCATGACTGACTTTCAACCTGCCTTTTCTTAACAAGGCCTTATCAAGATTTTCCTTTTTGGTATTGAATGTAGCAATAATACTTACATTCAAGGTACTGCTTATAAAGCTATCCGTAAGATTAAGTATGGTTGATACCAGTGATGAGTTTCCTCTATCTTCTTCCCGGGATAATAGTGCCTTTTCTGCGTCTTCTATAACAAGAATCATGTTCCTATTACTCATGAGCAGTGGCAGGAAGTTTGGCGATGTCAGGCTATCAATAAGGCTAATAGGGATATAAACAATCTTTCTATTTTTTACTGTTGATAGCAGATGTTTGATATACGAGGATTTACCTGTGCCTGGATCCCCATAAAACAGGTATAAACCAGAGGATTTATTCTTTAATGAGTCTATAACACTATCATGTACTTCTTTAAACTCAGTACCGTAATTCAAATCAAGGTTAGTGTCTAATACAGGCACATCTAGTGGCTGTAAATCTGTATCCCCATGTTGGCTTACTAATAGGTATATCTTTGCTTCTGCTTCATGTTTGAACTTAGACAACTCCTCACCTAACTTTTTTAGTTTTTCAGGGGAGCCACCACAAGCCTGAACAGCGCAGGTTTTTACTTGTTTAGGTTTATTAAGATTATAACTTTCTTCGCTAATGTACGGCAGATATTCTCTTGATCTTCCGTAATCGCTAACCTCAAGAATAATATCCAGATATTCTCCTTTACCTAGCCAGAATCCTGATTCTGATAGTTTTCCCCCTTTAAACGCAAATTCTGAATTTAATGGATCAAAATTATCAGATATAAACTGGCTAGTCTTTTCTAAATCAAGCGGATCTCCAACGTATACCTTAGATGGTAATGTTCCGTTTTCTTTATTATATAAGTATTCTACTCTAGTGTCACCTAATCCAGACGGACGGTCGAATAGGTCTGTGTGTGCTTTTTTCATCTTTATTTAATGTCTGTCATATATTTCGTCACATTATCAATTTTCATATTAAATATTTCTTCTAGTGCCAGATTTTTTTCTTTGTCATCTCCGTCGGTTGGGGAACCTTCTGGCATGATAGCATTAGGAAAGATATCAGGAGCTTTGCAAAAACCGTATTCATGAAATACCCAGCCAGCATAAGCTTTAACAGAGTCACTATATTCTAGCTGTTCCATTTTAAGCAATAGTGCTTCTGTAATTCCAATAACGGTCTCCTCTGCTTCTGAGGGCTCGAAGTCTTCAAAATCTTGATGATTATGATTTGTTAAACTGTTGAGTACTTCGAATGTTCGTACATCCGTCTCATACATATCTGTGGTTAACATAACAATCACAGCCTGAATCTTATCGGACTGCAGATCAGTTATTTTTATGTCATACTTAGTCTCTAGCTCGTTTCTGAGAAGTTGAGGTTCCCATGTAAAAGAGTCCACGCCAAATTCCTCCTGTATAACGTAGGCCAAAGCCATTAGCGGAGCAGTTTGATCTTTTAATATTTCCTTAGAGGATTTCATTTAGGTTTTATTAGATTTGGCAGAGGCAGGAGTTGAACCTGCTGTCTCAACGTTATGAGCGTTGCGAGATACCGTTTCTCTACTCTGCGTTAAATCTTAATTCTTGTTAAGATATCAATGTTTCATATCTTTTGCAAGTTGTAGATTAGGCCTGGTTCAAGATAAAGTAATCTTTACCCTGATCGTATACTGCTTTAATTGCTGCTGCTGCCCATACCACGTGCTCTACAGGGGTGTGCGCATAGTCGTAGAACTGTACCCTGTTGGTTGTCCATGGTGTTTCCGCAGCATCTCTGGTTGAGAAATAAATACGTGCAGAAGTTCTAGCCCACAGATCAAACTCAGAGGGTTCGTAATTTTCTTGGGTATTCACATATGGCTTATCTAATAGAGTATGAACCTCGCAATAAGCCTTAAAGAAGGTTTTGTGCCATAACTGAGGATCAGCGTGCACCATAGTGTTGTAACCCTCCATTCTGCATTGATGTAGAACATCTGCAAGATCTGGTCCGTTTTTCCAACTCCATTTGTATACGTCTGCTCCCCATCTACGAACATGTCCGCAGTCATTCCAAAGTACTTTAATTCTAGCTTCCATTTGTTGTGTGTTTATATTTCCCAGAAACCCCACTCTACTTGAGGGAGTGTGTTTTCTGGTTTGAATGTAGGTATTTGTGATCCGTCCGAGTACTTACCTACACGTAGTATTTCGGCGGCTTTGTCTTTCGCATCCCAGGGGGCATCAGCCTCCACGGATATAATAGTAGTATATATTCTCTTAACCTTTACCTCATACTTCATATTGTGTGTACAATAAAAAACCTCCCTGGTGCGCTTCAGTGAGAGGCGTGGGAGGTATTATTTTATTTTTTTACTTTTTTATACTGGGCGGATACCCGAGATCTCTTCGAACAGCTTGATGTCTGAACGTGGCATTGTAGGGAATACTTCTGCAAGCTTTGTGGAATCTGCTGGATCCAGGTCGAATCCAAAAGCTTCCTCATACTTGTCCTTACCTACCTTTTGAAGGTCATCAATGAGATACTTGTCGCCGTGAGCCTCAACAAAGTTAAGATCACTTGCAACTTTCTCTATGCTCTTCGTGAAGATCATGTCAACAGGGTCACGAAGAACCTGTGCGACTTTAACATTATCATATAGACCTTCCATATTCTCAATATGGGCTAGGGTCTCTGCGAGTTTCATAACCTCTTCTGATGAGCTTATGTTTTCGATATCTGCAGAGATTTTCTCATACATCTCTTTATGTTCTGCTTGCTTGAGCTTTGTGCTTCTTCTCCAGACTTCTGTTTTTAAACCAGCAAAGTCAGGATAGAAATAACCGGCATACTTAAGGAGCAGATCAGGAACCTCGTCCACGCCTAGCTCACCGGCGACCTTAACGGAATTCTCTGCTAGCTTGGTTCTCCACTCAAATGGATAGTTATGGATGTTGTTTACAATGTGGTCCATATTCTCCCTGAGGTCAGCTGCAGTTTTAACAGGATAAAGATCCATAGCACCCAAACCGGCAAGTTCAAAGTTACCTAAGTGTGTTTCTGGATAATCTGAGCTAGCCTGTTTTGTGAACTCATTAGAGTAACTATTGATATCTTCCTCAATTTGGAATATCTCAGCGGCCTCTTTAATCTTGTTTTCTAGTTGACGAACATACCCATCACCGTATAGCTTTTCTATATCAGCTTTCTTGCTGATGAAATAAGCATTACTCACATATGTACGGGCAGCACTATTCAGGGGATAAATCCTACGATCTTCATCCGCAAACGCCTCTTTGGGTAGGCCTTGGAGGGTATCATAGTCATCCACAGAAGCGGTCTTCACATATTCAGGAAGTGCTGCAACGCGGAGTAATTGATAAAGCTCCTTATTGGAGTAGTCGGTGGATTGGTCAAAATTTAATGAACTCATAATTTTATATTTACCTTATTTTAGCATGAATATCAACGACTTTAATAGCAAAATTAATCTGCCTCGTTTAGTATCCAAACTGGGGTTGAAAGTGGATGATTTCGATTTTGTAAGAATACCAGTCTTTGGCTGGTTTGCAAGGTCTAAAACCTCTAACTTTGTTGGTACAGTATTTGACTTTTTTGAGGGTAAGGACTGGCCTACCCTATATACCACAGTATTAGATAACTTTGATGACTGCTTGGATTTTAAACTTCCTAGGTCTGAATATGCGGAAAGGAAGCTATGGAATAACTATTATCTACACGCCCAGTATCAAGGGGCATGGCAACTCTCTAAAGAGGAAGCCAAGAACCATAGAGCAAGGCACGGAGATAAGGTTATGTATTTTAAAGATATATTAACTGTAGGAGGTATGCCTGGGTTCTTAGAGAACGAAGTAGGATACCTCACAGAAAATGTGGTTAAGGCCTTTCCTAAATTGAATCTGGGCCCTAAGCAGAAGTATAAGAAGGTTTTGCTCATACCTTCATTTGTATCTCCTAAACATATTTGTTCTCTAGAGCTGGCTAAGTTTCAAACACCAGCCGAAAGAGAAAAACTATATATGAATGCCGAAATGGGTTGGTATGGTAAAATTGGCTCTGAGGTTCTAGGAGATTTCAATGAGCTAAAAATCAGATCCGGTTTTACCTGGAACTACAAGGCTGATTGGTGGACGAACCAACCTATCAAATTATCTGATAGTATTGATACGTCCAGCCTAATCAAAATATGGAGTGAGGCAAAAAGGTCAGAATTTAAAACAAACCCTATGGATTTACTCATAGGCAAAGAGGGAACCACTAATCTTCATCACTATGTGGCAAACCTATCCTATGAGCAGGTAAAAGAGCTTGGAGAGCGCTCTGGAGAGGATTTGATGCGCTCCTGGAGAGAATCCAGAGAGCAGCAATTCACTGTGCAGGGTAAAACATTCGTAAGAAGAGGAACCTCATACTTTCTTGTTAAAGAACGTGAGGAAGAACAACTTACAAATTTTGCACTAGAAATTAACGAAATCCGTAAAAAGACAGAAGATAATGAAGAAGCGTTCTACTGGAGTGGTATGATTCATCATGGAAATAGCGTTGTGCCTTTCCAGATGAGCGATAAGTTCTTCAATAGCTCACATCTGTTCTCTAAAGGAATTAGAAAGCAGTTTATGACCTTAGGTATGGGTATACCGTTCATTAACGAAAGATATGTCCGACAGGTGTTAAATATGATTCAACTTACATCATACAAGGTACCTATTATAGCAGAATAGGCTGACCTCCCCCTAATTTGCGGGGTTTAAGGGGAGGTTGCCTGATCCACACCATCCAGCATTAGTGCTATCGTTTTTTTAAACCTTCACACTATGGATGCAGGGACAGAGTCAATAGCTGTATGTTACCACCAGCTAGAATAATATACTAGTCTTCCTTGACGGATTTCATCTCTGGATTTACGAATAAACTCCATGTCATCCTCTAATGAATCTTCATCAGGAGGGTTATTTCCAAAGAAGAATCCTGTGGTAGGAGGTAATCCTTCCATCTTAAGGTCTTTTTCTAACCTATCCAGATCTTCCATATCTAGATTTACATATTCACAGTTGAACTCTTTGGTTCCGCCTTTCTCTAAATATAGCTTGTGCATCCAACCATGAAGGTCATGATGCTTTCTCCAATAGTGTATTTCACTACTATCGTTATTTGGTTTAACTTTTACAGGGCCAAGGGTATCCACGACCTTGTAGCTTCTTGCATACATGTCTAATCCCATATGTGTGTTATGATTTGGTGTTTGGTTTGGTTTTTACTGCGGCAATATATACTGCCCCTAGTAATGTTTCTTCTGATTCCTTAGCACCGAGTCTAATCGCTGCCTTGGCATCTTTAATGAGGTTATGTGTGTAGTTTTTGGACAATACTATATTGCCAACTATCAACTGCTCTAATCTATTCAGGTACTTTACTTTCATCTTTAACGGTCTTTTTGGGTTTGTAGTACATTCCCATATATCCAGCTATTAACTTTTCTTTGTCGAATGTGAGGTCTGGAAATAGCTCCAGGTCCTCAGCAGCTTTCTTTTTACAATACTTCAAGCATTCCACTTCTGTCATTTTTTCAGTAGCCTTGTAATGGTCTATTTTATTTTCTTTTGTTTTAGTCATATTGTTTGTTAATAAAAATATACTCATCTGTAGTGTGTTCGAATCCTGTGCTGTCGAATTCCTCCCAATGTCTGGTTCTAAGTCTACTGTAGCAGACCCCACTCTGGGTTTTCCGTAAAGGGACGTAGATACACACAAGCACCCTACAGATGAGCAAATTGAACGGGGCGCGACTATAGGGCCATCGTCGTTTAATACAACCCGACCGCAAAAGGTTGTACCCGCTAGCCAAACTAGGGTAAGCCTTTGTCGTTTACCTAGGAACTTACAGGACGGGGCATGGAGCCCCTTTTCCCCTAGTTTAGCAAATTGGTGGGTAGAGAAGGACTCGAACCTTCGAACTCCAAGGAGAGGAGATTTACAGTCTCCGGCAATTGCCGCTATGCGATCTACCCATTAAAATTGTGGAGGTAAGGAGACTCGAACTCCTGACATTCTGCTTGCAAAGCAGACGCTCTACCAACTGAGCTATACCCCCGTGGTGCACGATGAGGGGATCGAACCCCCGACCTTGCCCGTGTAAAGGGCCTGCTCTACCGCTAAGCTAATCGTGCATTAATTTATTTATTTTTAATCTTTTTTGCTCCAGGTGCAACTATTTTATAACCTAAAGAAGATAAAGTTTTTTTACTACTCTCTATTTTCTCAGCTATCAGTTTAGCGCAACGTTTTTCAATAGCCTTCAAGGTCAATTTAGCTGTCTTCCATTCAAGCTCGTTTACTTCAAAATAGAAGTCTGAACCTAACTCTGCTAGTTCATAGTCCACAGGTTCTCCATCTGAGTTTCTTTCTAGGATACTGCACTGATTTCCGCAGGCACAAGTAACCCATTCACTAGACATCTTGATTTCTTTCTTAAAGCGCTTTCTAGCTTCTTTAATATAATCATCAGACATGTCGAGATAACTTTTTATTTCTTTTGGCTGTTCTGCTATACGCTCGTCTAGGAATTTATTCCAATCAAACTTTTCTTTATTTTTAGTCTCTGAATATGTTTTCATTTGTGTGTGTGTGTTAAGATTGTGCGAGTTTTATTTTTATCTCATTGGCCTTTACTCGCATTTGCCCTTCAGTTGGGTGCGACCACAACATATTGGCTACCCCGCATGGATTTGAACCATGAATGTTAGTGCCAAAAACTAAAGTGTTACCGTTACACTACAGGGTAATTTAAAATTGGCTCCTGATGCTGGGCTCGAACCAACAACATGCGAGTTAACAGCTCGCTGCTCTACCATTGAGCTAATCAGGAGTAGTTTTGACGGAACGATCCTGCAGAACCTTTTCAACATCCGGGTTACCATGGTTAAAGAAGTTACTCAGCACTATTATAGTGTGCCAAACATAAGAGCCCTTCTACCCGACCACACCGGCGCACCTACACCATCGGGGGATGGGGGAAGGGGCACTCCGGTCGTATTTATGATGCTGCCGTCAAAAATCATATTACATATTTCTAAAGATCCAAAATCCTAGCTTGTCTAGGCCTTGGCCTGCTTTTCTTGAGGTTTTTGCTATGAACCTCCAAGTAGCTGCCCAGTAACCAAAAGATACCTTGTTTAGCACCTTTCTGGTTTTGTTCCATGGATGATTCAGGTCAGCGTCAAGTCTGGCCCTGAATTCATCATCAGCTTTTTTAACTTCTGCGGCTGTTCTGGTTAGCTCTATTCTGTGGGCTTTAAGTGATAATAACTTACCACCATTAAACACAGCCACAAATTCTAGCCACCATTCATTGCCGTCGTTATCGTCTCGCCCTGTGTAGAAATTAACACTCTGGGTAATTTTCTGTTTAACTAAAGATCTTCCGGTCTCCGTGAATCTAATGTTTGGAAAATACCGGTGCTTCTTCTTTTTAATTTCTTTAATCTCTTTTTCTGACAGCTCCTCGTAAGTTCCTTCAATTTTTTCTAACAAAAGGTCACCATTCTTTTTGAGGTAATATGTTTGCATACATTCCTCTAGATCTTTCGTCTGGAAATCTACTTTACCCCAATCTTTACCCTTAAAAGCTTCTTTGGCTTTCTTGGGCAGGGGCAGGGCTTTTTCTACTATAATGGTATCAAATAATCCCATATTATTCTTTATCCTGGGTGAACCTAGGATCTTTCTTTAATAGGTGTTTTGGGACTTGGTTTAAAACAATAAGTTTTTCCATCTTTGCGTTAGACACCATTTCTTTCCATTCGTCATCTTTCAAACCCTTGGGTCTGTTAGCCATCATTTTTTTAACGTCCCATGTTGGAAGGGATTTAGTAATTTGTTTGGTTTGCCAAATGTGCATAATTTTATGTGTTAATTTTAATGATCTGGATGGTCACTACTCCATCACTGTTTTGGTTTCCCTCGGCTTGCAAGCTCGCCCCCGGAATTTCCAGAAGCACAGGGTTGCTGCGGACAACTTACCGCGTAGCAAATGTATGTTCTTTTCCATACTGTCAGATCAAATTTTTATTTATACTGTTGGTTAATTATTGTTCTTCGTATCCTGCGATAATAGCTGCACAACGGATATAACCGATAGCATCAACGAAGTTATCGCGCTTGGATGTATATACATCCCTGGCCACCTTTAGTAGCATCATCATCATTGCTGCGTCGTAGGCAGAAATCTCTGCCTCTGGATCTTTTCTAACTGATAGATAAGCATTCCATAGTGTGGATATTCTTTCGTGATTTGGTGCTGGGTGGTCATAGTCTCTACGACGATCACCAGACGTCAAACGAAGGGCTTCCTCTAGGATGCTTTCTTTTTGTGTGGTAGTTTTACTCATGGATTTTGACCCTAAGCTAGTATTGCAGCCCTGTCAAACGGATTTCTCGGAATATTTTTCAATAACCTGGTCAGGTCGTTTACCTACCCAAAATATAGCCAAATATGGGGGAGTGTTGTATTGGGCTATCTCTTTATAGCTTGTGTTTAATCCTGCTAGGCTGTACGCCCTTTGCATATTCCAGAAGTCATTATAGTTGTCTGCTGTTGCTTCCCACCATTGTGGAATTTCTACTGTGGTTTTTTTGTGTGTCATGTGTTTTATGTTGATAGCTAAAAATTAGAGCTCAGGACAGGACTTAAAATACTCCACGTGCCATTGGAGCATACGCCTAATACCAGAGGGTTATTGGTTGTCCTGAGCTAGAATCACATTAGCCCTATATAGGCTATGTGGCAAATAAAATTTTCCGGATTGTGTTAGTCACTGCCGGACCAGTGCTCCCAAGCCTGAGTGTGTCAGATTTAGAAAATGGTTAATGGTTGTTACTTTATAGGGCTAGAATAAATCTACAGGTTTGGACCCCTTTGAATTATTCTATCTGTTATTTTTTTGGGCGGGAAAGATATGATATCTCGCGGCCACAGACGGTTGTAACATTAATGATTTAACCGATAAAATACATTACCAAATTTTCCCAGTAGTTGTAGCTCCTAGATGGTTGATTTCCTTTGTTCTCACATTCATCACCTGTATGCCTATGAGAGGATGTATCGTTTATCTTCAGGATTTCCACGTATACACACGGCGGCTGACGTGCTTCTCAGTGTGGGTTTTATATACAACTACTGGGATAAAAAGTGTTCCTCCACCCGCAGCTAGCTTCTCTCCCCCATGATGACTAGTCATGTTTCTTATTACTCATGCCTGATATAATAGAGGGATTACACGTGCAGGGAACTGCGGTCTCTTTCGCTTTAACGATAACTGTAGTCGTGCAGTATTCGTCAAGCTATGAGCAAGGGGAGCGACCTCACCCTAGGAGGAAAATTAATTGACCTATTCGCCCAAAACGTCTTCGGTCTACGAGTTCTTCTGACACACTGGATCAGCTCTAATGTGCTGCCAGCTTATCGCAATGGGATTTCTCGGATAAAATGTTGCTCCCCTCAGTCCATGGTATTGGACAAGAAGGGAGCGGGTTCGACATTCAAATTGGTGGAGGCGAGGGGACAGATAATTCAAGAATTTTCATCCTTGTCTGGACTATTCCTTTTTCTTGGAGTATGGTTGTGCTTTAACCGTGTTCAAGAAAAACCGCATTTATGAAATTGTCTATCCAATACACCGCTGGACTTATTGACGGAGAAGGAACCATTACTCTTAGTTATGATAATAAAAAAGATAAATGGCGAGCTCCTATCGTCTCAGTCAGCAGCACTACCCTTGAAATACTTGATGCCCTTAAAGAATCCTACGGAGGATGTATTTGTAAGCATAAAGTATATAAGGATCACCATAAGCAGGCATATAGTTGGAGATGTCCAAGAGGTGGCGCAGTTAATCTTTGCGCCAGTCTTAAAGACGTCTTACTTGTACCTGAAAAGGCTTATCGCGCAAAAATGATTTCAGATAAGTATCCTAAATGTACACCTAGAAACGGTAAATACACAAAAGAACTTTCTGAAGCCAAATCTGAGTTTGAATATGATTTTTTCCATCCTAGTAAGCCATAGCACTTTCGTGATTTAGGCTCCTATGAGTCTCTAGCCAGCTTACTCCTTTCGGATTCACCGGACGGTGTTAGCATCAGCATTACCTGGAAGCTTTCGCCGTTTGAGCGGTTTTTTCACTGGATAATTACTTATCCAGGCGACTCTTTATGAATCGAACCCCTGTCACTTACTCATTTCAATCAACCGTGTACATGCTTTTCACATTTAATATAAGAACCACAATAATGTGTAAAAGCGCAGTTCAGATTTCCAACTTAACGCAATTGGTGCGTATGCGAGTTATACCCTCACAACATAATCGAGGTACCCTTTTGTAGTACTGGGCATCGGGCGTCCCTGTACCGTTATTGCTACTAGCGGCTCTTGCCGCTGCGGTTAGGCAGCGAGAAGCTCAGCGTCAGCATAGCCATACTTTGCAAGAATGGCATCTGCCTCGGCGAGGCTAGGAGCAAGCATCTCGTTAGAGTTTGCTTTTATTTTTGTTCTCAGATGATTAAGGAGGCCAACTGAGTTCCTCCGCATGTGGGTGTGATATCTATTTGTAAGCTCGAGTGCCTGTAACGCCCCCAAATTTTTATAAGTGTATTAAATTATTTAAGCCTAGTAAAGCAAAAGCTGCCTTCTGGAAGTTCTGCTCCGTTAGCTCCTGGGCTATAATAAACGTGAGGTTTAGAGGGTATTAATACCTTACCAAACTTCTTGGCGATTAACACCACTGTTTCCATAATGCCCAGAGCATATGTATGTACCAGATTTGAGGTGTTGTTTTTGGTGTTCCGTAGCCACATCTTATCGTCATCAACATAGAGCTGATGTCTATAAGCGGATTTCTCCCCGATCTTTATTGTTTCCTCTCTGGTATATTTACATCCACGAGCAAGCATGAATGTAAAAATAATATTACCAAGAGGTTTTAACATTTCGGTATCACTCAATAGTTCTTCTATATAGCCTATAATGCCTCTATTAAATGTACCCATGAAGTCTCCGTAAATGATGTCAAAACCAGCATCTGTGGGATTAAACATCCTAGAGTTAAAATCTCTAACCACCACTTCTTCCCATTTGTTGGGTAGTAGTTCTGTTTTTACGTTTTTACCATTAATCGTGGCAGCTACTTCTAGCGCTTTCTTATAAACTACAGGATTTGACTCTGTGCCTAGAAAGTTAATCTTATTATTAGGGAAGTTCTGAATCAACTGGCTCTCCCACAGCCACTTCTCTGCAGGTAATGATAAAACATTAACTGGTTGATTTCTATACTCACGATATGTCATGAGCTTCTTGAGATCCCTATTGATATAAAGATCATTGTCTCTTTTTGCCTTACGGGCAGGTGAAGCCCAATCTATTACTTCTACGTTTTTAGCCATGTTTGTTTTATGGTTATGGTTGGTGTTTTGGTTTAGGGGAGGGGACAGTTAAAAATAAGTTTGTGTGATCATCACCACTTAGCAGATTAAATACCACCAGCGTGTGGTTAAAAATCAATCTACTAACCGTGTCGCCAGATCTCCTGGGCGCTCTACTCACAAGCTTATTTAAATTCGGGGCGCGTTCCTGCCAAGACTTCTGCAATTGTCATTAGCAAGGCGGGTGGTTTGTTCATTGTCTTTGCAGAGAACCTATGAGGTTGTCACCAAATATGGGGTTATACCATATTGACCTATTAGGAGCGTACTTAATTACGATACGTTCCATTTTTGCTGCGCCCAATCCCCCAGCTAGTTTAGCCGGGACGCTCTATGCCTAGTTGGCTATTTATACTCGCATAGACGAGTTTGAAACACACCCGTGTTGTACCATACACAATCCAAAGCACGCACTAATTGGCTATGTATCGTCGCAGGATCTCCCTGCACCCTATTCGGGGAGTGCTTCAAAAATGAGGATCTGTACGCCCGTTTGCTATCTATCTCGGAGCAAGGCAGGGGTCTCGAGATCCCGCTTGCTTGTATAGACAATATCAACCGTGGACCTTTGGTTAATTAGCGGGCGTACAGATCTTCCCCCCAAAAAGCTAAATGTAACATGCTATCTTCTGTAAGGAAGATGCACGTTGTTGGGTGTGGGGTTTGTTAACCGATTGATTTACCGCTATACCCTAAATTAATAGAGCCCAGCAAATCGTGGTTACATTTTATTATACCGCAAAAAATGTGTGTTCTAAATGGGGGGGTTAGCACCCATTTAGAAGCTGATTAAGTCTCTTTATTTCTGCCTTGTCGGCTCTACGTATCTCAAACAAATCATCAATACTTACGAATGTTCTATCATCATTCTTATTAACTTTCACAATCTTGGGATGGTTCTCTAGCACCTTAATCTTTTCATTAAGTTTCTCTAGTTCTGCCATTAATTCATTCCTGGTGACCGTTAGCTGTACTGCCATATTGGCGTGAACTTCTAAGTTGTTCTTAAGCTCTGTGTTTTCCCTGATCAACTTGTCTACTATTTCGTGGCTCATGTATGTTTTGGGTTTGTGTGGTTTAGTTGTAGAAAGGGGTGTAGCCCGCTCTAGTGATTCCTTCATCGTGATTAATACTTCCTCCGTGTGTTCCTGGTAATTCCGCAAAATCGATAGGATTACCTCTCTCATCCGCTCCGAAAATTAACGTTTCCGGTTTATCAAAATCTGGTTTTGAGCAGGTGACAATTATATAGCTGTGCCCATCTAATGGATGGGAGAGACTGTATAGTCTGCTATCAGCTGCCCAGTCTTCTAACTTTTTTATATATTTGGCTATCTTCATGGTTAAAAAATAGACAGCGATAACTTGCCGTCTAATTAATTATACCAATCAGTTAAGCTATTTAAGCTGGGGGGTGTAAAACTATCTTAGCGAGATAGATTCTAGCGGGATTTTGATGTTCCTATGGTATCTGCTCCTGGGGGCCATGATGGCTTTAAATCATTCCTGTGTAATTGATTTTCGCCAACGTCCGCGCTCTCTGCGTGAGGACTTGCTGAGCTATACTCTAAGTTGAAAATATAACTAGCAACAAAGATTGTTCTATCTTTTGGACCTTTACCAGAACCCACTGGTTCTTTTAAAACTATGTCTAGATAGTATGCACCAGCAAACATTCTGGAAGTGATATAGCTTGGAATCCATATCTCATACATACCTGTTTTTTTGCCTTTGTATATACCATTATCCATAATACCAGTCCAGGTTGTGTTAAGGGCGTGAGGATCGGACTTAACAACGGTAGTAATATGATACTTTTCATCATTCACGGGTTCTCCCTTATAGTAAAGCACAGCATCAAGAACTACGTCCTCTCCCTGAAAATAAGTTGATGGGTTTGGTACACCCTGCTCGTAGGGTATACCTGGGAAACCCATAAAACCAATAGGAGAAGTATATTCTCTAAGTGGTGAGTTCTTTCTGCCTCTTATTATGCTCTGTCTGGGCTCTACAGTACCATCAATAGATTCTAAAGGCACAGGTATACTTGTACCATCTGCAGAATTTATATAGTATGCTGGATGCTGGTTTGGATTACTCATATAATCGAGTATACCAGTAAACTAGATGCAAATCATCTCTAATTTATTAGTAGCATTATTCCTCTTATAGTAGCATAGTTCATCCAGTAGGAGAGCATTCTTTATAGCTAAAAAATCAGAGTCATTGAGTGAATTTAATGCACTTTCTAGAATTTGTTTATTAACATCTGGGGTTATAATATTTCTAGAGCAATTGCAGCTGTTCGTTGGGGTTGTGCTAAGCTCGTTTTCTTTTAAACTCGCAAACCTAGGCATTTCTTGCAATGCAGGTGTGGTTTTTATAAGTGTTAATATCTGGTTTACGCTGGTAAACACCATTCTTCTTTTAGCTGTGGACATATATGTATTTTAGTTGTTTGTAGGTAATAGTTGTACAGGAGAGCATAAATCGGATTCCAGAAATGTCAACCCAACAAATATAGTATTGTTGTTTAAACCTGCCTGTCGGTTTCCGGATATATCTGTGTAACTGCTCAGGGTGGGAGTTATATTTGTGTCTTGAATAGGCTGCTGCACAGAATTTCCGTCAAAAAGATAAATATTGCTGCCTGCTGTGAATTTAAAAACACCGTTTTCATCTGGTGGTATTCCATTAATATATGAAATAATATCACCACAGTCATGGTATGCATCAGGTAAAAATCTAGTTGTACAGTCCATCTGTAAACCTAACCGATAACCTGCAGTCATGTTTATTAAGTTATTATTAAAATTTATAGCGTAGTTATATCCAGGAGCAAATTCTATATCTCCTGTTATACCTATGCTTGTTGCTGACTGCAATGGAAGAGATGGAACCAATGTATCGGTGTTTTTAGATCTAATAGTTAATGGTGCTCCACTAGAATTAGCTGGCCACAATCCAGTAAAAGTCCATTGAGCTCCAGGTGAAGGGTTACCAGAGGCTCCTGTTATTCCAGCAACCAAACCTCCGTTAAAAACAATTTCATAATTTTTGGGATTAGCTTGTATTTGTGGTCCCCATGCGGGATTACCTAATCCAACACTCACTGTGTTTTGACCAACAGTGGCCTGTCCCTGAAAGTTCATTATGTTTTCTATTTTGAACCCTCCGCTAACATAATTAGGATTACTTGAGATACTAACAACCCCATTCCATGCTCCACCAAACTGATAAACAACCGCAGGCTCTACAGGAACAGCAACGTTAAAAACAGTATTTCTTGTTACCTTTTTTAAGTCCTCACCTAGAACCAATAAACTTCCTGCGGTGTTTCTTAAATAAAGTGGAAATTTTATAGCATCCACGCCAGAAACGCCGTGCTCTGCATAGTTATAGTCAAAAAAGTTATCAGTGAAAATGACAGTTATATCTGTGGAATTAACTACCAATGCTGTTAATTTAGCTGTATTTGGGTTTGTTGAAGTGTTGATATTCAAAGACAAGTCAAGTATAGCTCCATCCGGGATCTGTGAAACCGTCTTACCCTCAATTAGTGGGTAAGCTCTCAGTGCGTTTTCATTAAGCCATTCTAATACTTCCATATTATGCAGATAATGTTGTTAGGGCTAGGCTGGATGTGTTGGCTGACGCCTGACCAACAACATATATTGAGAGATTCTGATTACTGATAGACTTAAACTTAACTATATCATTTCCACTTAATGTAATATTATTGTTTAAAGGTTTAGTTAGGTTTATTTGTTTGAGTGGGTGTATTTTGCTATTTGTTGGCACAACGGCATTGGCAACAGCATTAAATGTAATAGATGCTGGCGAAGTAGAGGTGTTATAAAATATTGTATTTACACCGGCGGATGTCTGGTAAACTATACCACCTATTTCTGTGAAACTATCTGCTGTATCTTGGTTGGCTCCCAAAACGAGACTACCATAAGAATTATCCAATCGGTATACAGCGTCATTTAGAGGAATACTTCTAACTGTTGTTGGTATGAACGGGAGTGTTGTGTTTAACTGCTCTCCTACATAACTACCCCAAGCTGTGTTGGCTCCTTCGCCTATAGTTAAACATCCAAGATACCTATCTCTTCCTGAGTCATACATTCTTAAATTTTTTATACCAGAATAAAAGTCAGTTTTTTGATATCTTGCGGTTACTTCACCATTATCAAACGATATTGTGAATTCCATATAATCTTCACCTACCAGTAAAGATGTAAACACAGGTATAAAATTATCAAATTGTATAAATGATGCATCAACCAACAGGTCGTTTATTTGAAATGGTGCAAAAAATGGATAATTAGTTAATCCATTTTCATTTTGCCATCCTAATGTAGTATATTCAGCCATGATTATCTGTAGTAGAGATATGGTTGAAGGGTAGAAACTCCTCCAGATACACTATTAAAATAAACCGAAAATGTGTCACCATCAACAATATTCATAGGTATGGCATAACCTAGACCGGGGTTACTGTGAGTTGGATAAATACTGTCATTCACGGTTCTTACGGTGGTAGAGCTATTAGGTGGGATAACTATTCTCTGGAATCCCTCTACGTTGGATGTACTCGGTGCTCCTGATATAAGTTTCGTAGTGCGTAGTAGAGATACAGTTAATGTGGCTGCTCCTGTGTTTACATATACTAATGATAATGAGTATTTTTGTTTTGCCGCAGCTGGGTTTATGGAGACCTTGCCTATTAACACAGTTGAGTCCGCATTAGCAGTAATTGGACTTATAGGTGTTATGCTGCTATACGTAAAGAATTGAGGCCACCACATAAACTCTGGGTCTGTTACAGAATATAAATTGCTGGCGTGATATGCTGATTTAGTATAATAGCTATCTAGTCCTGTTGCTGAGGGGTTGGATCCTGGGAGTGTTCCTCTTTTTATATATATAGGTGAAATAGGGGGAAGTACTGAATTTCTTGCATTACACAAAGTATTAAGGGTTATAGGGGCGCCGCTGGTAATTGAATTTGCGGTTACTGACAATCCACCTAAATCAGTCAATTGGTTTGAATTATCTATATTTTGCTGACTCTGAAAAGATAACGGAGCGACCCCCACCATGAATAAATTACCCTGTAATGCAGGTAGATAATTATAAGTATTATGAGAATCAACAGACGTAGGAGATTGATAAAACGGTATAGCTCCATCAATGTATCTAATAACTGGTGTAGGGCAATTATTGAACAGAGAGGACTTATCTCCTAAGCTCGTAACACTAGCAGAATCTATAACTCCAAAATCAATTTTTTTTGGTGAGTCTACTGGTCTAGATTTTATAATGTTAGACAACACCCCAAAATTTACATTTCCTGTTAACCTGGCTCCCCTATAGTTAATACTGGTGACTCCAGGAGGGGTATAATAAAAAATAGTAGACTCCTCTAATTCCATTGCGAAAGGTTCAAAAGTATAAACACCAGATAAGGCACTCATGGCCTCCACAGTACCTACAATTAAATTACCACTAGTGAATTTCATTGACTCTGTGAGTCTTAGTGATGTGAACTCTGAAGTTATGGTTCCATAAAATATACCGATAGTTTCAAAAAAAGAATTAGATAATTTAGCTGCTAAAGTTATTCTTATATCAGCACCATCCACATATATCTGCCTAATAAATATATTCTTTCTGTCTAAGGTTGTGGTTATGCTTGCACCTACCAATAATTCGTTACTCACTTTTCTTCCGTCTATAGCGGTGAGAGAAGATTCCGCTTTTAACGGATAACTTCTGAATTGATTCTTGTTTAAAAATTCTAATGAGCTTAAAGACATAGCTATACGTTAATTTATACCTTCCTAACCTGTAATTGTACAGTCTTTGTTACCGTGGATGAGCTCCAACAAGGGTCTGAAATTGGGGTAAATGAAACAAGCAGTGGATAGCTTGCTATAGTTCCTACAGCCTGCCCTGTCATAGGGTATACTGTTCCTACTGCTGGGGAATATGTAAATTCCCCCTGTACCTCTGAGTTATTGTCTGTAGTTAGCACAGCTATTGCGTTTAATTGATCACCACTCAATGGGGTTGTGGAGGTTATCTGATCTGGGGTGGGCCACAATATTGTAACCGGACCAGCAGTTACATCGAATTGGCGATTCACAGTGGTTATTGCTATATTTGCATTGTCAGTAGGTGTAAAGGTTATTGAAATTGAAGAACTACCTGCGGCAAGTCTCGAGTTTGAATATAATGAATATGAGAAAGTTCCAGGATACGGTGGAGTAGATCCCTCTGTAGCGGTTAATAATCCCGCGGATAGTGCAGTAGCGCCGCAATATATATTGGTTGGCGGAGTCCAATTTATTGTTGCTGCTGCTTTGGTTACATTTAATGCCACAGATAATATGGAATCTGCGTAGTCGGCATCAGTTGATGTGAATGTGGCGGTTAGTAAACTTATTCCTGCATTGAGTCTTGTGCCAGCTGCGGGAGAGTATGATATACTTCCTGCTGCCGGGGTTGTTTGTGTGGCGTTTAACTGAGTCGAACTGAGCAGGGTACCATAACTGATGCTTGCTGGAGTTGCCCAATTTAATATGGATGGTAATTTTGTTAAATCCAAAGTGATATTAAAATTCTGTGAAGTACCTGCAGGATTACTAGCAGTAATGGTGATTTGATATGATTGTCCTACATCACCATTAGATGGAGTGCCTATAATATTGCCATAGCAGTCTATGCTCAGGGATGATGGTAATCCCACAGCTACAAATGCCGTTGGATTATTATAAGTATTAAATTTAATTAATGGCTTGTCTGCTGTGTATGGTCCTGATGAAGTATAAACAGATGGTTTGAACTTGTATGTGGTAGGCCCAGAGGTTACTGCAGTTATTGTGGTGGTAGCTTCAATAATCGATGGAACTCCTGTATAATTAATCGTATATTTGGTGTTTGATGACCCCCCAACATAGTTATCAGTAACAACTATATCATAATTTCCTGATCTATTTACATATGTTGGAGAACCATAAATGTTGCACGTGGCTGTCACATTTGCATTAAACGACACACCAACTGGAAGACTTCCAGAAGTTAAAGTGTAGGCCGTAGAAGAATCTTGACTGGTTATGGCCACACATACGTTACCTCCCTGTATAACAGGTATATTTTGAGTTGTGTCTTTTACTATGATTTGACAAGCAACTGTGGCCGAGGTTCTTGCATTATTTGCCGTGAGATTGACATTATATGTACCTGACCCTATAGAAGCTACCGGACCACCAATCACAGCCCCGGTTGCGCTATCGATTGTTAATGGGGATGGTAAACCTGTAGCGGAGTAACTTGTTGGAAATCCAGAGCACGTTAAAGAAAGCAATGGAGAATTATTTGTATATACTCTGTTTTGATAGTCCGGTGGATTGATAGTATAAATATTACTCGCGGTTGGTGAAGAGATGGTAACCTTGTCAGCACGATAGTCTATTAAAAAACTAAATGGTATAGATATACCGTTTTTGCGGGCATAAATAGTAATTGGATATTTGGCGCTTGTGTCTATTGTACTAGTTCCTGATATGTTGCAACCCGCTAAACTAGATGTATTAAAGGTTAATCCTTGCGGTAGGCTTCCTGAATATGTGTAACTGTCAGAAGCTCCGAGACCAGTTATCTTATAGCAGTAGTTTGAGTTATTATATACAACGTCAGATACCGGCGAAGCTGAAATATAAATAGTTATAACTACATAAGATTTTGCTCCAGCTATGTTTTTCGCTGTGATGGTTGGATAGTAATATCCCTCAGCAACAGAAGTAGATCCTACTATTTGACCAGCGTTATTAATGCTAAGTCCTGTGGGTAATCTGTCAGCCGTATAGCTTGTAGGAGAATTATCGGCCAGAACCTGTAACAGTGGTGCGAGTGTAGTATAGTTAGTTGTACTATATGTGGGAGATACAATGTAGAATGTTTGCTGACTGACTGGATAAGTTATTTTAGGTGCTGGTATATAATTTATATTAAACTGGCGACTAGATATAATTTTTCCTTTTGTTATTTTTAATACTATGTGATATGTAGCAGCGGTGGTTTGTGCTAGCAGACCTGATGGATAATATAAGTGGCAAGAGCTATTCACACTAGAGTTTACATATAACCAAGAAGGCAGGGATTCTCCGTATACTGGCTCCACCGCGAATGAAACATTAGGTGTAGTTTTTAGCTCATTTAAATCCGCGAACTGGTAACAAAAAGCTGTGCCCTCATAAGCATTTATAGTTTCAGGTGTGGAATTAAGTAAAATATTTAATGTTACTGTTGAGGAGTTGCCTGCCGAGTTGGTGGCGTATATGCTTACAGGATAGTTTCCTGCAGTGGTTGTGGTTATTTTACCAATAATATTTCCATAGTTATCTATTGATAGTCCTGCAGGTAGTCCTGTGGCCGAGAAAGACGTAGGCAAATTATCAGCAGCAACAACAAGGAGAGGATGGTTTGTTGTGAAGGTTGAAGATTGCCCGAAAGTATTATTAAAATCTGGGGGATATATGGTTAAGGTTGAGCCGTCTAATGGATATTTGATATTCGGGATAGATGAGTTTGGAATATCATATTGTATTTGCCTATACCCTCCGGATACTAAATCTTGTCTAACAATCACAGAAGTTACACCTGAAGTTAACTCATAGTTAGTTCCTGAAAAATTAGCTACAGCTCCATTGCTACTTAAGTTTAATTTAGGATCAAATATCAGCCAACCCGGTAAAACAGCATTTACCGACATAGATACAACGTCACTTCCTACTATAATAATATAATTAAATGGAACCCCATAAACAGCTGCTGGAGTTGTTATAGGATTTCCCTGTATTACTAATGCCACTGTTGATGTTAATGAACTTCCAGCTTCGTTGGTTGCCCCGAATGTTAAATTATATGTAGCAGGATAATTTGTGTTGCTAGGCATCTGTATTTTACCAACCAGCCCTGCGCCAGAAACAGACAGCCCTGGAGGTAGGCTAGGTGATCCAATAATAGAATAACTCGTTGGAATGTTGGTTGCTATTATAGGGAGTAGTGGGGAGTATTTAGAAAATACTCTAGTCGTTAGGGTTTGTGGACCACCATCAGGTGGATATATTGTAAAGGTTGAACCTGAAGGTGGGTAACTTATGACAGGGCGGGCAATATATTTTAATGCTAATGATATGGCTGATATTTGTGCGCCCCTTCCAGTGATTGTTATAAAGTATGTTCTGCTAGTAACCCCTGTTGGATTGCCTGAATAGAGTCTGGGGCTTGATTGGGTTGTGCTGACCGTTAACCATGAGGGTATGTCACCCGACACTGTGTAGGATGTTGCTCCATCGATTGATATGGGGTAATTAAACTGTTTTCCTGCTGTTGCTGTTGCGGTGTCTGACCTGGATGAAGTGGCTACGCATAATGCAGCCGTAAGTGTGCTTGAGGGGGCGGGAATTGTGGCTGCGGCTACTGCACCATTAAGATAATACGGTATAGTAACATTAGGTGTAGCTGATGTATTTGTTACAACAAACGAAACTCCCCCACTGTTTAAATTACTAGAGCTAGGAGAACATGGTATGAAATATATAGATTCGTATATATTATAGTCTTGGCAAGCTATACTTCCACTTGTTGCTCCATAAGCTATTTCACCTTTACTGTTTTTTATTTTAACAGAGGAGTTAACCAACTGAGCCAAACCTGAAGATTCTGAAGCTACGCTATATGTGATAGGGGCAGCTGATGGATTATATATAATAATTACAGAAGTAACGAAAGTACCATAATTTCTAGAATCGTTGTATGCTTCTACCGTACCATAATTTAAGTCTATGTACGGTATGTTTTGTGTTGATACTTTTAAATTTTTAGTAATTATTGCAGAATTAAGCGCATTCTTAAACCCAAGATCCATCACAGTAAAAGGATAATATACTGTGTTAGTATTTAATAAATTACATTGAGTGGTAAACTCGCTAGGGGTTTGTGTGGTGGGACCTATAAGAATTTGACTAGAGGTTAGTACTTGCTTTATTTGAAATGTATATGTTTTTGAGCCTTTTGTAATTTTTATATCTCTACCCTCATGAAAATACTTTTTAAATTCTCCCGTGCATGTCTGTGACTGGTTTCCTGTTGGTGTTGGGCACCATGAGTGCGCTGCAAAATAAGCGCTATTCACTATGTTGGACGAACTCTCTAATGAGAATGGTGATCCAACTATATTACCTGAGCCATAGGCCTGGCTAGGATTGTTTACAATCTTATATAACTCAGCTGCACCGTCTGTAATTCTATTTAAATATGTTGCAAACGCGCTTAAATTTTCAGGAGCACATTTAGCGCTACAGTTATTTTTAAATATAAGTCCATGACCGCCCGCGCTAGACGATATAGCATTAAACACTGTTTTTTTCTGCTTTATAGTAATAGGAAATCCTGTGGTTATGATTGGCCAGGCGCCAGTAATTATCCAGTCTGTTACTGAGCCTGACACGCGAGTGGCCCCTGTTAATTTTTCAGCCACATAACCACCATTAAAAATAATACCGTAATACCCAGGGTTAGCGGCTATCGCGGGCCCTAGCGATGGGTCAGTTAATCTTACAGTTATTGTGTTTGCCCGTACTAATCTTGGAGGATATGGAACAACATCGTGCTGAATTGTATAAGTTATCCCGTCATTTATCGGTGTAACAAATTTTGAATAATCTGAGGCAGTTTTTATGTGGTTGGGATCAGATGACAACCCAGTTATGTCTGTTAGTTGTGCTGCAGACAATAAACCAAGTGAGTAACAATCATCTGCATTTAAAAAAAGTGAACCAGCGTCATTAGGGCTAACTTCATTAACTGTGTATAGATCTTTTATATTGCCTGTGCTGCAGGGATCCCATAAGCCTGTACCGTTACCACGTAGCACATCTAAATAAATTGTCTGGTTTGTTCCGCTGCTGAATTCATTGTTAGCTCCGTTGCTTATATAGGCAGTACTTCCAGAAAAATATGTATGAACATTAGTTAGTGCCTGTCCAGAAATAGCCCCCTGGGGTGTATAGGCGTTAAATGTTAATGACTTTACAGCTCTTGGGTAATATTGAATTACAGAAGAAACAAACTCGGTTTGATCTGCTGTGTAAGCGGTTGGGCTATAGTCGCCCACCAAAAAAGATATCCCAGGACCGAACACCAATTTAATACTCCATTTTAACGATGAATAAGATATAAAACTTGTGGTCTGATTAAACAAATGACTTTCTGCTGCAGCAATAGGAAAAACAATATTTCCTATTATTCCTAAATTTACCTCAGACAACTCTATAGAAATATTTATAGAGATTTTAGAAATTTTTGAGATATAAACCCTTTTTATATCATGCTCGTTTGTTATAAACAAAGCGTCAAGAAAAGCATCATCAGGAATACTAAGACTAGAATTAACCGCCCTACTATCCTTGAAGGGGTAGCTAATTAAACTATTAGTGCTTAAATATTCTAGCGCAGGCATATACCGGTAATTTTAACTTCCACATGAGCAGCTAGAATTAACGGTTGTTAAGTAACTGACCAGCTGCCCATTCAATGTATTATAATAGTTCTTCAAATCAATGAAACTATTTTCTAAGCTGGTTAATCTGGTGGTTAGCGTGGATAGATCTGTACATCCTGAACAAGGGGTACAACAAGAATCATTGAACTGTAGTGTATATGCGTTGCCGCTAGATATCTGCATACAATCCACACCTATTAATGTGAGATTTCCAGAAGCGGGATCTGGTGTAACACCATTTATTTTTTGTATACAATTTGTTTTAGTACAAATCTGATTTAATCCTAAGTTATCTCCAACATCCATAGCAACACTATTGTTTATTGCGTTATACGTGAATGTCATGTTGGTTCTGGCATTCATGGTTATGTCACCTGTGAATGTATCTGTGTTTCCATCAGCATCAATATATGTGATAGAATTTACTCCTAATAGTCCTGGTACTATGGTTCTTGTTTCTAGCTCTGTAGAGGTATTTAAAAATGTGAATTGTCCGGCAGGTTGGAGTTGGAGGGCATCTCCAGTGCCTATTGTTATTTTTCCTGTACTCCCAGCATAAGTACCAATAGGGGTTAAGTAATATGTATCGTTTAATTTGTGACTATTAAAATCCACAAAAAAACTTCCAACTATGGTGCCACTAGTATATTCCGCAATTTGTATAGTGCATGAAAATAAGTTATTAAAAAATGCAGATATATAAAATCTTGCTGCAGTATTTGTACTTGCAGATATAGATATATCCACAATAAGTGAATCAGGAATTTGGAAAAGTCCATCAGTGCTCGTTACGCTGCTACCTTCTCTTATGGGGTATCTGCGTAATGAGTTTAGGTCAAGATAGTCTAATGAATCAATCCAGGGCATCGTTAAGAGTTAGTTATTCCCCAGTAGATGCCTAAAATTCCAACATCCCCAGTATAGTCATTTGCGGAACCTGTTAGAGTTCTTGTGAGCTTGAAGTTTACAACGGTATCTTTTCCTATGTACTGTGACGGTATAGTAAGACCACCGGTAAGGTTTATCGGTGTATATGCCGTATATCCCCCGGTCGGCATGCTTAATGTAACTCGAGATGATGAGAAAGATGTTAATCCAACAGTGTTATTTATACCTAGAGTGCTCGGGGAAGCTGAACCATTCTGTGCTGAGGTTGCACTATACTCAAAAGTAATGGCTAAGTTTGTATTTGTGCTGTTAGCGTTATATGGGGTATTTCCAAATACTTGAAGTACCAAGTTTAATGGGGCGTTGTTAAAAGCATCTTTTGTTAAAACTATTTTACCAATCAATCCGTATGGTACAGTTACTGGATTGTTATATGGGAACTTGATATAGGAATTTAAACCTCTGAATTCAAGTCTTGAGTTTACCGGCTCTATAGAGTCAACTAATCCATATGCTCCTCCGGAAAGATAAGAGACATTGTATGCTCCAGGGCTGCCTGATACTGGTGAAACATTTATACCACCTGTGCCTACTAGCTTAGCAACAACAGGGGTTACTTTTTTTGTGAATTTTCCCTGTATATTGTCCCATGTTAGGTCTGCGATAGCGCTACCTGCAGTATATGTTGAATTAACCGACGAAGATACCGGTACGCTTGTTGCGTTATTGCTAATAGCTGCAGTACCAATAACTATTGGATTTGCTGTTGGGCCAACAATAGAAACTTGCGTGGTTGATGTGATTGTAGCGGAAAAAACCGAATTCCAACTATTGTTAACATCGTAGAAGCCGGAAAGAGTAATAGAGGTACTGGAGTTTAAACCGTGCGGAGATGTAAAAGTTATCACGCTAGGAATACCTGCAGACCATGTGACTGAAGCTATCTCTGGAAGATCTGAATATCCTCTTTTTATAAACTTAGGAGTAACGTTAACAAGTAAATCTCCTGTGGTAGAAGACTCTCCTGGCTTATTTTTTAACTGAAATGAAATAAAATTGCTGCTGTTGTTTGGTTGCGTTCCTGTGGGGGGATTGGCTGTTATATTGTATGGATCAACAGAACTAACTAATTGTGTGCGTAGAGCAGGATTAAACTTAGCAAAAGATATAAAAAGTCTAGGCCTGCGGAAATTACTTCCTTTATACGTTTCCCATGCTGTTGGGTCCCAAGTACCTCCAGGTGAAGCTGTGAGGATATCATCCGCCCATGGTTGTGTATTGGCTTGATTTGAGAACCACCAAATACCGTAATTATCTATAGAGAAAATTCCATCAGGGGAATTAACGTCGGCATAGCGTTGAACAATTCCATTTGCAAGAATCTGCACAAAGTTTGACGGTACAGGAGGCAGGTTTCCACCCAGTTCTATAGCTTCAGCAATTTCGTTACTGTTAAGTATTGTGGAGTCTGGTCCGCTTGTTAAATTACTTGGAATATAATAAAGAAACTTTGCTACCTGCCCACTCGGTGAAGTTGGTATTGTATAGCCTGGTAAATTAGCTGAGGTGGCAGCTATCCATCCAAGCCTGTTAGGATTATTAGGTGATCCATTAGGTGTGGGTATACTCCATGTTGTACCATCATTACTTAATACAGGAGGATAAACAGGACGGTCTAATATATTATATCTATAGTTTATAAAAAATTGTGTGAATTCATCCACAGATGGTTGAAGAAAGAATTTAGTCGGTGATACTGCATATCCAACATAAACTGGTAGACCATCAGGATTTTGGGTGAGTTTACCTGGCATCTTTCTAGAAACATAGTATGGTCCAACATTAAATGTGGGCTTAATCCTATTTCCATATTGGTCTAAAGAATACTCTATCAACCCACTATATGGATCATCTATAGGTATAGAAAAATCGCACATACCCTGGATATAACAATCAGCAAGATTACCAGGATTAATATTTCTTATAATACCAAAAATATAGTTTGAGTTATTAGGCTGAAACATACTGTTGGTTGGGGATGTTGAAAACCCTGTGGATGCCCTGGATAAACCCGATCCACCATTATCGTCACGATAATACACAACAGCGAGTTGTCCTGCTTGAATGGGGGATGAACCAGTTAGATCTGCTGGATGAATAGGTTGATTAAAACTCATCAATGCAGACTTATTTTGAAGTGCGTCAAAGGCATCATATAGATGCTGTTCTCTTTGAATAAGCTGCTCTAACGGAACATTAACAACAGACTGAGATACCTCTTGTCCGTCTTGAATTAATTTTACTGTGGGTACCCAGGGAGTTATTGGCATAGCTGTTTTAATTTACGAGGAATTTAATTCCCCAAGTAACCGTAAAATTAAAGGTGGCGTCATAATTAACTTTGTTAAATGACGTTCTAGAGAAGACTATATCAGTAGCTATATTTGTAGGATTAGGGGCACTCACCAGAGCTACCTCATAAATATTGCTAGACCCACCTAAAAATTGTGCTCCAGTGATAGCTGTGGAGGATGTTATCATGGTGCTAAATAGAACAGTATTATTCTTGTAGTTAGTGTCTGAAAGATACGTTGGGGCAAATGTTAACGGCTCCCTCAAATAACCAAATGGTGATGTAAAATTTGCAAATGGTTGAGAATAAGCAACATCTATAGTCGGTGGAGTGAACGAAGTGCTGTTGTTATATCCTATATACATACCCCAGATACCCGCGTTGGGAACGCCTGCCAAGGCATTAGCCATCACTGTGGCTCCACCATATAACACAAGATTAGGCTGATCTACCACTAATTCAGATTCTCCCGTGACTGGACAGGACTTCCAAATCTTTACAAAGCCAGATATTGACTTGTTTAAATTATTTTTTTCTAGGGATCCCATATTTTCTTATTATACTTTAAGGCTATGAAAAGTCTATCAATAACACAGTAGGAACTGTGGCATTTGTTGGAGGCGGATTAGTGGCAGGAATACTTGTAAAAACTTTACCATCAAATGCCCTAGGAATACCAGCAGTTCTTTGGGTATTTGTTAGTGTAAACTGATCTAAGCTACTCGCCGAATGTAGCGGGATAGCTACCTTGGCTGGTCTTGGGTAACTACTAGACAACGTCGTGGCGTTATTAACAGAGGATTGTATTAAATGATTGCCTCCCGAAACACCAGAAACATAGGGAGCAGAATCAATATATGTAGAAGAACCTGCCGGCTCATCTAGTTCCCACCATGAAACAAGGTTTAATCCTAACCCAGATCCTAATGTCGGCGGCAGTGTAAGCCCTACTCCACTGTTATATAGTGCAGTAATTTGCCCGGTTGTAAGTAAAGTATTCCAATAACCTATTGAAGATATTGCTCCTTGAAAAAATTGTGCCGCGCCATTACATGCCCCAGCTATTGTAATTCTATTATTTCCGCCGCTACGAGAATTAACTTTAGATGTACCTACGGCAGTGCTCTGGTAGACTGTTCCGTTATCAACAGATATATAAGCCTTTTGAGTTGATGAATTAAACGCCGCCGTAAAAAAATGCCATGTGTTTAGCTGTACAGTTGAATTGGGTGTCTCCGCTGCCACATATCCAGATGCTCCGTTCAACAAAGGGTCAATCCCATCCATGTAAATGTCAAATCTAAGTTTACCATTGGGCCAGAGTCTAATCATATATGTATCCCATACAGGACCACCAATAATTGAATGAATAAAACTACTTGAGTTTTCGGTGGCTCTAAACCAACCTGTAAATGTAAAACTCCCACTGGGGCTGAGTAAGCTGTTAATAGGGCAATATAAATTTTGGCCTGTGCCATCTTCTCCCCTAAAACTTGCACCATTTATAGAAGATATGGTGCTCGTGCTGGGTGTTTTACTTAGTGAAAAAAGCCTGCTCTTATAGTCCTTGTAATAGTTAGAATCTCCGACCCCGGTTGTGGGTCTGGTTCCGTCTGAATTGGATCCATCAACACTGAGAGAAACTCCAGGAAGAGCTGGGATAGTATACCCTGAATTCATCTTACCATAAACATCAGCAGACAAATTTAAATTTACATATAACACCGTGTATACGTGAGAAGGTAAGTATTTTTGTAATAGTGGATAATAGCTAAAAAATGTAGAAACATCCTCAGGGCTATAAAAGTTAAACTTAAGCAACACGGTATTATTTTTAATAAAGTTATTAAATATAAAGTCGGCAGGCACAATAACGGCAGTGTTCCCTGGGTTTTTTAAACCTAGCGCCTTTTTATTAGCATTTATATTTTCTGAGCGGTTAATAAAATTGTTAAACTCAGCGACATCTCCAGCTTCGCCCAACACAGGAAAATTTATTCTTCCATTAGCGTCTAGTGTTGCAAGACTAGTAGAAGTAGAGAAGAATAACTGGTGTCTATAATTTCCTAAAAATATATGAGAAGATAAGCCTACCTGAGGAGTGTTTAATATACTATTCCACCATCCTGGTTTTACTAATGTATCGTAGTATTGAACAACATCAACAAGTATGTCACCGGCGTGAACAACCTTACCTATTTTGGCTCCCGCTATTAAATTTTGGTTATTTTTAAATCTATAAACTTCCTTATCAGTAATAACGTATTTATAGATATTGTCAGAATAAATATCCTGTATTGTCTCAGTTATATTAACCACAGGAGTAACTCCACTAAACGCGGCCATAATTGATTTAATAGCATTAACTGTGGGGCCTGATACAAATAAATTAAATATACCCTCTAGCATAGCTTTATAAGCGGCTGAAGATGGTAGTTCAAAATCAAACAAAACACCGAAGTTATCATACAGATAATTTTGGTCGTTCTCTGCGTTATAGCACCAAAGAATAATTAATTCATCATTATGCTTAACGCCATTACTATCTACAAACGTGGCTGGTGCTCCTTTTTCGGTTATTATTGTAGCCTTAGGGATATTTGAGTTTTGAAACAAATCTGAGTTAAAATAAAGCACATTAGAAGAGTCGATCACGACATCCACACCGTTTATATACACTGACTGAGGTCCGAGTACCCTATCAGCTATCACAGAAAATTTTCTTAGCGGTATATTAGGGGATAGGCTATAAACACCAGCAGACGCGCTTTTAGATTTACCGAATAAAAATGTTTGTCCCGCATAATAAGCATCACTTGCTGGCTGAGATCCAAAAACCGTAGATTTAGGTGCAAACTGTGATGGAACATAATTAAATTCTGATCTCTTTATTATTAGTGGCTGCCATTTTGTTCTAGATAATACAGGTGTATCTTTAATAGAATATGAGTTTAATACATCTATTAAATTGTAATAGCTCTGGATCAGCTCCTCTGCCATACCAAGAGTATATCCTCTAATCGTTCCTTGTTCCTGGAACACTTGAGTCCAAAACGACCCAAGAGACATAAACAAATTATTTCTATTTGTATAGTCTCCTGAGGGATATATAGAAGATAAAAAACCTAAATCCATTAGATTAATGTGATACCTATATTATCAATCACGTTTGTGCCACCAACTGATGTGTCATAATAGTTTATAAAAAACTGTGTGGTTTTAGGAGAAACACCAAGAGAGATATTTGTCGGAATCTTAAGATAATCTCCTCCCTCGACTTTTAGTGAAGATCCATCATTACACAAGATATTTCCTGTCATACTAATAGGTAATTCTACTCTTGATATATTATAGTTGTGGCAAATTGTTACTATTTTAGAGGCATGCACTGTTTCTCCAAATGGTATTGTGTTTATATATGTGAATAAGTCCTGTTTGAGTTGATTTATATTGAGAGAAGTATATGTGTCGTTAGAATTAGCCTTTGCTAAGGTTAAGTCTAGCTCAACAAAACAAGGAAGGGCGGCTTTTATAAGATAATCCGCACAAGCTAGTCTTTCAGAGCTAGAGGTTACTAAATCTTGTATTTCCCCTATATTAGGCTGGTAATATGCCGAGACTATAAAATTTAAATTACTTCCTACAGCTAATCCTGGGCTCTCATCATATGTAAATGTTACTTCAGCGGTTTGATACTTCGTAAATCGGGCATCTCTATAACTGTTAATCGCGTTGTTTATACCTGACTCAAATGATCTATAGCCATATGTGACATTTGTAATAGGAAAAGTACCTCCTGTGAGCTGTGGGGTATCTGGGATTATAGAGAACACCCTGTAGAAACCTGCGCAGTAACTACTATCTAGTTTTAAAACCCAAGTTTTATCTCCTGTTTTTTTTCCTACAATTGAAGCACTATAAGTCTCTGCACCTACACAATTTCTGATATACACGTCAGCCATACCAAAGGTTGAAATACCCATAGCATTATTCTTAGACCTCACCATCTCTATATCATTAGCTCCACAAACAGATAATGTTTGAAATGTTGGATATAGATTAGAAAGTCTATTTTGAATACCTGCAGGAGACTCAAACCGTGTGCTGCCTAATGTGTTTTTAAAACTAGCTATCAACTGCTTATCTGTTTGCTCTGGTAGGGCTGACGTAAAATTACCGTAAGCTTGAGCAGAAACAAAATTAGTTATTGTGGCCCCTTTAGGAGATAATGAGAAAGTGGTGCCAGAAGATACCTGTGAGTTATAACCTACTTGTGTCGCGATCACAGGTAAAATAAAATAGTATTTTTCTCCCTCTGTGTATAGTTGTAATTCACCTAAAGCGGTATTGGGGGTGGGAGATATTCTGAGTAGTCCAGTAACATTATATGTAAGCCCTAATGTGGGTTGAACAAACTGCAGGCCTGTCGGTACTGCATAATTACCAAAATAAGACACATATACCTGTATGTTTCCAGTAGAGTATGTTCCTTTATTGCGGGATGTATTATAGTTGGATGCAATTAAGTCCACAACTGGACTATAAGTATCATTAGTACTGGACAGTGCCTGACTAATCGCAGCACCTTGCGAAAGGGTTGTAATTTTGTTGTATTGCTCGTTTTGGACTGAGGCTGCCAACTTTATAACTAATTCACTAATAACAGAACCTGGTGCGGTATCTGCGCTACTATAGTTTTCAGATATGAATTTGGTAATTCTGCTGGCTGTATCTTGTATTAATTCACTCATAATTATATAGGTAAGGGTAACAGAAAGTTAGCAATATCTCCAGCCAATGTTGTTAACTGTACAGAAAAACTAATAGACCCTGAATATAACGTGAGGTCCAATAATTGGGTGCCAGAAAGTTGCTCATCTGCAGGAATATCGGGATTTGTTATTTGATACCCTTTTATAACATTAACTGTATTATAGTCGGCCAAAGAAAATATTTGTCGAGCTCTGATGGCGTCCACGGGAGATAGGCCCTGCTGTAAAGTTTTTAAAAAGTCTGTACCGAAGGTTGGGTATCCTGACTGAGAGCCTGAATTACTAAGCAATATTATAGCATATCTTTGTACTAGTTTTTGAACACCGGAGCAAAGCTGAGAGGGGTTACCAAAAGCTGGTGTCACAGTTACAGGGTCAATAGCCTGCGCGTTAGGTGTTCGCAAAATGCTAACATCTACTGTTCTACCTGAATAATTTGTTGAAATTCCAGAAATAGGCATATTATAAATCTAATTTCTGTTTAAATTTTAGGAATATTGCGGTAGATTGCCAAGCGTTATATATATTTCTTGCACCTTTTTGAGATAAATCTGCGCGGTAATACTGTAACCTGGGTTGATATCTCTGAATAAAACATCTATTAAACGAGTATAACTGGCTTATCTCTAGCTTTATCGCAGATATGCCTTTTCTGGATTTGGGGTCGGTTTCTTCGAATCTATCTTTATAGTCACTGTTGAGTTTTTCTCTGTCGGTAACTTTTCGCATATCTTCCATCTTCAGCGTATCAGTATATTCAACAGAAGATAAAAACCACTTTCTGGGCTTTCCTTGTTCTACCATTGATTTAGGAGTATCCACAGCTACCCAAGTTTTTATCTTTTTAACTAAATCTTCTAATGTATTGGCTATCATATTATTTCCATCCCTTGTTGAGCATATCGCTTATTATTTTTATGCGTTGATTTACTTGAGGTTCTGAAATTTTTAGCTTTTTAGATATTCCGTGAGTGTCCAGTACTGGTTTACCTCCAAAACCGGTCATATGCTCGAATATTAATTTATCTTTGGGTACAAGATCATGGTATACGAATGTCGCCCATTCGTCATTCGAGCTATCCATTATTGTGGGGGTATTGAGCATGTTTGTAAAAGAAATTATAGATTTTCTATTTTTAAGTAAGCTATTAACCGTTTTTATGCCCATACCTGAGTTGTCGGCGAGTTCTTCTGCTGTGGGCGGTCTTCCAAATTCACTCTCTAATTGTTTTTCCAAATTATTTAATTTATTTATTCCAAATTGGGTATTTTCAGGAAGTCTAACAGAACTGCCGTATTGTGTGGATAATCTAGATAACTTCTTAAGTTTATTTACTAGGTGTGTACTAAATTTTCCTGCGGCAGGAGAATATGTCTCGGCGGCCTGTCTCGCCAATTTATGCGCCTCTATTTGCACAGTAATAAATGGAATATTTGTAGAATACTTTTTAGCCTCCGAGTCTATCAACTTTCTGTGCTCTGATAATAATTTATTTATGTCTGTGTTATTCATATGTTAACTAGCTCCTATGTCTGAAATAAAAGAACTTTTAAATGAGGTTTCCTTGCCCTGATTGAACCCCGTGAATGCGTCTTCGCTAATACCCACAGGAGTTGAACCCATCCTACCACAACAAAAATTAACAATAGTCATGGCTGAGCCTCCTGCTGGCGGCGCCATATCTACTCTGTGCGTAACACTCTCTACCCAGAAGTCTAAATTAAAATTTGTTTCTCTTACAAACAATGTTCCACTAGCCCCTGGAACCCAATTAGGATTAAACGATAGTGTTATGCTGCCTTTTCTATCTCCATATCTAGCCTGATAAAATTTAATCTGGGCGTAATTTTTAAGCGTAGGGGACAGTGTTTCTTGGTATTTTGTTTGTTTTTCTTCTGCCCTCTGCTGTTGATTTTCTTTAATTTCGTTACCTCCATATTCATGAGGTTTATCGTAATAAGAAGTATCTTTTCCCTGATCTGCCTTTTGCTTTAATTCATTGGCGTCTCTGCCGTTATTTTCATTTGTAGAATAAAAAAGTGAAAATGGATGCTGCTCAACAATCAAAATACCTGAAGCTTGCGTTAATTCATGCTCGTCTTTATAGTAACCTACTGTACCTGGGTCATAAGCTACGTTAGCGAGGTTTTGTCCTCCCACAGGTAACTTGTTAGAAAGTATTACTGCGTAGATATCCCTATATCCATTATCACTGTATGAATAACCATTATAATCAGCTGGATAGGCTGTATTAGGTCTACTAGATTGTGATTTTACACCAGGAGAAGAATGTTCTTGTAGAATAAATGATCTTTCTGGAACTACGAATATTTTATTACTACCAAAAACCAAAGTACATCCCATGAAACTTAAAAAATTCATTAAATTTTCCAGTATCACATTAGACCCCTTGAAAAAGTAATCTTTCATCTTTGCTGAAGCATTAGGATAACAGGTAGTCATAGAGGATAAAGTACCTCCATCCACGGCAGAAGCGTCTAATTGAGATATTAAGTCTAGTCCCTTTTGTATAGCTTGTGTGTATTTTGGCGCATTATACACTTCCGACATTACTTGCTCTGAATATATGTCCTGCTCACTTCCCATATAGTTGTCAAACCCCCCCTGCTGTAATGTTAGAAGGTGCTTAATCAACGATATATAAAACTTTATAGGACTAAGATTGAAGTCTAGCCCTTCGCTAAAATCAAAACTGCTCCAGGCTTTCTCTACATTATCGTCTTGGCTATCAGATGAAACTATAAGAGAGTAATAAGGATTTTTATAGATATCCACAGAATTTGGTGTTAACCCCGGGGTCATGGTTGTTAGCTCTAATAGGGTCTGTGCTTTACCTTTAAGCACAGCCTGGTAAGTATTACTACCCACATTATTGCTTAGACTTACTCCATCTAATAGTCCCTCCCAATTTAATCTATGGGTTGTGGTTTGCCCTGGACCAGTGGTACTTTTAACACTGATTGACACATGTATAGGAGTTTTACGTTTAAACTGGTCAGGACTGGTTAATATCCCTGACGCGCCTCCACTGATTTTCACAGGAGGGCCTGGAGATGCCGGAGCGAAATCTACAGAACAAACGGGAATAGCCCCAACACTAAAATTAAGGCTAACTCCTACAGGTGTTACCCCCGGTAGTGGGGATACCGACAATGTTACGTCTGATGTCTTTGGCATAAACTATTAGAGTAATCCGTTTACTCTCTCCACATAACAATTGAGTAATCCAGCAAACCTATAAATATCGTTAAAATGAGTAGCCCAAATATTTTCATTTGTTTTTGTATCATCAGGGTAGCTGTAAGAAAGCATACTATCAACTATGTTATTCTGTGAAACTAAAGAATTAAACAAATCGTTAAAATTAAAAGATAGCGGGGACTCCGCGATAAAACTCCAGGCCTTGTTTGAAGATTGATTGAATATATTTATAGGCCCGTTAATACTAAAAGAAAGTCCTGTATCGCCAACAGGGATTATTGTAGAGCTTGTGGAGGAGCCGGCAGATTGTATTACATCTATAACAAGCTCAGGATTCAACTTATTTCCTTTATTCCCACCTTTTAGGTATGCGTGGTCTATGTCAGAAAAAACCGAAATAGTGTTAGTGGACCCAAGCTGGGTGACTGAAAATGAATTATAATAATAATTATTTTTACCTGTTGTGATATATTTCCCAAAAACAAGAATAGAATAGCTGGAGTTATTAGTAGTGGGCTGAGATATTCTATACGTCCTGAAATACTCTGTTAAACTATCTAGGTCGTATGTCACCCTGGGATCATGCTTGGTCACAGAGGAAATCAATCTGGTTGCATTTAAAATGCGTAGGTAGTTATAACATAAAAACTGTTTTTGATATCCTGAGGTATTTGGAGGAAATAATATATCGTAAAAAGATTTTAACTTAACAGGTAGGTTTAACTTAGAATACCCTCTGTTTACGAAATAAGAACTTATCCCACCAGGAGTATTTTCTCCTGATAGATTGAGCAATAAGGTAGCATAATGGTTAACCATATTAATTATAGTTGGTGGTCTACCACAGAAAACACCATTTGAAAGTTTGCCATAAAATCAGGCTCTGCCACCAGGGTCAAATTACAGTTAGTCACAACAACTGTAAATGTTTGTCCTCCTAATGTAATCTGCTGACTCTTTCCTCTTAAAGATGAAAAAGCCTGTAAAAATCTACTCGCGCCAGGCATAGACCCTGAACAGTCAGAGAACAGTATGCCGTTTACTGTTATATTACCCACACCCTTTCCGAAATGTACATATTTAATAACATCATCAAAAGTTAAAAAATACTGAATAGTTTCGCCTAATTGCAGTGTTACATCAGAGTAAATTGCAAGTCCACTAGAACCTACGATTCCATCTAACGTAGGTATAGTTAAAACCGAAGAGGCTCCTCCAGTTTGTCTTTTAAATAGGTCATTACCACCTGCTGAATAGAATGTTGCGGCCATAATGTTTAATATTATACTTTAGTAGCCAAGAGTTCAACCGCTTTTGCTAGTGTGCCGCCCTGCAATTCCGCCGTTAAAGCAGATAAGCTTTTATTCATATCTGCGGTAGTATCAGCTGCGCTAGCTCCATTACCGGTATCTCCAGTTATTTTTTTCTTTTCCTCGTCATACTTGTCCCCTGTCTCCGAAATATCTTTTCTAACCTGGTCAAATTTCTCGCTAGAGAGGTCTACGCCATATTTCTTCGCAGCATCACCTTTTGCATCGAATATTCCTGTGCCTTCTTTAGCATCTTTTATCATTTTCTCTGTGTCTCCCTTATAGTAGTCTTGGATTGCGTTTATTCCCTTACCTACCGCGGAATCTTTCGTGTCTTTTGCTACTCCAGCTAAAAGTTTATCCAGTCCTCCTAGAAGCTCTTTACCCTCTCCTTTATTGAATTCTTCTAGTGTTATTTTATCTTTCTGCCCCTCTATTGCAGCTGCGGTTATTGCGGCCGCATCATGCCCTTGCCCTATGGCGTCTTTGCCTGTTTTAAAAGCTTTATCACTACTTAAAATACCTAGTCTTTTTTCATCCTGTAAGGCCTTTAATTGCTTTTTTTCTGTATCTGTTATGGTTCCTTTTTTCTCCTTATCCGTGAGTGTATCTAGTCGTTTTAAAGCGTCTGCCGCAGTTTTATCTTTTGTTGAGAAACCGGCAACAGCCATATTTTTAAGATCTTCGGCTGTTACATTTTCTCCTGTGGCTGCAGCTAATCCTGCGGCAGTGCCCTTATAATCCTCTGTACCTGCGGACGTTATTGCCTGCTGAAATCCTCCCTTGAGCTTTTCAGCCCCTGCGCCCTCTCCAAACACTCCCAGCAATTTCGAGGCCTGGGCATCACTAAAGCTATCGCCGCTAGCTAGTGTTGACATCAATTGTGTTATTGCTGGGGCGTATCTAGCTCCGTATTTTTTATCGAGCTTTGCGTCTATCTTTGCCTCATCTGCTCTCTTCTTATCTAATTTTTTAAAATACTCTGGATTTAATTGTCTAGCAATTCCCTCGTTGATTGTGGTGGAATACTGCCCGTATAAATTAGCGGAGTAACCGTCCTTATTCATAAAGGTACCCACATAATCCTTCATTGTTAAATCAGGATCTTTTTTAACCGCCTCTTTGTAGCCATCGGCAATTTGCTTCTGAACGTATTGAGCCTTGAAGTCTTCTTTGTTTAATTCTGGGTGTTCTTGCTTTGCTTTTTGGTAGGCCGCATCAAACCCGGCACGATCTAATTTAACTTTCGTGGAATTAAATATGTGAGAATATAATGAACTCTGTACCCCTTTTTCCATCATGCTTGTGGCGGTACCTGTGAAGTTTTTATTTTTTTGACCCTCTTCCTTGAAGAAAGTGTTGTTCATCCCGATCATTAATTCGGCCCTACTCATGCCCTCCATACCCGGCTGCTTCATTACGGCATCCAATAATTGTGGCATTTGGTTTGGTTTTACACCCTGGGGAAATTGTTTTAATGCTTCCTGTACAGCTGCGGATTTCTTGGCGTCTCCTGCAAACATCTGTTGTAGAGCTACAAGATTTTGCCCCATATCAGAGCTAAGTAATTTTTGTTGTTCTGATATTTTAGAGGCAACCATGCCCTGAGTGTCTCCTGCTCTTCTCATGTCTCCGGCACTCATAACTCCAGACATGGCTGATACTGTCTGGAACGCCTTTATACTCATATCAGCAACTGCGCCTGAATTTAAGTTCTGTAATCTTGGGTTATTTTTAGCCAGGTCCTTGGCAGCATCTATGGTAGCCAACATCGCATTCATGCTAACTCCCGCAACACGAGCAGTAGCCTTCATATCTCTTAAATACTTTTCAACCTCTGCTGATCCTTTTTTAGAGGACATATCTACCGCAGAGGTTCCCAATAGATCACTTATTTTTCCAACAAGCTCACCGGCTGATTTATTACCAAATACAGATCTTGCGGCGCTAAGTGCGCCACCTGAGTTCTGCATAAATTCATCAAATTTTTTACCGACTCCTCCTTTAGTACCAAGCATACCTAACTCCGCAGAAGATTTGAAAGCGGATGTAAAATCCTCTACATTAAATCCTCTGGTGTTAGCAAAATTAATTCCACTATATCTTCCGCCAGCTGCTTTGTATTGTTGATATTGTGAAGCCTGATATTCTGCATAATTAGAAGCTTTGAGCTTAGCCTCTTGTTCATTTAGAAATTTTGTATCTATCTTTTTGGACGCCCCGAAACCTAAAATACCTTCGGGGACTTTTACCCCAGAGGCAGCAAGCTGTTCTTTTATTTTTTTATTAGCTGCCGCTCTCTCATCATCTGTGGTGGCCTTATCATACTCTTGTCTAGCTTGACTGATTATATTTAATCTTACATCTTTAGCTTCACGTCCCTCGCTAATTTTATCAGCTATATCACTTAACTTTGTATTTTTAATAGCATTATAGTCTAACCCGGCCTCCTCAATTCCAGCCCTTTGAAGCTCTGTTCTTGTAAGATTACGAATAACCTCAGGCTTAACAACTCCGTTAGAATCTCTCGCGTTTTTTAACTCTTCTGCTGTGAGATTATTTGCTTTTGTTAGTACCTGCTCAATATGGTCATTAAGCTCCTTAGAGAGTTTTTTATTAAAATCTTTTGTGCCTCTTCTGGCCTCGTTATCAAGAAGACTAGTTGCATCTTTAGCTAGTCCCTCCATTCTTATTCTACGGTCACGCCCTGTACTTTTTGCGTCATTAGCGGCATCTTCTGATAAAGCTCCAATACCCGACTGTGTGGCTAGTGCTGGATCACTGAGAAGTCTATTAGTAAACGCACTGTCCATTTTATTTGCCACACTACCCATCCCCTCTTTTTGATAAAAACTTTTTTCCAGGGTGCGCATCATTTGAGAGGTTTCATTAGAGTTGACTCCCTCGGGTCTGCCAAAGGCACCCATTATATTAGCCCCCTGCAGGCCTGCGTATAGCCCTTGAGCCGCAGCCATAGGATTACCACCAATCATAGGAGATAACAGTCTTGCCACTCCACTGTCAGGGGATGCGAAATTTCTACCGAACATTTGCATCGCTGGATTATCTGGATTAAGACCTGCAGCTTTAAACGCCATATTACCAGCAAATTCAGACCCTTGAAGCCCCATGAACTGTCGGGTTCTAGTTCGCTCTATAGAGGCATCATAGTAGCTCTGTCCCTCTCCTGGGCGAGGTGCATAGTTAAGCCCAAAAGCCCCAAAAGCTAAGCTATTAATGATAGGATTATCGTAGTTATTACCGTATGGACGATATTGACTATATGTTTCGTATCCTGGAAATGCTGATGGATCTGGCATGATTATTTAGTTGAAGCAGCCTTTTTTTTGGCTTCTTCTAGAAGTTTGCGCATGTCTGAGAGTGATTGTGACGACAGTTCATGTTTAACCCCTATTTTAAGCTCCTTGGCGAGTTCTGGCAATTTCAATCCAAGGTATAATTGATAGGTGTCCTCTATCATTTTTAAGAGCTTATCGGTCTTGTTAGATAGCCCTGCAACCAGCACAGTATCTTTACGTAGTCTCTCCTTAAGGAGGTTCTCGTATTCTTCTCCTTCTAGCCTATATAATATTATTTCTTCTCTTACAGCAGAAGTTCTCTGTTTATATTCAAAATTCAGCCAGCCACGAAGGTAACCTCTAGTTAACAACCTTACGCGCTGGCTGTCCAAAAATTTGTGGTTCTGACCTCGCTTGTTAGTTTAACCACCTTTGCCTCAAAGTCATTAAATGCAGATAAGAAAGCGGATAGCTTAAATGTTGGCCAATTTAACATGGCCTTGGCTCTTGCCCTAACATAAGTTACACCGTCATCTGTAGGCTTGAAGGAGCTCTTGTCTATAGCCTGATATACTTGTCCATCTATCTCCATAAGACATAGAGCAAGTCTGTATGTCGAAATAGTGATAAAGTATGCATCATTATTTTCAGCGATATCTTTATTTTTATCGTTTTCTATTTGCGCGACCACATCATTATTTTCGGACACGCTCATAGTTCTGAGTAAAATACTCATTTTTCCTCCGAATAAATCAATCTTTTCAGAATACGGCTGGTCTGAAAGAACGGATTTAAAAAACTTTTCTTTTTCATCTTCCGTAACTGCAGGACCATTATCTACAGGAGACGAATTTGTGAATCCAGATTCTTCTACGTTTTGAATTTCTTCGTTTGTTTGTTCTTGCTCTTCCATATGTTTTATTTTTGTATTTTGTATTCGTTTAATGACTTTAGTGTAATTTTACCTGGCTTATTTTCTGATTTAGCTTTGCTTGATGATCCTTTGCCTGAAGGATCGACCTGTAGATTTTTAGGAGCTTCCGAAGCCAGATAAAAAGCATCGAACTTATCTTTGCCTGGATATGGAAAACTACTATTAATTTCTTTTTCTTCCCAGGCACTCAAACTATATAGTCCTGTAACCTGATCCTCTTGTTGTGCCATCGTGGATGGAATTGCATCTGTTTGTGGATCTATGCTGCCGTAATCCGAAGATGATAAAAACTTAAAGTCTAGTTTTTGAAATTTCTCTTCACTCTGGAATACTGTGTTTTGTATTGGGTTGTCTAAATCAGGATAAATTTTTGTGACCTGGTCAATGATTTCACTCATTGGTACAATCCCCTTAAGAATATCAATAAAGAAGCTTTTTTTGTCGTACATTACTCCAAGATTTGTATCTTTTTTACCAAACACACTTCCATTATTACCTGCGTATACTCCGGAACCTCCTGTGGAAATAAATAATGCAGACCCTTCCCCGTCAGCTATCAGATTCTTGCCGTGGGCAATTAATGTACCTTTTGAGCTTAAACCTAATAGTTGATTTGCCTCCACAAAAACATTCTGCAGGGATTGGAGTGTTAGGTTTTGCTTTGCGTAATACAAGATCTCTGTTTCTGCGTAATTATATATACCCACCTTGGATTTGAGTACAATCCCCCCAATATCTGATATGGCATTATCTGCTGGGTCTGGTGAACCTGTGCTGGGTGTCTGAGAGTTTGACTGCAGTACTATACCTGATTCATCGCTATAAAAATATTGAGATTTTTGTGTTTTTAATCTGAACCCTTTTTCACTAGATGATAAGTCTATGTCCTCTTTTGATGCAATGCTCGTCCAACCTCCAACTTTAGCAATAAAGTTACGCAGTGGCTGAACTATAAGGTCTTTTGCTGGTTGGATATATATATTTCCACCCTCCATCACTATCGCGCTATTCCAAGCGTCTCTAATAGTTATCCCGCCATTTGGCATTAAATAAAACCCAGCCGATCTTAGCTTGTACTGCTCTTGGCCCAACGGAGTATGCTCATCTACGTTTTGAATATCACTTAGCTTTTTTTCTTTATCTAGCTCATCATTAACATAGAAATCTTTTTCATGGGTTTTAAAATTTTGGTATGCAGAGACTTCATTGACGTAAGCAACATAATCTCTGATTTGTAAAAAATAATTATAAGGATTACTTTTATATTGATAGTCGTCCGTCCATTCAAATGCTTCTTTTTTATCGTAAGTTATTTCGGTTGCATCATCTCCTTTTGGATCTTCTGGTGCGCTATATCTGGTCGGTACACGAATCCAGCTAGTTTTTTCAAGGAATATTTCTTTAACACTTCTAATATGTACCCCTCCGTCTGTGCCTAGATGGAAGTCGAATAAGCCGGTGTCTGGCTTTGTGGGTTTATTCTCTGGGTTTAAAGTACGAACTTCTTTGTCGTCCGGCTTAACCAAAAAAACATGAAGAAAATCTCCAAGGCGACCAAGAAAAACTTTAAAGCGCTCTATTGCTACAATTCTCTCATCTTCGTTTATTTTATAAAAATCTTTAGAGTCATCTGGCAGATTTGTGGCTTCACGTTCGAATACTGGTGCACCATCATCTGTGTTTACAGATGGTCGCCCAAGAGCCTCATTAGGTAAATGTGTAGCTCCAAACTCAGCCATTAAAGATTTACCGTCGTGCCAAATATTATATTCTCCTAACGCTGTGTAGTGCTGAAAATTATGACTTATAACCCGCACCAAATCATCTAATAAATGGCACTGTACTTGAGATAGTTCAGACCCTTTGAGCATTGCAAGCTCCTGAAATAATCCTAATAATACACCAAATTCGTTACTAACTACATATTCTCCATCCACAACGTCTGTTGGACGACGGTTTGTTGGCATAACTGGATGCTTGTCCTTATGCCCCATTCTCTGTGCATCGTCACCACCAGCACACACAGCCCCTGCCGTAACTCTTCCAGGTAAGAGGTCTGAGCTTAAGTTATTTTGGGGGATGATGCCTATGATATAACATGTATTTGCGCTACTTGATACACACAGCACACGACTTCCTGGTTGTGGGATTGACACTTCTTTAAACCCAAAAAACGAGGCAAGATGTGAAGAGATAACTATACCTTGTAATGTGTTTCCTCCGTCTGGGTTGTTTGTAACATAGCTTTCTCTTACTACTGAAACGGTGTATGTAGCGGCAGTAGACGTAATCACCACTGCCGTAAATAACGACATCTCCGAATTAGTGTTGATGATTGCTGCTAGATCTCTCTTAGCCTCTGAAAATAATCCCTTAATGTCCATATGCTGTGTATTGAATATAGTTGCATGGTACTATATTGCAAGAAATAAAAAGGCCTCATCAGCGATTAACTGATGAGGCCCTATTACCTTATCTACCTTATATTAACCGCGAACTAACTCTAAGAACTCGATCGTGATATTATCCACAACCGTTAAACCCTCTGCTTCTGCGGAGAGACTATATTGACTTACTACACAACCCTTTGCGGTGAGTGTATAGCCGTTGGCTGGGCAATTGCTTCCCTTTCCTCCTGTCATTGCGAACGAAATTTGTCCTGGAGTACAGGCGGACCAACCAGTTGCACTAAAGATATCGGATCCACCGTCTGCGATAAGCCTTGCAATTGTTACTTGCCCCACTGGATAAGTAGCGTAAATGATTGCATTCTGGTTACCAATTGTTCTGCGACGTTGAACCTGTTGCTGATAAGAAATTTGAACCTGCATAGCTGCTGCGATAGCGCCACCCCAGGTAATAAGACAATTATCCGCCGTTACGGGAGTCTTAATTGTTGTGTCTTGACGGTTGAATAGATCGGCCATAGTAGTTTATCTCCTGTTATTGTTTATATTAGTTTAAATTAATTAGTCCCAATTGTCTAGCTACATCGTTAAAATTGTTGTCTTCTCCCTTTGTGTATCTGACCCAGGCTTTCCCGTTTCCTATCATTCTATAGATCACATTTGGTGATCCGTCGTCTGAGTAGATTAGTAGTCCTGTGGCTTTGTCGGTATCTAATAATATTGGTTCTCTAAAGTCTCCTGTTACTACAACTTTCATTAAATTCCTAGGTTTTGTTTGATTGATTGTAGTTCTTGTTGAATTTTTTCTTGCTCCATCAGCTTGGATAAACTGGATAATTCTTCATTACCTAAATTATCTTGGGCTGTGGGTGCCGGGATATCTAATTTCTTGAATACCTCGGCAGAGCCTGGGTATTCGTTGGCTCTTTTCCAGAGTTGGCTTGCCTCTTTTTGAGACAAACCAAACTCTGTTGCAAAGCTTAGAAATCCTGTTTCAAATGTATCCATTATACCACCAGTAGCAGATTGATGTAGTTCAGTGGGTACGGGACGTGTAACTGAAGGCTTACGTCAATCCGATCTTTGTAGTTAGGATTTTGTTGAATCTGAAGGATATCTGTGGCAGGAGTGAAGCTTACCAACTGATTACCTGCACGCACCGTATATGTCTGCGTGGCGTAGAAGTTCATCTGATTGATGATAGCGTCTCTGATTACTTGGATATTCGCAGGGTTGATATTATAAGTACCAATATACGGAGCAAGAATTCTCTTTAATCCATAACTCATATTATCGACGTTTGTGGTGATAGAGTCTTCAGAGGTATTGAGGCTTGTTGCATCAGATGTCAGCTGGTGGCGTACATAAGGAGTTGCACCTACAATGTTCTGAGTTACTAACCACACACCCTGTGAGGCCATTACGTTCAGTTGATCCTGATTGAATACATTAACAACCTTGTTCAGATTATCAGCACCAAGTACAACTGTATTTGTTAATCCCTGGTGAGGAACAACACCCGCACGTAATCCAGCAAGGGCTGCTGCCATGAAGTATCCGGCGTATGTTACATTATTATATTTATAAGAATCAGGGAATACCACACGCACACGACGGTTTCTATAGCTACCGGCGATTGCGGCAATATTGTTTGCACGCTCGTCGAGAGTATAGTTGCGAACAATCTGAGCTAATACAGGGGAAACAATCGGTGCGGAAAGCCCAGAAGTGATTGTGAATGAAGTCTGACTTCTGACTTGGCTCACAGTGTACTGTGAATAAGTCTGATTTCCGTTGGCGTCCGCGCTAAAGTTAATTCTGAGGGAATCGCCAGCGCGAACCCCATTAGTTATCAACGTAGCTCCAGGAATGGTGACTAATGTATATTGTGTTCCAGCGTTAATTGGATCATCAGCAACTGTGGCAACCCAAGGGGTTGGGGTTGAACCTGTGGTATTGTTTACCTGACCCAGGGTTGAGCCTGTTCCATAGAGTACTGCTGTTGTTAAGTCCTGCTGGGACAACCAAGCAACACGCCAGAGACCTACGCCGGGTGTGCTGTAAGCATTAACGTGGGCAACCACAGCCTGCTGAATGGTGCGATCGAATGTAAGAGGAACAAAGCCATAAACTGCATCATTCTTTTGTGCGATAGCAATTGCTGCGTTGTAACCCGCCAGGTCGTCAGATCCCACACCAATGAAGTAAACCGTGGTATCATTTGAGTTTAAAACTGCGTTATAAACACCCTGGGCCAATGGATTATCAGGATGGATGGTGCCTAATTTAGTAGTAACATCGTCCTCGTTGTCAACAGAGCTAATTGAGGCGGCGTTGTCTGTCAGCAGATCTCTGTGCTCAATATATACCTTAGCAGAAGTTACTGTAAGAGGTAGCGGCGCTCCCCCAAACACTATATTTGCGTCGGTTGTAGTTACTCCGCTGTTAAGCTGAAGTTGATTAATTGCTACAGACTGCCAATTATAAGTGCCTGTAGTGAGATTCTGAATTGTTGGGACCTGAATAGATGCCTGATTAAGTGACAGCGTTACATACATAGTATTGCTGTTATTAATTGTGGCGCTAGGTAAGTTATCCGATAACTGAATAACGTTAACAGCTCCGAGAGATGCGGACTTTGCGTTAATGTAATAGCTATCTCCCTGAATTAATCCTGCGCTGGAGCTCGTTGTTCCTGCTGTGAATGTTGCGGTCACTCCATAATTACCGATGGTTATTGCGGAGTTGAGAGGAACGAGTACAGCTGCGGATGAATCTCCATTTGACGCTGTTATAGCAACTTGCGCACAAGTAGAAGCATTACCCGCACCGCTGTTGAGAGTGCTATCATAGAATGCACCTCCACGAACAACTGTGAGCTTGTATACTGCATCAGATGCACCCGAATAGGTTCCTGCAGCTGTATACGTTGCATTGGTTGTTAAAGCTGTAACTCCTAATGTCCAGCTCATGCCCACCGTAAGTGAGTTTGCTGAAGCTGCGGCATTGGGTAGAGTTAATGTGATAGTATTGCCGGCGTCATCTGTATCCAAAACAAACGACCAGGTTTGTGATCCACCTGAGCCTGAGGTTGTTATAGTTGCTGCTGTTGTTGCAAAAGCACCATTCTTGGAACTGATTGAAAACGTTGCATTAGATGCATTAGTTCCACCAGTGACAGTGGCGGTGAGGGTATCACTCATGATACGAAGCGCCTTGTGCCCACTCCAGTTACCGGAATAAGCTGCAGCTACTGAGAATGAAGGAGCTGACGGGGCAGTTGTTGCTCCGGCCCAAACATATGTACCTGCGATAGGCTGTACCTTGGTGTAGATACCTACGTTGGAGGGATCTTCATACAGACCACCAACACGATAAGTTATGCCTGTTTCTGCGATACCAATAGAAGGTTCTGTGATAACGCGGTCGAGAACAACTGAGGTTGTGCTCTGAATACCTGTGATTAAGTAAGATGCTTGCGCAATTGCAGTTGTCTCGTTAGCTGTGTAAGTGATAGTAACTCCACTGGCGATTGAGGCTGTTGTGGCTGCGCTTAAGTTAACAGTGTACGGGCTGGATGAGCCTGATGTGCTTACCACTGTTGTTCCTGAGGCGATACCCGAACCTGAGATAGGTGTACCAGCAACTAACCCTGTGATTGAGGATGTTGTGATTGCTGTTGCTCCTGAAGCCACAGTTGTGCCTGTGGTTGTGACTGTGCCTGTTGTACCCTGAGTACCTGAAACAAGGGTTAAGAACTGTCCGACATGAGCTGAAGTGAATGTCACGGAGGTGTCCGTGAAAATATTTGTCTGGGGATAAGCTACTGAACCAGTTGTGCTGGTGAAGGAGGCCGTACCTACAGAAGCGGCTAGATTGCTGTTTTCAGCATATGTATCACGAATAAGTGCTGAGATTGTTGATGTTACTGAATTTCCTGCGCTATCTGTGACGTTAATTATGTCTCCAACCTGAACATCGCGGTTCGAGAGATATGTCGAACGTGAATAACCATACTGCGTTTGAAGCGCAGAAGTTGAATAATTCGTATTATTAGGATTCCACTTAACGCGGTTAGGATATTTATTACCATTAGCTGCGGTAACAAGACCAACCTGCGTTGCGGAGGATTGTGCTGCCACGTTGAAAGAAGCAAGCGGGAAGTATGTTGCAACAACGTTCTCAAAGAAAACCTTGGTGTAGCTTGTATCAACCAGAGCACCGGCTGAAACGCTAGGAATGGCGTAAAGAACCGTTGATGCTGCTTGGTAGTTATTAACCTTAGAGGAATCGGTGGGGTGTACTGGAGTAACCTCGTCGCGCTCTGAAGCTACTGAGTATCTAGCTAAATCATACTGGGGACCGATGATAAAAGCTGCGAGGGGGTTTGTACGGTAAACAGGAATTTGTGTGAACTCCTGCTGAATTAATACTTTTGGTACGATGTATGCCATATTTTTTTCTCCTAGATTGTTGTTTATTATTTTAAATCAGTATTCTCTTGGTTGCAAGATTATTTCTCCGCTCACTGATTTAGGAGCGGAGATTCTGCACAGCTAGTAAAAACGGTAAAACTCACTGTTTTTAATTTTAGATGATCTCCTGTAATTGTAAAGCCCATATCAAACGCAGTATACAAATTTAATGACACTGCATAGTGTTCTTTGGACTCTAAATATAGCGTAGGAGTGGTCATAGACTCAAGTCGGAATTTACGTAAAAAGAAATCTCTTCTGATCTCTTCTGCATGGTCTAGGTATACTCTTGATAAATACTGAGCAAATTGCTCAGCAAATCCTACGTTTGTACCCACCACAGTAACAACAATTGGCATCTCTAATATACTAAGTTTCGCCTTTTCGGAATTTCTAGAATCCCCACCTATCTGCTGATTAAACGTAGGATAATTATATTTAGCCTCGCCTCTGCTAACAAACACTGCAGGTCTTTTTTGTACAACGTCGTCTTTATAGTTATATGCTAGATCCAAAAATACTTCAGACTTTTTAGGGTCTCTATGGTATCTTTGAGAAAATACAAATCCTTGAGCCCTTGGATCGTTGGCAAGCATGTAGTTAGCTGCCATCTCATAACAAATGTTCTGAACTGTCCATGGGGTTAATACCAGGTTCTTACTGCTGGTTTCTTCTGGGGTAGGGGTATCCCTTGTAAACGGCGATACATAACCAACTAGGGGAGGACATGATAAATCTTCGTTACTCATATAAATCAACAGGCACTTGAATTTGATATATGGTATCAGTGGGCGGGATCAAGCGCAATGTTACTTTCTGGCTTACTGGAATGCCTGTGCCTGGAAAATAAGTTATACCCTTAGCTAGCACATCATATCTAAATCCATCTATATTCGTGCATATTACATCTCGTACATCTAATGATGGATAGCCTGGAAATCTTGCTATTGTGTCTGCAGTTTCTTTTACACCTAACCCTTGAGGGTCCATCTGTTTATCAAGCTGTGCAGTATCTATTACATAGCTACATGGCACAGGAGAAAAGTATCCACCCTCTATACCAATACCAAAATCCGCTGTTCTTTCATCAGCGATAGATACCCCTGATACAGGGTCTACTGTGGGTGTCGCCACAGCGCCATATGATTTTTTCTTTAATAACCAGGCTTCATGACCTGCGAATCTAGATAATAAAAATTCTTTTCTTAGTATCTCACTAGCCATTGCATATCTGCGTTGCTCTGTGGTGGTATGCCCAAAAATAATAGAGTTAGAATAATATGTCTGTTTGTCTCCTGTGGTTAATACAATCCTATAATTATAATTCAAACTCCAAGATTGCTTTTGATTAGAATTATCAATTGCAAAAAAATTATCTCCCACTTCAACCTCGTAGCTTATCTCGCTAAAGTCAAGAGTCTGACTTACCTGCAGTTTAAAATTATAAGGTAGTGGTGCATTGAAAAATGGATCTAATTCCCACTGAACAAAATGCCCCCTGACAAAATCAGGGATCATAAACAGCTTGGAAAATACTTCTGCGACGTACATATTATTTTCTTATTTGCAGCACCATACTCATTATTTCCTTAGCCATCAAACCTACTGGAGATGTATTATTAGATACCGTTGACGCCCCTATTAATATTTTGTTAACGGGGTTTTTTTTAACTTGAGCGGCCAAGATAGCCCTGGTTAACGGGCCATATTTATCTGAGCTTTGCTCTATCGCCGAACCTAACTTATTTAATGAAGCTATAAATTGATTATCCATATTAGCCTATATTGCGGAAAAGATATTCGGAGTGCTTTGTTCCGTAGACCTGTGCAATATTATGGCTAATTCTGATGTTCTTTGCTAATTCTTTAAATTCATTCCAAAGCTCACCTCCGAGTTGGCCAAATATCTGTGCCTTATCCTTATCATTAATTTGAACACCGTCTGCAGCGTAGCTAAATTGATTACCTGCCTCATTAATAGATGCTGAGCGAAGTAGATAGCCTGCGGTACCCAACATTAATAGAGCCCTGAATGGAAAATTCTCTATGGTGTAGAACGTACCTATTGGTGGAGGCATTAAATTATAATAGTCCACAGTATTAATCATTGCCTGATTAATCATCTCTGGAGTCCAACGAATACCTAAGATGAGCGGGTTTAATTCCGCCCTGTCCATCATGAACAGTCTTATTTCCTCGGGAGTAATAATAGAAGTAGCCATATTATTTTATTTTAGGATTCTTTAAATCAGTTAATGGCTTAGGTGCAGCTCCAGATGTTGTGGTATTTCCTCCAGGACTTACCGGAGAAGAAGAAATAGGCATTCTTTTAAGAGGCTGAGCATTGTGTATCTGGGGAGAAATTAAATTATTCTCAGGTGCGGTCTCTTGTGAGCTTCCTGTAGCCAATTCTGCGTGCTTTAAAAAACTATCAAGTACATCTATGGAATTCATAATTACATTATAGCTTTACGCACATTAGTTGTGAATACAAATAACCTATAAAAAGATTAGGGGGAGCCGAAGCTCCCCCTAAGACTTTATTTAACTCTGTAGTTAAGCTTACTTGAAGGTAACCTTTACTGCGCCCTTCACGTTACCGATTGCGAGGGAGATGTTCAGGTACTGGAAGTACTCAAGGAAGTATGCTTCGTTCTTCATGAACACTGTGAGCGGCTGGAGCCTGTAGTACTTACCTAAGAACTCCTCAGAAGAGAAGAGATAGATAACACCATCAGGAACGAGATCACGCTTGATTGTGTAGATGGGCTTCACACCAAGAAGAGTCTTGGAGGGGAGACCATTAACAAACATATCCTGGGCGAGATCACCACCAACTTCCGAGCGACCCATTTTCACGAAGTCGTCAGCAGTTACTGTGTTCATCAGCATAACACCCTTGCTCTCACCGCCATCTGGCTGTGAAGGACCAAAGGGAACCTGGAGGCGCTTGATAACCTTGAAGGCTTCTGCAACAGTCTCACGTGTGATACCACCGGAGATGCTAACGTTCTGAGGAAGGCTCAGGCCGTTTGCGCTGTTAGCTGTATCGGGTGAACCGATATTGCTGTTAATAGTGTTGATGAAGCTGGTGTCGATCTGAGTAGCGATGTCCTTGGTGCTGAGTTCGAGCATGATTGCACGAATATCATAGTCATAGGTACGAAGCTTATCGATGTCCTTGTTATACTTAGGTGACACGATGCGGCTGAAGTACGAAGGATAACGTGTACCCTTGAACTGGAAGGCATCAGGAACAACACCGAGGGGGACTGTCACAGCGGGGGCTGTATCAGGCTCACGGTCGTTCCACTTAACAAGGAGCTCAGGATCCTGGGCCTTGTCGAGCTCATCATTGCTGAGATCAATAGGGGTGAGGATCTTTTCTGCGAAGCTTTCTTCACGGAGTTTGTTGCGGGTGAACTGCTGGGCGGAAACAGCTGCCTGCTTCTCTTGTCCAGCCTTTACCATCTCAACGAATGTGTCGTTGAACACTTTTTGGTCGGCGATTTTTTCCATATTATTATATATCCTTGTTAATTAGGCTGCGAGTAATTTGACACCGAGGAAAGCCTTAACAGCTCCTACAGTTGCACCTGTGCTAGTGTCAGGAAGGGTACGAATACCTTCAACCGTACCAATTAACTTGGCATTGGTGGATGTTGTGGACAACACACCAGCTGTGGTTGCGTAGAGACGCGTACCGATAGGATAGTTTGTTGCATTGACTGCAGAATCTGTTGCGCTGCTGTCTACCTCGAGAACTGTGTCTCCGGAGACCAGATAGATACCAATGGATCCTGTTGCGACTGCATCACCGTCACCGAGGCCGGTGGAAGTGCTGTAGGTATTTAATGAAAAGCCAACTAGGTCGTCTGCAGGGGAACCGGAAACACCTAAGGCGGCGGTACCATCTGTCTTGACGCGGACTACTTGGCCTGCGATTACTGACTGACTAGCGGCGAGCGTGGCAACCTTATCGGCTTGGCCTAAGCTCAGGGCTGGTCCTTTTTTGAAGTTAATAGCCATATTTTTGTTTTTTGTTTGTTGTTGTTTGATTTTGGTTTTCGCTTCTGCGCCCTCATACCGGTACCGATCAAGGTAACACAAGTCGCATTGCCGAAGTTTTGTATATTTAATTATTACAAAATTGTTTTATAGAGTCAAATAAATAAAATTTATTCGTCTAGAAGATTGTAGTTAGCATCATAGCCAAATGCCTTACGCATTACAGGATCTGAGTTATCTCCAGCGGTTTTAACAGAGGCTACTTCGCCAAATGTTGAAACGTCTGAAGCTTCGCAAACCTTTTGAATGATTGTGGCGAGATACTTATGATCTTCTTTTGCTTTCTTGATGAATCTGCGCTTGTCATATTCATCGTTGATAAAATCGGAGTCATAAAGAGCGTTAGCAGCTAACTTGAGTGCGTGATTAAATTCTTCGTCGCGCTCTTCGAGTTCTGCGGCTCTTTTTTCATGAACGCTAGAAAGCTCAGCCTTGAGACTTTGGATCTCTGATTGAGCTTGCTTTACAAACTCCTCAATTTTGCTGAGCATTTCTTTGTCCATTTTCGTTACTGGTTCCCTCTAAGAGGATTAAACTTTCTATATATTCTAAAACTTTTCTCTTGTCCGCGTCTGTTAGTTGAGTAAGAGCCTTCAGGGATTCTAGTTCTAAAGAGGATTGGACTCCTGTAGAACTATCCATAAAGGCTTTTAATTACTTAGCAGCTTCGGTCTTGAGGCGCTCGAGAACAATGTTAGCTACTGACTCAGCCAGCTTTGTTTGAAACTCAACTGACTCAGCGGCCTGCTTCTCTTGAGCTTCCTTGCTGAGAACAGACTCAGCAAACTGAGAAAGTTCTGCAACCTTTGCCTTTAGTGCTTCGTTCTCCTGGGCGGCTTCTTCAAAAGCGGCCTGCTTAACAATCTCCTCGAAATAAGCTGCACCTGCGGCCTCTGCCTGCTTTTCTGTATCTGCAACCTTTTCTGTTTCTAATTCTTGCGCGGCTTGAGCGATGAGCATGTCAAGATCACGGCGACCAGCTTCCTTCATAAGAGTAGCTTCGTCAGCAACTGTCTCAGACGCAGTCTTTAAAAGGGCTGCGCAGAATTGGCGACCAAGTTCATAGGAAGCAACCTTGCTGGCGAGTTCAGAAACTTCATCAGAGGCTTTCTTTGCTTCAGCGGCAGGCTCTGCACTATCTGAGCTAGGCTTTTGATCACCTGTGGTCTGGGGGGTATTCTTATCAGCACCAACTTCGTTCTTGTTAGTGGTCTCGTGTTCATCCTTAACTGACTCAGGCTTGTCTGTGGCTGGTTCGCCAGTAACTGCGTCTTGAGCGTCAGCATGCTTGCGGATGATGTCTAAAATTTCGTTACCAAGAGTTTCTGCTGTTTTAGCTGCAGGCTCTGCGGAATCCTTGGAGGGGGCTTGATGATAGCTCTGAGCGAGGTTATCAGCACCAACGTTGTTCTTATTGGTGGTCTCGTGCTCTTCTTTAACAGCTTCAGGCTTCTGGGAAGCGGGTTCACCAGTGACTGACTTCTGTGCCTCTTCGGCTTGCTTCTTAACCAGCGAGTGAAGCTGATTTAATACTTCGGCGTGTTTTGTTAATTTGCCCATAATGTTATGTTCTCCTATTTTTTTATTTTAGTTTAGTTTTAGTTTTTTGTAAATAGCTAATATTAATCTTTACTTGCTCTGCCTGCTGCGATTCCTGTTCCACCAACGGCTGCGGCACCTAGACCTAGCGAGATTCCTTTGTGCTTACTAGCGAGTTCTTTTGCATCATCTTTGAACCCCTTTAGCGCAGTCTTACCTCTGGTGAGTACGTTTGTTACAGCTTCACCTGCAGCATTAGCGAGTCCTGCTTCTTTAACAATAGCAAGAGTCTGAGCATCAGAGAGACCGTATTCACGTGCGCGCTCTACAATACCTTCGTAGTATGCTGCGGTCTTTTCTTCTTTTTCAGCCTTGGCTTTACAAGCCGCGCAGGTTCCACCACAGTCGCAAGCTTTTTCTTCCTTTTCAGCCTTTTTCTCTTCAGCTACGGGAGCCTTGTTCTCACGGATCTTCTTTAAATCGTCAGCATCAATTTTACCATTGTGATTAACATCTAACTTTTTCTGTCCACCAATTAATTCACTCTGCTTGAGCTGATTGAATGTTGTGGTAAAAGCTGTGTCATAAAGTTCAACAGCCTGCTTGAGACCTAAACCACGACCCAGAGCCTGCTCTAAGAATCCCTCAACATAGTTAGCGGATTTAATAAAATTAATTGCGCTCTGTTTGGCTAAAGCGGCCTCATCAGCTCCTGGCTGAGGGGCTAATTGCTCTGCCACATCAGGGTGCTGTGAAAGCTGCTGCTCAATCCCGGCGGCAACCCCAGGAATCTGCTCAGCTTCTTCACCATGTTCTGCCCCGCCACCATGACCATGAGTAACTTCAGCAATAAGCTGTTCTAGCTCCTCAGGAGAAAGTTGTGAAAGAAGCTTTTCAATTTCTTCTTCATGCGGAGTTTCAGAAGCTTCATGTTCAGGTGTGCCCTCTGGGGCTCCACCGCCATGCTGAGGAAGAAGTGCTTCAATTTGCTCTTCGTTCATTCCGGCTTCATTCGCGGCTTTGATAAAGCCAGTTAAAAAATGTTTATTCATATGTTTTTCTCCAAGGATTGTTTTATATACTAGCTTATATTTATTTATGTTCCAAGTTTTTTTTAACGATTCTGGATCAGAGCGTTTAAAATAGTTTGATCGTCTAATTTACCGCTCTCATCCATATATCTCAGAGCCGCTAATTTATAGCTCAAATATTGTTGAGCTAATTCATCTGCAGCTGCATCTTTTTCGATCTCTTTCTTGTTAGGGGAAGCTTTTAAATCGCCAGGAATTCTCTTGATGATTGTAATGCGCATAACCCTACCATGAGCAGGCTGATCAAATAAAGAATGCCCTTCAAACAGACGACTGACAAGTCCTTTTATTTCCTTGGGAATTATTCCTAAGTCTGAAGGATCAAATTTTTCATTGTTAACAGCTCCCGCCTCTGAGTCTTCGTCCTCTTCCATATGAGAGAATCCAGAAGGTAAACGCTTCTTCATCTTATCAATAATCTTTTCATCTTTTAATTTATCTCCGAAAAGATATTTAACAAAGTCTGCTGGAGAAAAAACAATACCATGATCAGCTAGGGCCTTTAATAGCTTGCTAGGATCTTGTTTGCGGAGCTCATCAATTGTTTCATCTGAAATACCATCAGCATGGTTAATCTTTGATGCTTCATGAGCAACATATTTCTCAGTAGAATCTTTGGGTCCCTTTGTTGCTATTCCCTCAAGATGCTTCTCCATTTCAGCTAACTTACCAACAAGTGCACGCTTATCGCTCGCCTTTTTAGAAATAAGAAAGTCGTTAGCCTCTGAAGGAGCTCTAAAGTCAGAATAAATTTGAAGATAGTCTGATGTAAGTTTAGGTGCGTATTCAGAAGCTAACTTAAGAGACATTCCGATTCTATCAGCAGGACGCCCAACAATAGATAACTCAAACCAATGAGGGTCTACGTTATCCATGCCACACATTTCTCCACGCTTGTTTAATTCACCTATCTGGCTAGGAACGTGTTCACAACGTCCACGATCATCTTTGGCTTCGTGTCCGCACCATGTACAAACATCGCTAGCAACCTTTGCGGCCATAGAAACGTTGATCTGCTTGCCTTCTGCTAACTTTTGAATTTCTTCTGCACACTTATCATTATCTAAACCAACGATAAGCTCTATTCTCTTCATCTCAGGATTGTACGCCGCGGCTTTGATATTTCCGTACTTAGGATCATGTGGTTTGTTCTTGTGGTGACGGTTTAATGCCCTGCCATCATACTTACCATCTTTACCCTTAGAACCTGACTTAACGAATGTCTTATAGTGCTCTAAACATTCAGCTTCTTTAAAAAGATCACCATTGCGGTTCTGGCCAATACCCTCATAAGCGCCAAGAGCAATAACATGCACGTCTGTTTGATTTGCTGTTTTTTCAACACGCAGCTCATCCTGCACAGCGGCTAACTTCTTCAAGTCAGCTGGTTCATTAACTATGTTTACAGGAGGAACATCGTAGTTCCAATCTGAGGTAGAATTAAATTTAATCATTATTTAATGCGGTTAGCTTCTTCGAATTCACCACGAGAACGCAACATATTGCGCTTCCATTCGTTAATCTGTTCCTTGCCATAAACTTGATTTTGTAGCGCTTTTAACGCGGCATGGAGACCTAATCCTCCGGCAGCAATACCTCCACCAATCACGCCCGCGGGTCCCAAACGACGAAGCGTTTTACCTGCAGTTGTTCTAGCAAAGCTATTTCTAGCTATATCGTTAGCTAACATACTGCGATCACCGCCAACAGCGTTCTCAAGAACCTGTTTGATCATTTCGTGGCTCATATTCTCAGGATGCTGCTTACCTATTGTGGCGTTGATCCAATCACGCAATGGCTGGTCTTTATCCGGCAAGATCTGCCCTAAAATATTATGAAGTTTGGGGTGTTTCTCTAATAAGTCCCCAGTCAATACCTTCTCACGTAATTTTTCACCTAATCCAGCAAAAACGGGGGACTTTAAATTTTTACCAGCGTCTCTTAGTCCTTTATGCGCTTCAGCGTATTCACCAAGCGCTAAATGTTCAGGAGTGCTATAGAGGCCATCTAAATATTGTCTAATTTTGGCAGACCTTAATTTGACCTCTTCTTCTGTTGCGGCTGTAGAATTAAGCAGCGATGCATATTCGTTTAAATACTTGTCTTTATCCCCTCCCAAAAGACCCATTTGCCTGAGGCGCTTAAGCATAGGAGTTTTTTCTATCTGCTGCTGTGCATCTGTGCGCAATTTAGGGTCTGCAGACTTTAAATTTTCAATAATCTTGGCGTGTTCAGACATATCTGGAGTTGCCGACAGGGACCCAAACATGTTCAATACATGAGGATCTGTAACTGGAAGGCGCTTTCCCTCTTTGCCTACTGGAGCTAATTTTTCAAGCATGCTCTGCGCAGGATCACCTTTTCTGGTGTTGTATGCCGGCATCATCTTTTTGAGATTACCGCCCTGACGAACTGCGTTTACTAGAGGTACACCAGCAGCAACACCTGCGCCGATTGTTCCTGAATTAGCAAGAATATCTGAGGTTAATGCTTGTACGGGGTGTTTATCATAGAAGGTCTCTGCCTTGTTATTCTTAAGTCCTGTTAGATATTCCAGCCCCACGGTACCTTTTCTAAAATCATCCTTAAGCTTATTAAGTCTTTCTTGGTCGAATTTATTTTTTGCCTCAGGAAGATTATGTAAATCAAGTAGTGGCGCAAGAGCTCTATAAAGCTCAGATTGCGTTCCAGCTTCGGGTGTATCTAATTCTCTTTGAAATGACGTAAGATCCTCTGGCATAATTTTAGCTGTTTAAAAGATATTTATCTGCTTGTAGGGCACTACTAAGTCTCTCCACATTTCTGGGATCATTTAATTTTTGAAAGTTGGTTACAGTTTTTTGCTTGGCCTCATAGGCGGGAACTCCTGCAAGCAATCCTCCTCCTATAGCTCCGGCTAAACCTAAGCCTTTTGGAAGTCTAGAACGAAGGGCATTTAAAATAGCTGATCTACCTGGTCCCTTTAATGCAGAACCTGCTAGATGCCCCGCAGCCCCGCCCACAAAAGCCCCGCCAACAGCCTTGCCTAACCCAGCGCTAATTCCTTGCTGTTGTGGATTTTCTCCTAAGGTGGAATTGCGGGTGTTTAAAATAGCTTGATTGTACTGTGCTGATGTTTGTCCTGTTGGGTCGTTGTAGCCCGGAGGAACGCCAGCTTCGCGTAGAGCTATGCGGATTCTAGCGATATCCTCGTCACTTAAATCGTCTGTATATGCTTTTTTAATTAGCCCAAGTATCTCGTCTTCTGGTAAGCCTGAAATATTTGCGGCCTTTATAAAGCCAGTCATGAAGTTATTAGTATTCATTATATTGTTGTACTTGTTGCTGAGGTTGGGGGTTCTCACCACCGGCTAGTGCTGACCCAGCGGCGCCACCTAATCCAAAGCCTAGTGTTGAGCCTATTGCCTGCCCTGTTCTCATACCTGTTCCTGGGATGGGGGCTCTAAAAAATTTTAATAACTTAGTAGATAAACCTGCAGGTTCGGGGTGACCAGCTGCAAGAGCTGCGGCTCTACGAGTCTGTAATGTTTTACCAGCCATACGCAAAAGTGGACCTGTGGCTAATCGACTCAGTAATAAATCGCCACCTAGACCACCAATTATCGGAGCGAGTAGATTCAACCAGGCAGTTTTATCTAATCCGTGCTCAGCACACTTGTTCATATAGCCGCGAATAAATGCAGCCTTGATCTTAGGGTCTTCTAAGTTCATAAGTTAAATAAATATTCCCCAGTAAATGTATCAGCCTGAGCTCTTAACGTACCCAAAGCAGAAGTATAGCTAGCAACAATCGCGTCTTGATATGCTTGAGCCTTTAACTGAGTATTTACATTAAATGGAGCAGAGTTAGAATCAAAAGTCCGGGTATATGGTAGCTCAGAAACAATTCCAATATATTGAGCAGGAAGAGTAAATTGATTAGGGGTAGATCCAAAAGTTCCACCGACATTAATAGTAGGTTCACCGAACTTAGAAATAAGTTGGGTATCTGTTTGTGAAATTTTATCTCTATCCACGGAGAAGGTCATGCTCCATATATCGTTTTCAATAGACCTTGTGACTTGTAATAATAAGCTCATTTTAATTTATAATTTAAAACTTTATACCTTCTAGGTTACCACGTAAATAGCTATCAGACACGATTTTTCTTTTCATCATGTCCATATCTAGTTTGGTGAGTTGATCTGCGTCGTGAGGTGCAATGGCCTGAGAAGCTACCGCTTGGCGAAGCATAGCACGAAGAACTTCTTTCTCTTTAGATACTTGCGGAGAAAGTCTAAGAATCTGCTCATAAGCTTTTACAACCTTTTGTGGATTAGCCCTTGAAAGAATAGGATCTGTGAGCATTAACTCTTGAAGGATTAGTTGCCTCTCCATGTTTTCCATGGTCATATTATGGGCATGGCTAGATCCTCCTGGCTTTTTGCCTCCTCTGCTGGATAACTCCTCATAGAGTCTATGCTCACCCATAGCCTTGCCGGCACCGACTAAATTAGCTAAAGAAAACAAGCTAAGTGGACTAGCCTCTTTCTTTAGGGCTGCCTTTTTTTCTATCCTCTCTAAAATAGGATCTCTGCTCTCAGCTGTTTTCGTCGGTTTATTTTTTTTTTTAGCTACCACAATAGGGGCCTCTTCGGCTTGCTTGGATAGTGTTCCATTACCGGCAACCAGCTTTCCGATTTCAGAATAATACTCTTTTTCAAAAGTATAGTCAGCTTCGGCAGTTTTTAAGTTACCCTCAGCCTCACCTAATGCTGCTGCGGCTTTCATAAAATCATCATACATACCTAGTTCTGCAACTGGGGAGAACATATTGTATTTGCTGTCGTGCACTCCACGCTCTTCTTCTATACCTGCAGTCTTATAGATTAGGTCTAGATAAGGAACTGACGCTTCGCCATGCTTGCTGAACACTTGAGATTCAAACTCCTCAAAAGATGTTCTATATCCTTCGTCACGGCGGAAATGAGCCGCCAGCTTTGAGAACTTTTTATTCAGATCTAACTCTGCACCAACCTTTTCTGTTTTGCAGTTATCGAGATTCTGTTCTAAATCTCTTAAAAGCTTTGCGGCCTTGTCGAAAGCGCCTTTCATGGTTAAACCATAAGAATCCTCTGTTGCGGTTGCTCCTGTGATTTCGAGATAAGCCTGCTTATATTTAGGGTTATTAAGGGCACGGTTAAAATTAAATACTTCATCATTTGATTCAGAAGTAGGAAAGTGCTCAGAAATATACTCGCTGGCTGTTTTTTCTGTTTTGTCGAAAATGCTGGAAATTGTTCCAGGGATATCAGCAATCGCAAACCCAGCAGAACGGTCTGACGCAGTTTTGAAGTGATTATAGTGGAGAGCAACATTCAGGGCCTCGCCAACACGATGGATATAATTAGGATTAAGATCCAGATCAGAGGCCACTTTCTTAAGGGCATCAGTAGGATTTGTTCCACTGTTAACTTTCTGCACTACCTCGGCTAATGCAATTTTTACGAGAGAATTCGGTTGTTCCATAGCTTTATCCTTAATTTATACCAGGTTTTTAAAAAGAGTTCAATTCCGTAATTGATTTATATTCAGGAAGGGAATTTTCTTTTAGTGCGAGCGTTCCTATCAATTTTAACGCTTCTTGGTCATCCGAGTCAATAGTTCCTGACTCCTGGCTGTTATCATTCACTATTCTTACAGTGCTGGCGTCAAGATTTCTAACCTTTGCCCTGTAGTAATTAACCTCTTCTTTCTTGATATAGAAAGAGGCTAAGTTATTAATTACTCCATTAAAATTAATTGCATCTTTCATATCTGTTACAGCAAAATTTAGGCTTAGTACGTTCTCTAGCATAGAATCCCCTAGATAATCTTCAACCTTTAATTTTTGTTCTAGGCTCAAGGTATGATAATTAGCGTGGGCCCTTAAACCTACCTCTCCTAACTCTGAAATTAATTTATAGTATCTCTTGTCTAGGTCAGTAATAATATCATTATCTACTAGTTGAGTCAGGTAGGCAGCTTGTGCTGTAATATCTTTTGGTACAGCAGAAAAATCAAAAAATAGGTTTCTAATAGCCTCTATCTGCCTAGTATACATTTTAAATCTCTTAGCTATCTCGGCATCAGTAACTCCTGCAAATATATGATAACCAATGGCTTTAAAGATATGCTCGTGGTCTGTGCTCATCTTAAGACCCACAGCAAACTGGATATACTGGTCATAGTGCATGTTAGAAACATGGTACAATAATTTCTTTAAAAATGCGTCTGAGATGCCATCCACATGCTTGATATTCCAAACAGGGTTTTTACCATCATAAGACTTACAAAAAATCTTTTTATCTCCTGAGATTTTTAGCTTTTTATCAAACAGCTTATAAAACGTTTCCCTGTTTTTCCAGCTCAACCTATCAACTACCTTTTGAAAGTTATCAGGAAATGAATAATTTGTTTCTGTATTCTCCTTAACCCCTGGATAATTAATATACCTTCTCAACGCACTAGAACCATCCGCAGGTTTACGACAACACCAAATAAGATTAGCTTTGGCGGGATTGAGATATATCTGATACCTCCAATTAGGAAAGTTATAAAAAGAGCCTACCCTATTGAGGGGTATTATTGCCTTACGCTTCATACATTATCATTATGCTGACTTGTTGCATATCCTGCAAGGCCTCCTAGTCCACCTAAAAGTAAAGCATTTCTACCCATAGACTTTCTTGCGGCTCTAGCATACCAATCCATTAAATTAATAGGTTTTGGGATTTCTTTAACGGGGTTAAATACCGCCCTTTGTGCGGCTTCGATTGTGGGGGGTATAAATGTACCAGCTGCTCCTACACCTGCGCCCACACCTGCACCTACCCCTGTGCTTAACGCTGGGTTATCTTGCTGCTCATATGAGTTTAAAACAGACGCTAACTCGCCTCCTGGTAATCCAGAAGCATATGGATGTTCTTGTAAAATTTTAGCTGCGGCCTGAAGATCAGCTTCGCTTGGTTTGGATGTACCTGCGTTTAAACCACCTGCGGCGCCTCCCGCTGCCCCTAAAATAGTGGAACCTACTGCACCTTGTGTGGCTCTATTTAAAACAAGGTTTTTAAATTGTCCTGCCCTGTTTAACCTACCGGATGGTAATGTTTCTGTTGGAGTTCTTAGTAAGTTTATGCTATTTCGCAGTCCTTTACCTTTACCAAACATAGATAAAATTCCCCCCGCGGCAAATCCCACAGGAGCAGCAATAGCCCCTAATCTCAATGCATTAGATAATGCCTGATTTTTCATTTCATCTGAAGAACCGGCGGCCCCTCTAGCCTTTTCTAAAGCTGCTGCAATTTGTGCCCTGCGCTTAGCGGGGTTGTTAGATATAATTGCGCGACTGGTTAATGCCTCTGCTAATGGTCCGCTTAAGGATCTAGCTTCTCCAGGGATATCTTCAATTGCACCAATTGCAGAATCAGTAACCGGCTTGGTATAGAAGATATTATCCCTGAGAGCCTTCAGGGCTAAATACCTTTTAAGCAGGCTATCGTCGCCTTGGGACTGATCAGAGTTCGAGGGCATCTTCCTTACCCATGTTAATGGTGAGCTCAGGAGATTTGCGCTTGAGGAAGATAACCAGATCGCCGAGATTTTTGAACACGTTGCTAACCAGCTCTACAAGTTCCGGCAGATCGTTTCTTCCATACATCTCCACGAATTTGTCGGTATCCCAGTTAAGAAGAAATAAGATTCTACCTAAGCGGTCCATACCTTCGATTAGTGATGGTACGTATTCAGTAATCTTATCAGATACTCCAACATACTTGGCTAGGGTTGCCATGGTCTGCACGTCGAAAATCTCTTTCTGCCCGCTCTGGGCCATTTGAGTGGCTTGATTTACATACCTAGGATCAATTTCTTTTTTAGATGTGGATGGATCAATTCCCTCTACTTCTGGCATAACAGTTAAACCTAATGCTGTTGGATCTCCTGTATAACGAATATCTGCTGGGAGACGGCTCTCTTGACCAACACCCACATATGTAGGCTGCCCTACTTGATTTGTATATGGAGCCTCCTCATAAGGAATAGGATAGTAATCTCCTGTATAGGCGAGCTTTACATGCCCAGAAAGATTCTTCGCTGGAGTAAGATTATCAATAATTTCGCAAGCTTGTTTGAAATCAAGACCCACCTCTGTGACCATTGCAATCTTGGCCTTCATAGGATTGTCATATTTCTTTTTAGCTCCTGCGATATCACTGAAGTACTCGCTGCCGTTTGTTCTAACGGTCATTGGGAAAATATTGTTTTTACTCAGGAATGAGTTTAATGCCCATGAACCGCCTGGGCGATTCTCTAAATATCTTTCATGGGCTGAGGCTTTGTCGGATTGCTCCTTATCCGCTTCACTCTTGACTTTATCTGAGGCATCAAGAGGAATATATTGATTAGGTACTCCGCAATAACCATGTTCATTAAGAGGGTGAAACTTAACCTCTAAAAGCTTATAGCCTGATGGAACATAGAGTGTATGCCCATGATAGTCTAAACTATCTCCAGGCTTCTTAGTCATTACCAGAAGAATTTCTTTAGCTTTTCTAGGGTGGCGATAGTAATTTCCACGAGTGAGATCATGCACACTACCTGGACGATCCTTAGGCCCGCGGTTGTGATCCTGATACTCATAGTCGGTTTTAGCTTCTTGATGTAATGAGAAGGGCTCTACGCTGATTCTTCTGATACCCTGAGCATCCTTGAAATTGGCGTTAATGCGGAAGGGCTGGGTAGCCTTCATATGTTCATTAAGAAGCACATATACAGAAGTATAGCTAGGCTTTGCTTCTGCGGGATCCACCATCATTTTATGAACTAATGAGTAGTCGTCAACCTTGAGTTGATCTTTTGTATAAACCATCTTGGTATCTACAATATAAGCTGATCCTTTATCTTCTGAATCAAGATTAATAACGATTGCGTCATCTGTAGCAAAATCTTGTTGTAGTTGTTTAGGGCGAACCAAGATAAGACCATAATTAATTGTTCCTGTGGAGGTAACATAGGGGTAAAACCCAGATTCTGTAGGATTCTGGAACTTTTTAACATAATCCACCACACCAAACTTTGATTTCTTGTCTACTGGTCTCTTATCAACTACAACAAATCCTTGTGTCATTACATCCTTGCGCTGTTTCTCATCTAGCTTGAGAACTTCAGGCTTTTGGTCCTTCATTACAACTTTGACATCATTTTCTTTGCGATATGAGTCGCCGTCCTCTGTTTCTACAACAGCCTCGGCCACCTTCTCAATGGAGTAAAAGCGTAGAACAGCCTCACAAAACTCAGCGTCCTTCTCTAACAGTTCTGTGAAAGCTTTCTTGGTCTTGTTGTCAGAGTCCTTAACATAATCTATGCAAGATGCAATTGTGTACTTTCCTGTGCGGGGAGGAATAGTCATCTGACGATAGTCTCCCTGAGTCATGTCCTGTAGAACCTTCTGGCGGGGCTCTTTTGCTACACCACCAAGTGAGGTGGTTTCATCTTTAAGGAACATCTCAGCAAAATCCTCATTCAGGGGATAGAACTGCTCGTTATTCTTAGAATATAGGAGATCAAGATTCTTAACTTTACCATCAATAAAGAAAGCTGGTACATAAAGAATCTGACCAGAGTGAGAACGAAAACCAAAAACACCCAGGGCCTTTGTGTTATCCTCGTTCTTCTTAACAATCTCAAATCCAATCAAGAAAGGGAGGAGATTCTTTAAGCTGTCCTGTAATTTATTATATGCTAGCTGGAAAAAGGACTGTTCTAATGAATCGTCGCCTGCCAGCTTTGTTTTAGAAAAATTTGCCATAATTAGAGAGTGCCGGAATTTATAAACAATATTACGTATTTTTTAATGTACATGCAAGCTTCTAAATAGGTCAACTATTCTTTGAAGTTACTATGCTCACCAAAACCAACGCCGTGAGCAAGCCCGGGAATAGGGCTTGGTCCCCTGATATCAGAAGTAGCGCCAGCGTTAACAGCATTGCTAAATCTCTTTGCCAGGTTTGTGCTATACAATACATGCATAAAGTCATCTGCGTGCTCTGGTACGTCTAATAATCTTACCATATGGGGTTCAAAATGTGGAGGGTCGTCATGCACAACCACAGATTCTATACCATGCTCTGCCAAGTCTTGCATAACTGAAGATGTTACTCTAGTACCTATGGTATAATGTAACTCTGGTTTTTCCAAATACTTACCATAAGCTAAGTCTGATCTAACTGTTTTGCTACTTGCCCTGGGTACGTAATTTTTCTCTAGAGCTGAGTAAGAAACAATCTGGTCTGGTAGAAAATCGCCTAGTCCTTCGTTATCTGTTATCTTTACATGATCAATGGCAGATCTAGCAATAAGTTCAAAATTTCTTCTGTTAACCCCTAGGTTACCCTCATCAAAAGCCCGCTTCATAGCCTGCGCATAATAATTTCGACCCTCTCCAATTCCCTTGTATCTAACAACTTCACTAGGATCAATTAGCCCAGAGCTAAGCACATCTCCCTGCTCTACTTTATCACCAACCTTAACTTTAGGTTCTTGTCCGACACCTATATAGTATTCTGTATCTCCTATCTTTATAAAATATCCACCAGCTGCGGCGTGTTGAACGCTAGACACAACCCCATCTTCTTGAGCTAGTGGTGCTTTGTTTAAAAAAGTTTTTGGGATGTTAGCTAGTTGGTTAATCATTTTAAACCCTGACACGCCACCTAGAGAAGTAGCAGCTCCGCCGCCATGACGAAGTTTCATAGCATACTCTGTGAGGGGTTCACTAACTGCTGTACCAGCAACCAGTCCAATATAACTATCAGGAGCGGCTAAACCTTTTTCTCTTCTCCCCACACACAGCTGACAAACTGCACCGAAGTGACTATTATTGCTGGCTCTGCACGTCATGGGGGAACGGATTAAAATTTTGTTAATATTTTGTTCCTTTAAGTCATTCAACATTTTTGCGGTGATCTCATTATTCCTTTTATACCCGCCAACAGGAGCAGCTAGAAAGGCCCCAACAGAATCTTTGTCTGTGGTGGGTACTGTAATCCCATTAGTAGTGCCGCAATCATGTTCTGTGATTTGTAAATTCATCAAGGCTCTAGAAAACTGTTTGGAAGAATATCCTCCCTGAGCCACACCAACCTTTTTAACAACTTCACCAGAACGAGTACCAAAAGATGTCACAAGATACTCAGGAAGAGAAAGTCCTTCAGCAAAAGAGCTTTTAACAGGAATATCCATTTTAGGATTTCCTTCTGCATCCACAACAATCCCCTGTGTTGCTATGGTAGAGCGATATTGTGCTGGTGATCCTCTAGAACCCGCCAAAATAATTTTAGCTAGTGACTTATTATTCTTAAGCCCCTCATCAAGAATGGTCTTGTTGGTCTCCTCCATCAAGGAGTTATATTTATCAAAAATTCTTTGATTTTTAACGCTTTCAGAATCTTTGGTTTTATGTACTTTCTCCTGAAACTCTTCGAATTTGTCGTAAAGCTCTTTTGTATTAATAGGAGAAACCAAATCTTTTAATGTAATAGATGTTCCTTGTCTAGTGGCAATCTCAAAACCTAAACGGGTAAGATCAGAGGCGATCTTGCTATAATTTTCTGGCTCTTGTTCTACTAGCTTACTAAACAGATTATTGATTCCTTTTTTATCAAGAACCTGACCATCTATCATGTGATGTAAGTGTTTAGGAGTATACTCTTTCAGAAGTATACGTCCTACAGTAGTAACGGACATATTATTCCCTGCGAGTTAACTTATCCAGAAGATCTTTAACTGGAGAAGATGCTTTTTTTGTATTTGGATTATCTAATTCATTCAACACATCCAAATCTTTAAATGCACCGGCCATTAAAGATCCCTCTAAATTTTGATGAGCTTTGTCCTGTTCTGCTGTTTCTAATTTAGAGGCCTCGTCCACAGATTCATCTGGATCATCATTAATCACACCAGCTGTTTGTGCGGCTTGGATATCTGCAAGCTTTTCACGAATATAACAAACATAGTCATAGTTAGGATCCTGGGGACCAAAACTGTCTAAATAGTTAGCGACTTTTTCTAATGATTCCATTTTATTATTGCCCCGGAGCTGCGCCCATAGGGGCAGAATAAATTCCACCCTGCCCCATTGCGCTCTGTTGGGCTTGCTCTTGTTGGGCTTGACTCTGTTCTTGCTCTTGTTGCTTTTGCAGGGCTTCCATTTTCTTATTGTGGGTATCTGCTAACTGCTTAACCTTTAACAAGCTATGCGTTGCTTTGCCTCCGCTAGAGAGATCTAGGAGTTCACGAACAGAGAGAGTTACTTTTGTATTATCCAAGCTATTTTCTGCATTAACATTCCCCTCTGCTGGAGCTGGCTGGGCTTGCTGCTGCTCTTGAGCTTGTGGCTGCTGTGCTCCTGCTTGAGGTGCCGCGCCCCCTTGCTGTCCAACTTGTTGAATTTGCTGCGCCAATTGTTGCATGGCCTGCATCTGTTGGTCTGGTGGTAGCTGCTGTAGCTGTTGAAGCGCAGGTGCAATTTGTTGCTGGGCATCTTGAGGGAGCTGTTGAATCATTCCCATTAGCTGCTGTTGAGCCTGTTGGAGCTGCGCCTGTTCTTGCTGGGGCTGAGGATTAGGGATAAAAGCCTGTTTTACAAGGCTATCATATGATTGGATAAGTTCGGCGATATTCATTTTATGTACTCCAGGTCTATTATTTGGTTTATAGTTTTTTTAAGCTCTGTTTTTAAAGTCTTTATTTTGCCCTCTTCATGAGTGCCCCTAAGCTCATGCTCACCAGAGTCAAGCCTTCTGAACTCGTTTAAATATTTTTCGAGTTCTGCCAGCTTTTCTTCATCGGTTAGCTTGAACCAGATTTCTTCATCTATCATTGTATGTGATACTTAAAGTTTAATAAAGCTTTAAGATATGTCAACATTATCTCCTATGTCCAGCTTTCCTGCCATAAAATCAGCAACTACTTGAGAGTCACTAGAGTAATGTATTGGTTTGTTGTGTTTATCCTCATAGCTAGCGGCAAACAATCCTACAGCTGCTTCGTTTGAAGGTGTATAGATAGGGCTGAACGTTCTGTGATAAATAAGGTTTTTCTCCGGGAATAGCTTTTCTTTGACTTCCTCTTTAGCTGCATCACCGGCAGGTACTTGAACATTGAGCTGGTCTCCGTCGGAGTCTGCACCATATCCTTTGAATACCAATGGGTTTAATTTAATAGAGAAGTCTTTGGGGTCAGGATTAGCCCTTAAGTAAAACCCTTGGAAGTTATATTTAGACAACTGGGGATCACGAGTAACAATACCAGGACGATCTTTTAGCTCCTCTTGCAGGGCTAATGACGCTAGTGGGTGTTTGCTCTTAACATAGTCTCTGGCTTTGGTGGCGGGTACCCCTTGTCTCACTAGTCTGCGAATAATAAACGGAGTATAGATATTCCATAGAATAGTCTGAGGAATAGCTGCCTCATTCAACTGCAGATTTCCATCTGGTACAAGTACACCTCTTCCTACAAGATCAATTGGCTTGTTAACTACTTTGGCCTGGAACATAGAGCTCTTTGCGCTACCCCCTTGTGTGCCTAGCGTTGTGGCGAGCAGACCTTTGAAATGCTTTTCTTTGCTTCTTGTGCTGATTGGTTCGCCTAACCCATAGATGGCTCTAACTCCCTCGTATAACTTTTTACGAGCTTCACCTTTTAGCTCTTCAGGAGTGTGTTCGTCTATGCCTTTGAACGACCTGTTCACCAACATGAGATCTTTATATAATTCATTAACATCCGCGCTCATGATCTGATTACCCTGTGCGGTAATTGGTCGGTATTGCGCAGGTATAACAGGAACTTTAGATAGCAATAAATCTTTGGGGTGAAGATTCTCCCTCTTTAGCATTGTTAGGAAAGCTAATACTTTAACTGCAGAGTCTCTATCTGTTTTTCTGTTAGATTTAATATACCCTTTTAGCTCTGCTATCTTGTCATCTAACTTAATACCTTTGAGTGCTTTTTCTAATTCGCCGTTAGATAACATTTCCTCAAACTTAGCTTTTGTTGTGCCTAATAGTTTACGCAACGGCTCTTCACTAATAGGATTAGGTACTTTCATTGCTAGCTCTATGTGATTGTAGTTATCTCCGTAAATACCTACATTAACAGGGTCAAAAAGCCCGCTATTCTCTGCAACTAATTCTCCGTTCTTAAGCTTGTATGTGAGCGGTTCATGAATTTCGCCGTGACTAAGCATCTCTATATCTTTGTCTGTTTGAGGAAGAATATTAAACTTTGTGCCCTCTTGATTAACATGCACACCAGATCCCTCTAGGTGAGAAATAAACTTATTAAATATAAACGGAACTTTCGGAGGTGGCGGAGTATAACCTAGCTTGATTGCGTTCCAGAATTCATCGTTCTTTGTGCTTCTAACCACAGCCACATCTTTTAAAACTTCCTTGGCGTCATTAGACAGAGCTACCGTGGTTGCAAGGTTTCCTAAGCGCTTGCTCTTTTCAACAGTGCCGGCCTTAGAGGGCTGCATGTTAATATCGTATGTAGTACCTGCGGATCTAGATGATATTTTGTCTTCTGCAATGTGATGTAATCTTGTGTAATATGACGGACCTGTGAAAACTTCTATGTGCTTGCCAGAGATAGGATCATAGAGTTTTTCGGTATCTTTGATCCCGTGTTTTTCTAATTCTTTGATTGTGTTCTCTACAACACTACCATTTGCAAAAGGAGTAGTTTTAATGTTGTGACCTAACTTCTGAGCAACTTTGCCCATAGCCATTGTGGTGATAAGTCCAGGAGCAACGCGGCTAGTAACACTCATAGAGTTGAGCAGCACATCAATAGGTTTACCATCTTCTCCTTGAGGCATCTCGCTATTGCTAACAATTCTAACCACACCTTTTGCGCCGAAAGGGTTAGAGAGTTTATCTCCCTGGGCCATTGTTCTTCTTGTCTTAATTGTAACAGTAATAAGTTTACTAGTATGACTAACATCCACTACTTCACCATCATGCTCGTATTCCCAAGTATGTGTGATATCTGAGTAAGCATTTTTAAGTGCTCTAGAAAGTTTACCCAGTTGAATTTCTAATGACTTTAGCGTTTTAGGTTGATACGCAAGAATCAACGGATCTCCATGGCTAACAATGCTGCCTCTTTTAATTGTTCCAGAACTATCTAACTTACTAAGCTGGTCGTTGAAATATTTGTTTGGGAACAATGAAACATATTTGTCTTTGTCTGTTTCTATTCCTCTAGCAATTTCTAATCTAACAGGCACAAGTTGCTCTGCTTCTAATTTTTGAGCGGCTGCTTCGCTAATAACAAGAGCATCTTCGAAATTATAAGAGCGATATGGCATCACGGCGGTTTTAAGATTCATACCTAGTGCCATATTGCCATGAGCGTCAGAATAATTAGATGTGGCTAATAATCCCTCTTTTTTAACAGTGTCTCCTACTTTAACTGTAGGAATATGATGCATATAACTTTCACGTCCCACCAGATAATGTTGATATAGTGGGTGCTCGTGGTCTTTACCAGAACTATCCTTAACCACAATCTTGTCAGGATCTACCTTGGTTACTTTTCCATCTGAAAAACTGTGAAGGCTAACTAGTTTATGTCCGAACTCCTCTATAAAGCTCTTGTGATCCTGGCTCTCGCTAGACTGAACTAATGGAGCTTCTCTGTTAACCAGAGTCATAGCCTGAAGTGAGCTCTTATCACCGATTAATACACGGGCACCTGATACACTACTCAGGCTGGGAATAAGATTAGTAACAGGGGAGAAGAAATCCGTGGTGCTCGGAATCTTATAATCTACTTTGGTTGACTTAGGGACTTTTTTGAGTTTTCCGTGGTCCAACACGAATTTGTACTCTTTCATCCAAACATTCTAGCACAGCCCTATTAAAAGGCTACTGATTTGTTATTACTTGTTTAATAGCTTATCTTGCCGCCCTTGAAATTAGGGTCTGGAACATAAGTATTATTAAGGTGCTGATTGTTTTGATGTCTGCTTTCAGCCAGGGAAGGACCACTAAAGAGATCAAGGCCTGTATTATGGGCGGCGCTATTTAACATACCACCAACGTTAGTCTTAAAGTTTTGAAAACCAGTTCCGATAGCGTTACCAATATTATGTGCTGTGTTACCGAGTGCGTGACCCGCAGCCCCAATACCATTACCCACAGATTGCAGGCCTTTAGTTATGGTGTCGTCTTCACCTAAGGGCAAGTGGTTGTACTTGGATGCTGATATTTCTGAATTTAAGGGAATTGTGGCCTGCTTTAAAATCTCGATAGCTTCATTCTTGCTAACTCCATAGTCAGCTGCTCTTTTTAGGAATCCATTAATAAATGCTTCGTTCATAAGTTTTTCTTTTTTTCTTCTTCTGTTTTTCGTTTCTGCTTTCTTTTTTCTCCAAGGTTTTCTCTAAGCACGTGATCAGCTTTATACTTACGACCAATGTGATAACCGGTATATCCGGGAATAAGGAGCCCCTTACCAAGTCCATAAGGTGTGCGGTGTACTTCTTCAGCCTCATCTTCATCCATGTCATTATATCTACCAATAAGTGCACCTATAGCAGAAGGAACTCCAAGATTACCAATATCATACATAGGTCCAATGATGGCCTGCTTCTCTAAAATCTCGATAGCTTCAGCTTCGCTAACTCCATAGTCAGCTGCTCTTTTTACAAATCCATTAATAAATGCTTGTTCGCTCATATAGTTATTTGTTATTTCTGCTTTAGTACGTCTTCGTTCATATAGTTATTTCTATACCCTGCTCAGTGCTTTATCTAGGGAGTGATATCTGTATTATGGGCGGCACTATTTAAAGCACCGCCGACATTATCGTTACGCTTTTGAAAATAATCTCCAACAGTGTTACCAATATTACGTGCTTTGTCAGCAACAAAGTTATTAATTTCACGCCCTACGGCTGGTATGGCGTGTGATGTGCCAGCTAAAGTGGCGCCTGCGCCCCACAGGGCTGGAATACCGGTGTTGCGGATTGATTGACCGACCGACGGTGGCGTCAATCCGCTAGTTAAAGGGCTAGCAACTCCACGTTCAGCACCTAGACCAGCACGAAGGCTAGCGCCAAGGCCAGGGAATGCTTTGTTTGCTATGTTACCCACTCTACCTAAACCGCCTAATATAGGACCGATGGGGGCTGCGGACTTTTCATTCAAAATACTAATTGCTTCATTCTCACTAACTCCATAGTCCGCTGCTCTTTTTAAGAATCCGTTTATAAAGGCTTCGTTCATAAGTTTTAAGTTTTAAGTTTTTCTGATTTTATTAACTTTCCCCCTCTTCGTCAAGATTTTCTGGATTATCAACAAATCTCAAACCACATCTCCAGAGCACATGGGCAAGGTCATCGCTAATCTCGTCCACCACATCATTGTCCAACTCCCAAATAGCGCAATGTATTAGTTCATCTAATAGGGTAGCCAACATCTCCTTTGGTGTTTGGTTAGGGTCAACAACTACACTCTTACCCTTTGTTGCAGGGTTGTCTGTTCTGCCCCTATTCTGAGTTTCAGTTATCAGATTAGGGGTTAATGAAAATTTATACCTCCTACCTCTCACGGTAATAGAGTGAATGTTCTCTAGCTGCTTCATAATGTATTCTCAGCCTAGAATACTAAAATCAAAGGTGGAAAGGAAGCGGGATTTGTATGGGGCTGCCTATATCATTAGATATAACGTCATTCATCACCAGATATTACCCCATTGACATACACAAATCCCACAGCTAGATTCCCATTCATGATTCTCTTACCCGAACACCCATTAAGAAGAGCTAACACCCAATACAAGCCTCCTGTTCCATCCATAGAACTAATAGAGCATTGGCTAGAGAACGAATGGAACCAGATAATGGATAGGCCGGTAGCTAACCGTGTTGTGAGGGACAAACTAGACATAGACATCACAAGCATATGGGATATCAGAGCCCATTGGGGAGTTCTCACTGCAGAAGAAGCCATTAAGATTACTAGGGTACTAGAGAAAGAAACCTCTGGTGTGGGTGCGTCAGGTAACGAGGGATTCATTTATTATCCAGGCTGGGGTATGAAGCGTAAACATGAATTCTCTCGATGGTGCTCTATTACTGCACTACTAGGTGAGAATTGGGACTCTCGTGGTTGCCTACTAAACAGCATGCTCTCATACACCAAAGGAGTTAGTGGCTTGAACATTAAAAACAGAATTTTAAACCCATATACTACTCGTGTGGAAACTAAAAATTGGTTAACCGCCAGAGAGAAGAGCATAAACAAGTTATTCAAGAGAGGCCTAGTTGCTCGTACATTTGTTATTCATGAGAATGATTGCTTTGTGCCATCCTTTGGGGAAGATTGGGTAGACGTTGTGAGGGACGGCTTCAAGCTAACCAGAAAAAGACTAATGGCTCTAAAGAGATCTGGTGTGATAGAGGACTACATGTACAGCCATGAATCTAGCTGCACCTCTATAGAATCCAGACTTATACATCCACATACCCACGTTATCTTCTGGGCAGGCAAGAACTGGAGTGAGTCTGCTATGAGAATTGCTCTAAAGCTAAACAAAGAACTCACCATGGGCTATCATGATGACGAGAGGACTCTTATCTCCTGGAGGTCTCAAAGCGAGGACTTTAAGAACTACGTGGGCTATATCAATGGTGTGTATGACTTCGGAAATAGGCTCTCTAAGGAATGGACAAAAGAGAAGAGTCGTGAGTTGAACATAGCTACTCGTGAGCTGGCTAGTGGTGTGAACTACTTATTCTTGAAAATACACAAAACCGGCTGTGGTGGTCTAAAGAAGAATACCGGCTTGCAAAAGAGCAAAGGAGAGTTTAAAATCGATCAAACTAAATCTTGCGAAGAAGAAATAATTTATGAACAAACAAGCACTCTCAGAGGGAATAATGTGGGAATTGGGCAGGAACAACATATCCAAGGAAGCCTCTCTAGGAATACTAGATACACTGATGTCAACGGAGAGCGTGGTTTTATCTCTAGAGAAGAAAGCTCAACTAATACGCAGAGTAGAGGAGGAGAGCCTAGAGTTCAGAAGGGGACTAAAAGAGGCCATGCTAGAGAGGGGAGTGGACGAGGATGTAGTAGACGGCTTTCTAAAGCAGGGAGAGGTAGAGTTCGAGAACATCATGAATAGCCTGCTAGAGAAGAACGCAGGGGGATTTGGCAGCATTCTTGAGGGTGGAGCAAACCTATTCAAAGGGATAAAAAATTTAGGTGGTGAAGTAGGAAATACCTGGAGAGAGGCAGGAGATGGTGGCGGAATGTGGCAGGGCATTAAAAATATATTTCATGGTAGAGAGGGCAGTGGACCAGGTTCTTCTGGGGCTAGAATTACTCCTGAGCCAGGAGCAGCATCCAGCGTAGCTGGCAGCTCAGCAAAAACTCAAGCAGGGGTTACAAATCCCGGATTTATGGGTCCTGGTTTCTGGGGGCGTAGGTTCGGTAAAGGGGGTAAAGGAGCTCTCTATGGTGGAGCAATAGGAAGTTTTGTTCCTGGCGTGGGCACAATAGGCGGAGCAGCCCTAGGAGGAGCAGCGGGATTATTAGGCAGGGCAGGACTAGCAGGTGTAGGAGCAACGACCTTAGGTGGTGGAGCACTATTAGGGCATAGCATGCTTGGTGGGGATAGCGACAAATATGGTTTAGAGCCATGGAAGCAAAATAATCTTATTCCCGGAATATCCAATAATATGCTAGGCACAGGGGCTGGAGCAATAGGTGCACTTATGTTGAGCAAAGAATTAGGTCTACCTCTGGGCAACGCTATACCTCTTCTGCTGGGTGGATATCTTGGGCACAAATATCTTCCAGGTATTATGGGAGGCAACAATCCACTTTCCCAGTATGGTTATGGCTGGAGCAGGGATGCAGCGCCTTCTCAACTCCAATAAAATGAATTTAGACTTGGCTGCTTTTAGCTTAGGGTTCAATGACAGGCTTTTGGAGAAATCCGCAAGCTCTTCTAACTTCTTGGATCATGCCGCTAATGAAAACATACTTCCTTCATTCAACAATCAAACTAACTGGAAGTACGTTAAGACTCCTGAGGGTATAAGACTTTCAGACGGTAATCATGTGTTTGGATTTGGTTTAAAAGATTTCGGTGGAGAGCAGAGCCGGGTAGAAAAATTAAATGACATTTCTATCCTGGATTTTGAAAAGGATAAGTTACATGGAGGAACTGCACAGATTCACAGGAGCAGTCCTCATAGTGTTTATATGACTCTAGCCACAGGCAGAGATAATCCTACGTTTGTGTTAGAGCATGATGAGGGTAAGAACTGGAGGTATATTCCTTCTAAGAAAATGATAAAGAGGCTAGAGACTCTGAAGAATCTAGAGACCCAAACAATACCCTCTATAGACGAAGAGTCATTGATGAAAGGTGCAGAGCATATGCTTAAATCTGCGTTACTTCCAGAAGTATCAAACAACTTAGCTCAAGGCAATGGCTTGTTAGGATCTCCTGAATACGGTGCGCATTTATTTAATTCTGGAATTAACACACTAAAGTCAGGACTAGGAGCAATAGGAGCCCACCCAGTTATGGCTATAGGTGGAACATTACTTGGTGGCATGCTATTAAACCACCTGAGAAAAAAGTATAGCCCAGAGTACAGGCAAGAAATGTTATCTCATCCTGGTAAAGAGACAAACAGAAGCATATTACTCCCATTGTTGGCGGGTGGGGCTCTAGTAGGATTAGGAGGACTAGCAAGATGATTCCAGGCTACGACCATACAGCAGATTTAGGACCAGACTTCTCTACCTTGGTAGGCCCAGGGGGAACATTACTTCCAGCAGATCTGCAAAAATATATAAATGCTGATCATGGGCTGGCTCCTGACCAGAGAGTACATCTATTAAAAATGTTAAACTCCCCGGATATGGCCGGCCATCTTTTCGCAGGAGTAACAGGAGCGGCTATAGCATTAGCTGTGGCAAGATGGAAAAAGATGAGCGCGGCAAGTCAGGTTCTTATGAGCTTGGCAGGTTTCGGTTTAGGAAATATAATATTAAACAAGCTAGAAGGACACCCTAAGCATACGTCATGGGATCCTGATACAGGAACAGTTACAGTTTTATGAAATTAACACCTTACGGAAAAATTATCAAAGCAGCTCTAGCGGCAGAACTAGAGAAATCAGGTAGCTCTATACTTGAGTTTGAAAAGAATCTTGCAGAGCTGAATACCGCAGAAGGAGCCGTTAAGGTTGCTAGCGATCTTAATATGATGCATGAATTTGTTACTCGCCCTATGGCAGGAGTAGCCGGTAGCATTCCTGGGTGGGCATTAAATACTAGTGCCGCGGCAGGTGCTGCTGGTGGAATAACATTTGACGAGATGGAGAATAGTGTAGGAGAATTAAACAATGCGCTAGCACGTGAACGTCAAAAAGTTAACATGATACGCAATCTAACCCACAAACTAAAACAAGAACATGGCCTTAACTAACACAGAAAAAATGACAGAACATTTTGATTTCGGCAGCACAAGCTCCGATTTCAAGCCAACACCCAAAAGAACAATCCAAAGAGAGCTGAAAGGAGAAATCCTAGATCAGCAGAGAGAAATAGATGCATTCGAACAAGCCAAAGGCTGGAGCAAAAAGCCCAAGGTGGACATGAGTGTTTATGAATTTCAAAGCATAGTTCTAGACCCTGAGAAGCAACACGACAATGACATGCTTTCCCAGCTCTTGAACAACGAAAAATATATAATCAGCTACTACAAAGATAACTGGACTCCTCAAGGAACATACAGGGCGTTCATTATCTACGGTAAAAAGAAAGAAGAACCTAAACAATGACAACCAACGCAAACACCAATATCCCACTTTCACCAGAAGAGGCATATCTTGCTTCTAGACTTTTTGGTAAAAGTTTGTTCAGTGCAATCCAACTCTCTAAAGAAATGGAGGAAAGCGATCGCCGCAAAGAGTTGGGCGGTGGTAATGATGTGCTTAGAATTCCTATTCCTATTAGTAAACTCCAGAAAACCAGTAACGAGAATGAGCCTGCCCCTGGGCTTATTGGCAGGGCATTAAGATTTAATAGAAATCCTATTCGCGCCCTGGTAGGTGGAGAAACAGGATTTCATGAAGCTCGCCGTGAATACTTTGATCAGCAGCGTGCACAAATTCAAAAAGAATTAGAACATGCCCAGAGAGAATATCTAGACACCTTGCAGCAGATCAAACAAGGAGAAGAGAATACTCCTAATGTGGACAGTTTTTGCAATGGGCTTGCTGCAGAAGCAACCATTCCAGAGTTAATTTCTAAAACTGCAGGTAACACAGCGGAGGATGTAAATATTAGTGATAATACCATACGCCGTCTTTTGGGTAATAGCTTAAGTTTTGCCAAGAAACCCGTGGAGCCTCTTATTGATCTTGGAGCTACAGGTATGGCAGGAACTGCTGCAGGCAGCGCTTATCTCACATATATATTGAAAAAGAAACTTCGTGAAAAGGATCCTAACAGCTACTACCAGTCAGATATTCCTACTCGCGTTGAATTAGAGCCCTACAGATAATGAACATAAACTGGAGTGAGTTTGAAAAGGGTTTTAATGAATTAGCTAAAGAGGCTAATTTTGTAGGAGACATCGCAGGAAATATTTTAAAGAACTACACAGACAAGGCCCTGGGAGGACTTGCTAATAAATTAGAAGGACTGGGTATTGGTGGAATTCCACAGGGAGGATTTCTTCCGCCCCAAATGCCAAATATCACAATAAACATGGCAAAGCCGGGCAACTTACTCGACACCACCACAGGTGTACACAGCATTAACAATCCAGTGATCGGCACAGAAAAACTTGCAGGTGAAAAAACAGCTGGAATTATTGATCCTAATGTACTGAGAAGTGTGCTCACCGCTAATGCAGTAAAAGGAATAGTTAACACAGTAACAGACCAGCACGGTAACACTATCCCAGCAGAAGAACACAAAGATGTTATCCTAGAGTCTAAGTATCCTGAGATGAAAAAACTTCTTGCAGATCCTTCAACCAAAGCATATCTTGAATCCTTACTCACTGAGGATTCGAACAATGCACGCTAAACAAATCTATATCCCGTCTTTAAAAATAAAAGGAACATACCTGGAAGAAATCGGCGGAGGAACTGACAAAGTTATGTACCCAGGTAAGACTATAGAGGTTGAGTTAGGCGCAGAAGATTTCTTATCAGAAGAGGACTACCATAGTGCATGGATCCTTATCACAAAGGCAGTTCAAAAGAAACTAACAGATGGAGCCGCCTAAAAACACCAGAGCTTTCTTTGATCCTCACCAGTTAAACAAGCTTATTCAAAAGCATGTACTGGATGGGTTTAAATCCAAGCTAGGGCTGATAGAGACCAACGACCACAAGCTAGAGGTTGATAACTTAGAGCTGCACCCGAAGAATTTCTCAATAGAAGAGCAGAAGAGTGCTGTGCTTGAGAAAAGAGATCTTACGTATCCTATAAAAGGAGATATACATCTGGTGGATAAGAAAACCGGAGGTAGGATAGAATCAAAGCATATCACTATAGCCAATATTCCTTTTGTAACAGATAGAAACACAGTTATTTACAACGGCAGCGAATACGAACCTATTCATCAGCAGAGATTATTGCCAGGGGTATATTCAAGGATTCGTCAGAGCGGCGAGGCCGAAGCCCATATCAACCCAGCACCTAGAACAGGCATGGGCGGTAGAATATTATTCTTTCCTGACAAACAGTTATTTGTGCTTATGATTCAAAACACCCAGATCAAGCTATATGGAGTAATGCATGACTTAGGTATACCTGATAGCCAGATGCAAAATAGCTGGGGAGAAGAAATCTACCTGGCAAATAAAAGAATGTATACAGGCGATGAGATAGACAAACTCTACAACAAAATATTTTTAGGATAATTTCTTATACACAGACAAGAAAGGTGGTGAATACACACATGAACAAAAACGCATACGAAATCAGACTCGACGTTCTTATCGACGCCCACAGGTACTGCAATGATATCTTTCAACACAAGGTATCAGCACTACTCACTGCAGCTGATAAGCAGGGTAAGTCGGTCTCTCCTGAGGATATAGAAAAGCTATATCCCTCTAAGAAAGAGATCATTAGTACCGCAGAACTCTTCTATGAGTTTGTGAGCAACAATCACAAATAAACTTGCAAGAGAACTAAAAAAAAGTAATAATACTATCAGCAATGGAGAAACCTCATGTTTCTCTGGCCTAGGTAAAACCGAAGCTGTTGCAAGGGCATAATCCATTGTTGATAGTCTAACAAAACAACAAACAACAATAAAATTATGGCAACATATTCAATTCGTAAAGTAGCCTCAACAGCAGACGCTACACAAATCGGTGGACTCATCACTTCACGTTATGAGAAAGCCAGCATGGCCTTCGGAACAGTTCCCGCAGGAAGCTACAAGTGTGGTGATACACTCAGCTTTGATGACGTGGATGCTCAGTACATTGTAGAAGCCCACATCACAGCCCATACAACAGCAACAGCCGTTGCCGTTCTTGACGTTGTGCCTGGAACAAACCTCAATACAGGAGCTCTTACATTAGACCTCGGTACAGGGTTTGGTACAGACGGAACTACAGATGGTCCTTTACTCAGCTATGTAATCTATTACATCCGCGGTAACGGAGCTTTACCGGCAACTCGTCACCTCGGTGGTGATGCAGCGCCCCGTAACTCAGGAGATGGTAATCTTCTCCAGGTTAAGGTAACCGCCAGCGCAGTTGCCACAACCACGACTTCCACAGAGTCCGGTCCTACAGCCTAATAACTGCTACAGTTCAAAGAGTAAGGGTGTGGAGAAATCCACGCCCTTATTTTTTGTCTAAAAAAGACCTTGCAAGAAAAGAAGAGATCGATATATTAATTTTGACGGTAAACACTAACCCTAAACATAAACACTATGGCACAAGACGACACAAAAGAACAAAAGGTATTCAGACTTGTACAAGACCTCGAGCAGGTAAGGAAAAACAAAAAAGCCGAGATGCAAGCGTACAACGAAGAAATCAAAAGAATCAACGGAGAAATCAAAGATCTTTTAAACGAGAAATAAACATATGACTGAAGAAAACAATACAATCCCAGAAGGCAGAGTAGAACTGCCCATAGTAGTAGCAGAAGAAACAAACAAGCATGTATCCATACTTCTTGTAGAGGATGGACTTGCACAAGTAGAAGACCAGCTTAAAACTATTGATAGCGGGCTGATTGAAGCCAATGAATCAAGCAGGCAATTGAATGAACGTGTGACTATGCTGCAGAGCAGGAAAATAGCAGCCACAGCACAAAAAAACTTGCTCATAGAGCTTCAAAAAAAGATTGTTGAGTTTGCTGAAGCAAATCAAGTAATCGCCTAAATTAAAATGAAAGAAACCCTCAGCAGCCTGTACCCACTGTTGGGGGTTTCTTTTATGCTGGGTTATGCTCTGCTTGTTTGGTTTAGAACTAATGCCTTTGCAGAGTATGTCACTCTATTTAGATTAACTAGGTTCTTTCATGTAGGGGATTATAACGAGGTATCTAAAAATGGCTATCCAGAGGGGTATGTGCATTTTTTAAAAGAATACTATCATGATAATTTTATAGTTCGTCTAGTTACCTGCCCTGTATGTTTTGGATTTTGGCTAGGCCTTATTATTTTTTTTGGTTTTCCTGTTAACATACTAGTAGTTCCTCTAGGCTTGTTTTTTTACGGGGTTTTAAATAAGCTAGTTTGATATGTCAAATCTAAGTATCAATCCCTCCACAGTAGAGCTGGGTCCACAGTATACTGTGCAATATCAGCCTGGATATTATGCAAGTAGAGATATTGTTGTGCACACCACAGCTATTGGTACAGTTGGTAGTACGTCTCTGATAGTAGATAATGCTTCTAATCTATCTAGAGGAGACCTGGTAGAGGCTTACGGAATACCAGAACAGACTAATATATCAAATATCTCTGGCACTACAATAACTCTTAGCAGCGCGATAACACAAACAATACCTATAGGCACTGCGCTATATATAGGGTCAATCTCAAAACCATCAAGCTGCATACTTCCTTCTGCTATATCCCCAAGCCTAGACCTAGGTTCTCCTATAGCTCCTATAGATCTCAGCTGTCATTATGCTTTTCCGCAAGTATATCTAACTCCCCCCATTTATAATGCTCCACAAACATTTGTGGCTTGTGAAGATTTTACAGCTTCTGTGGACATTAGCCTACGAAATGCCATAACAGGGAATATAACGGCCACACCCACAAGTTCTCCACATTGTGGATTAGCCATCACAGGTCTTTTAGACGTAAACACCTGTGCCAATTTTACAGCCACGTCAAATATAACCTTTTCAGGTGCGGCACAAAACAGCTCATTAAAATTAACTGCAAGAGGACAACCGGATTGTGGTGTAGACATTAAAGGTAATATAGATGTGCAAGCCTGCTCGGCATTTACATCTACTGTTAAATTTGATGTACCCGACGCTATGGCCGGCTCGGTTTTTTCTGTAACTCCTAAAGGCCCATCTGACTGTGGGTTAGACCTAGACCTAGCCCTAAAATTAAATTTAAATGCGTGTGAAAAAATAACACCTATTATTAATTTTACATTTCCAGAAGCAATGGCTGGATCTACAGCTGTTTTTACTGCATCTCAAAACCCCCCTGACTGTCCTATTGAACTAGACCTTAACTTGGCACTAAACGCATGTACAACATTCACTGCCGGCGGGGGAATAAGTGTTGGTGGTGGTGGCGCTAGCGGGTTTATTGGAGTTAGGGCGAACAAACCGCCAGATTGTGGCGTTTTTCTTGCTGGAAATATAAATGTACCAGCTGCGTGTACAGGGATTACCGTGGGTGGTAATGTGGGTATATCGGGCGCCGCGCAAGGCAGCATTACGTTAACGCCATCTGGAGGCCCACCAGGTTGTGGGGTGCAGCTTGGCGGGAATATACATGTTAACTGCCCAACCGCTAACAGCTCCTTTCGTCCTGCTGGGGCAGCATGTACTGGCGCAATCAGACTTGTCAGCACCGGAGGAGGGAACGCATGCGGAATTGACCTACAGGGTGACTTAAAAATACAAGCCTGTACTAAATTTTCAATAGATACCAGTGCGTATCAATTTTTACATCTAGCGGCCATACGTAAACCAACATTTGCTATAACACAAATGGGTTCGGCAGATGATAGCGGTCAATGTAATCTGAAGTTAACAGGAACAATGGATATTCCATGCCCATCAATTCTGCCCTCCGAAATCAACTGGGGCGGGATAGTTAATAGCGCAGCCACAACGTTTAATATAGTTGTAGACCCCGTGAACTGCAATCAGTTTAAATTAAAAGGAAATGTAGCATTTGATGGGGCATGGACAAACGTAACAATTTGTAACAATGGAGTAACGTCAACTATGCAAGTTTGGGCCAGGGCCCTATCAACCACAAATTAACTCTCAGGAATCTCTACCACAGAATCCAAAAAAGTTTGATGGTCTATCCATATTTTTTTACCATGACCGTCCTCTACTAAGCGGTATAACTTTCCATCATCACCTTTTCTACAGTTTTTTACAAAGAAGTTTACAACACCTATTGTTTCAGCTTCTACAGTTTGTATAGGATCCATTAATCCGAACTGGCTCTCGTTAACACTTCTAGAGCTATCAGGAATACTCTCAGTACTTCCTATACCGCCCTCTCCCATCTTACTCACCTTGTGGGCAAGCATATATTGCTCCATAGGGTTAACTCCCTCAATATTTTGACTAAGCGCATTACCAACAAACACGCTTTTGATTTGCGGTGTAAAGAACCCACTGTGGAGCCAGGATAGATTTCTTTTCTGTCTGAGCTTCATCTTAGCCTTCATTTGAATTTTTCCAGCATCATGTTCAATGTGCTCTTTAACATAGTCCTCGGCTCCCAAGAATTTTGAGTACGCCAGGTTATCACGATCATCAGGACTAATCTCACGGCTATGCACCTTGAGTAGTTTTCCAGTGGTTTGCAATAACACCTGAGGGCTCACGTGATTAACACTCATTCCTAGAGTCTTGCCCATAACACCGATGTCTAATCGAATGTTGCCAAAGTACTCTTTAATCTTCTGAATTTTTTCTGCTTTAGAGGTGGTATCCATGTAGCTTATTATAATGGCTAAAATAAAACAAACAATCAGAAATCCTCAACCTAAAAGATAAGCTTTGACGATGAACAAATATATATTAATATATTAGTGTTAGTTTAAATAAAAATAATAAATATGAATTTTGACTTCAACTACGATCCTGAATCGGAAGAGATAGGAATTACATTTGATAATTCAATCACACTCAGGGCATATCAGCAAAATGGTAAAATAATTTTTGTTAATTTTGACAGGGTTGACGACGGGGATGTAGAAGATCTTTTAAAAAACCTTTGCAAAGCCACGTTTGATATGCTTACTTAGTTGAATGGTAAATTCAACATACACACACGAAAGACTTAGTTGGGATCAGTACGGAATGCTGCTGGCACACGCGGCAGCCCTAAGGTCAGAAGACCCATATATCCAGGTAGGAGCCGCAGCCCTAAGAAGTGACCATAGCGTTGCAGGCACAGGATATAACGGAGTACCTAGCGGAATAAATATTTCCTGGGAAGATAGAGACCAGCGCAGAAAGTATGTTTGTCATGCAGAGATAAACTGTTTGAGATATGCAAAGCCCTCTGAGGTAGAAACAATCTATACCACGCTATCTCCGTGTGCAGACTGTATTAAAACAATAGGTGCGTTTGGTATAAAACGTGTATTGTTTTCAGAAATATACGACAAAGATAATTCTTGTTTTGACATTGGTAAAGTGTTTGGTATATCTATAGAACACTTTCAGTTTAACCCTCAGATACTAATAAAATAATCTTTGACAAAGCTATGGAGGCGGAAGATAGTAAGGATGAGTTTCGTAGCTCTTCTCCTGATAAAGAAGAAGATAAAGGAATAACCCACAAAAAAGAAACCTTGAAAAAACTACGTAAATATCAAAAATCAATAGAACCTGACGAATATGACGAATACTACAGATACAACACAAACAGCAGATATTAAACAATGCAGCAACTGCAGCTACTGGTTCCCTATTGGAGATGATCCAGAGAACCCTGATAATCCACTAAAGTTTGGAAAGTGTAAGAGAAACCCTCCTACCTTTCTTGAAAAAGACGACACCACATACACAGGATTCCCTATGATTGTGAATAACGAGTGGTGTGGTGAACACAACCCTAAACAATAAAATACATATATGAAGAAAACATCACAAAAAACTAGAGTAAAAGCAAAAAATCAACAGCTTGTTTCTCGTGCAGTAAAAGAGGCAGGCTTTAAGAATATCAAAGAAGCCAAGGAAACCCTGGCACAGCAAAAAGAACAAATCTTTTCAAACGGAGAAATAACTCCTCAGTTCATTATTCCTGAAGGCGAAAACTATAAGTTTATTCATCAGGAAATTTCCAGCCTGCGCCAAGAAAATGCTCCAGAATCGTATATAGATGAACGAGTTAAATACTTGGTATGGAAAACTAGAAAGGCTGAGATTGAGCAAACCGAAAAGAAATCTACATGTTCTTGCAAGGGTAACTGTGGAACTAGCGAAACTCCAGCGCAGCTGGAGGTGGCTAATTACAGCTTCCCAGTTAATACAGGATATGTATTTTCTTCAAATAACCAACTACAGGAAAGTTTTGCAAAAGAACTTCAAGGGCTATTCGGTCCTGCCTTTAAGGTTATTGGAGTACAACTCAGGTGATGTTAAGCATGGCTGATTTATTTGCTTCCGCATTAGGAGGCTTTTTGATAGTATCTTGTTTCAGACTCTGGAAAAAATACGATAAGTAAAAAGTTAGGTTGCATGGGTAGGGACCGGTATCTAAATGGTGGGTACCGGTCCCTTTACTTTATGGGTTACATAGTGCTAGGCAACAGTCCACAGGAGTAGCTATAATTAACCATGTTTATATTTATATTAACGGTATCTGCATTATTTATTGCCGGCTGTGCGGCATTCTTTTCTATCAAAGGAATTACCTTACTATTCGCCGGTAGCGCTATTTCTGTAGCGATTATGGCTAGTTCATTAGAGATAGGTAAGCTAGTAGCTGCTAGTTTTTTACACAGAAGCTGGAGCAAGATATCCATAGCTTTAAAAATCTACCTTTGTATAGCTGTGGGTTCTCTCATGCTCATTACTTCATTAGGTATCTTTGGATTTCTCACCAGAGCTTATGAGGTGCACAGAGGAACAGAGGTTGCATATGATATATCCTTAAAAGGTTATGATACCCAGACTAATGTTTTAAAAGATGAATTAGCTGCTAACCAGGTACGCATAGATAATCTTAATGCCCTGAGAAAAGATCAAGAAGCCAGGGTAAACGCTGCAGGTAATTACAAGGCTCCAAGAGAGCAAGCATACAAAGCCATAGAAAGCGCCAACCAAGAAATAACAGGCAAAGAAGCCAGACAGGTAGAACTACGCAAACAAATAGGAGAACTAGAAATAAAGAAGACCGCCATAAATTCTGAAATAAATACAAAAACAGATGTGGGTACATTTAAGTTTGTGGCTGCTGCTATGGGTACAGATGTAGATACCGCTGTTAAATGGTTTATTCTTCTATTGGTGTTTGTGTTTGATCCATTGGCTGTGGCATTGATTCTTGCACTCAACCAGCAGATAGAGGAAAGACAAAAAGTTAAAAAAAATGAAAATGCTTCCGAAAATGTTGCAGAGCGTTTACATAAGAGAAATGTTAATGATAGCCAACATGCTCCCGATCATGTTACCGAGCATGTACTTACTAAAGCAGAAGAGCTAAAAAAAAGCATAACGCCGGTTGAGCCTATTGAGTCAAATATGAGCCATTCACCAGAATTAAAACAAAATACGCGTAAAAATGAAAAAAGGCTTGTTCCTGAGAATAATTCGATTATAACTATTAAATCAAACTAATCACGCCTGTGTAGCTCAGTGGTAGAGCAATGGTTTTGTAAACCATCGGTCGTCGGTTCAATCCCGACCTCAGGCTCCACCTCTATGTCACAAAGTCAAAACAAGATTATCAAACTGTTATCAGCGGCATTTAAAGGGAAAAAACTTTCTTTTAGTGGATTTAGAAATCTTGTAGAGGGAGCCGTACTCAGGGGTGAAGGTAATATAATAATACTTAGTGGTATTCATGGTGATGAGCCGGCAGGTAATATTGCTGCTGAACTATTCAGAGGTACCAAGGGAGTAAAAGTAATTTCAGGAATAAATAGAACAGGTAAAAGAAGAATAGATGGCAAAGACCCTAACCGCCACTTTGGTACGCCTGATGAGGGAGAACTTCAAGAGAATATATTAAACGCAATATTTGAAGATCAGCCTAGACTAGTTATTAGCTTGCACGAAGATAATGAGTCCACAGGTATGTATGCATATAGCTCTAAAACAATGGCTCCTGTTATTGCAGAGGTAATAAAATCTTTAGACGTTCCTATAATATCAACCATACACGGAGACACAGCAAAAGACGGAGTTATCTCAGGAGGAAAACAACCATTTCGTGGAACTCTAGAAAGAACTTTAAGAAGTTATAGTATACCATATTGTACTCTAGAAACACCCACCTGCTGGGATTTAAAAGTACGCTCTACTTGTCTATCCAAGGCTGTATCTGGTATAATAGAGCATGTGCGCATGTGATAACTTTACTTGGGACGCCTGGAAATTTTTTTGTGTATCTACCGGAAGAGAGGCTCTTTGGGGTAATAAAGTAGGTAGAATGTTAACCAGAAAGGGAATACTCCCTGCTGGGTTATTACTAGATGTTGGTACAGGCACAGGAGAATTCTTGGATTCCCTTAAAAACTACACAGATAAGGTAGTAGGCATAGATATTCAAGACTATAGAACCTTAAAGACATTTAAGTTTAAAGAGGTGGATGTAGAGAATTACAAGGGCGCCAAGCCAGATATCGTGATCTATAAGCAGGTATTTCATCTAGTTGAGAATCCATTCAACATATGTACAAAGTATCCCAATGCTATAATTATATTAATGCAAATGCCCACAGACGACATAGAGGGAGACTTTTCTGCTATGGAAGATCCCAGCGCTAATAGAGTCAGATTTAACAGGCTTGGGTATACTACAGAAATTCATTCTGTTGTTTTAAAATTTCAAATACCCCCACAAAGATACGAACAAATGATATTGGGAGGATATACCACAACATTCGCTAAAATGCCTATGTGTGAAAGAAGAGCATATTGGAACAGAATCAAAGATACTTATGACTCTGTGTATAGAGATAGATTAGAAATATTAATAGCTACCCCAGCTTCTCACTTATAATTTTTTTTAGCTCTGCCATATCCTCTCTTATATTGGTTAGATGGCTTTTTAGTTCAATGTGATCCTCTTTGAGCTGAGAGTGATTCTTTAGTGTTTGTCTGTCTAATTCTAGATCCTCTTGCACTTCTGCTAATAGCTGCTTGATATTTAATACTATGGCGTAAGAATCTTCGTCTAGTTTGATATCATGCAGCAGATGTTCTCTATCCTTTTCACTCTGTCTGTTCGCACTCATTAATATAAGAGGGGTGGCATAAGCAGCCTCAAAAGACAAAAATAAGTTTAATAGAATAAACGGGTATGGGTCAAAGTGGGTTAAACCAAGTATATTAATAATTAGCCAAATAGTTAATAGTGAGGACTGAATAACTATAAATTTCCAGCTACCCAAGAAAGCCACAATCTTATCCGCCAGAACAATACTTAGAGCTTTGATATTTAGCATAGTGTAGTATAACTTAAAATATGGCTTGGCGTAAACCTACAAAGAAAGAAGCAAGGCGTAGAGACCGCCGTAGAAGAGCTAGAATCAAACTAGGGAGCGTAGGTAATACTCAGGATGATAAAAAGGTGATAGAGGCTATTTATGAAGCCGCTAGGAGGATCTCAAAATGCATTGGTATACAGTTTCATGTAGACCATATAACGCCATTAGCTAGGGGAGGAAAACACCACCCTTCTAACCTTCAATTATTGCCGGCAAAGATAAATCTCAGAAAGAAAGCCAGGATACCAAAAGGACTTGCTCGCCGCCGTAGAAATCCACGCTAACCCTAGGAACTTACCCTAGTAATTTTCGGCCCTCACAGTGGCACGACGAGCAAAATTAGTCTCCTGCTATTTTATTAAACTCTTTGATATCTCTATCTGCTCTCTGGCGGAGCTCTACTAATTCTTGCCTGTACTTTTCTAGCGTTCTCGACTGCTTTGGTGTTAAGTTTAGAGGGTCTATACCTTTAAGAAAAGCTTCTACTTTTATCCTGAGCTCTACCATTCTGTTGTGTAACCACTCCAGATTGTCGTTTATCAACTCTAGCTCTTCCTCCATATTATTTCCATTTAGCTGGTTCCGCTCCTTCAGGTTGGGGTTCTAGCCTATAGTCTATGAATAACTCCTGGTTTTTGTAGATAGGAACTTTAGCAACTATTATATGCTTTTCTAGGTCCCAATAGCAATTAGGAAACTTATTATGGTTTATATATGAAAACTTGGAATACTTGTCCGTAGTCAAGCATCTCTTAGAATCCAGCATAATAAACCAGTTATTATCTTTGTATTCTTCTGATAGTTCTAGGTAGTTTGTCTCTTTCCAGCTCCCAATGTTTTTACTATAGTCCACTATAATCTCACCTGGCTCAAAATCTCTAACCGCAAATAGTCCTAAGCCATGAGTAATAGATGGACGCACTTGAGTATCTGGTGCGTCATCTATATCAACTTTTATTTCCTCTAGGGTCATATTATGCTTCGCAGCTCTTGCACTGCATGATTGAGCGAGCCAACTTCTGACTAGGGTTTGAACTGCGCTGATAGTAGAATGTCTTGATTCCTTGCTCCCAACCAAAGATTAACAACTCATTAACATCTTTAGGTTTTGCATTGAGCGGGATCATAAGATTCAAGCTCTGGGCTTGGTCAATATACTTTTGCCGGCTAGCCGCTTGAATAACAATCTCACGTTGGCTGATTTCCTCGAATGTCTTGAATACATCTTTCTCATGGTCACTCAAGAATTCAAGGCCTTGTACACTGCCACCATCCACAAGAATTTGCTTCCAGGTTTCTTCGTTGTCCTGCCCTTTTTCTTTTAATAGTTTCTTTAAATATGGATTCTTGTATGTGAACTTACCTTTCGCTAGATCTTTCACATAGAAGTTACTAACCATAGGCTCTACACTCTGTGAGACCTGCCCAAGAATAAAAGAACTAGAGGTGGTGGGGGCGACTGCAAGAGTTGTACTGTTTCTACGATTGTAGCCTTTTAACAGTTCGGGTTCTCCGAAAATCCCTGCCAACTCCTCAGTCGCTTTATCTGCTTCCCTCCGAATAGTCTGCCAAATTGTGGTATTGATTAGCTTAGCCTCCATACTCTCAAAGCCTACCATTTTGCTCTGAAGATAAGAGTGCCAACCTAGTACACCAACTCCTAATGCTCGTTGGTTCATTGCGAATTTACGAGGAGCTTCCATAAACTTAACTCCTTCGGTTTTGTTTATGAACTCTGACATCACAGCATCCAAGAACCATACTAATGTTTTTACAGCGTCGGTATCTTTCATTTCATCCCAACGCTCTAAATTAATAGAAGATAGGTTACACACAAAAGATTCATCATTCTCGCTAGACAACATTATCTCACTACATAGGTTACTAGCCCATATCTTCTTACCCTTGTCCTTGTATACTTGAGGTGCGTTATTGTTAACATTATCAGAGAACAAAATATATGGATAACCACTCTCAAAACGCTTCTGGATTACTTTGCCCCAGACTTTACGTTTTGACTTATCCCCATCAATCATGCTCTTCATCCATTCATCACTCACTGTAACACCAAAGCTCATATCCTGAATAGGGTTACCATCTCCCTTGATCTCTAGAAATTCTTCTATATCTCCATGGTCAATAGGAAGATAAGCAGCAAAAGATCCACGACGAACATTACCCTGAGAGATAACATTCATGAGCTTGTCAAACATCTCCATAAAGTGTACAGAGCCTGTGGATTCACCACCTGAGTTAATCTTTGCTCCTCGTGGACGTATTGCACCAAAGTAAGCACTAGTTCCACCTCCGCCCTTTGTCATAGCTCCTACCTCGGCATGCTTGTCTAGTATAGCCTCAATACTATCGTCGATGTAGCTACCAAAGCAGCTAATAGGCAATCCCCTCTTACGCCCGAAATTACTCCAGATAGGAGAGCTCAAGCTATAGAATCCCCTGTGCATATAATTTTCGAACTTAGCAGCAAAGCCAGGTTCTTTTAATAGTGTCTCTGCTTCTATAGAGATATCTTTGATTCTCTGCTCTGGAGTTTCACCCTCTAATAAGTAACCTCTTTCTAGGAATTTTCTTGAATCTTTGTTCAGCCAATAAATGTCAGTCATGTGTGTTAAAATAAGTCGTCTTCCCCAAAAGACTGGTTCTTTTTAGCATAACCGGTGGGACGGCTATGGAAGAAATCTGTGTGGTTTTCACCCATCAGTTCTTCTTCAAACCATACAGTACCAGCTAAGAGTTCCTTGTCAACTTTGAATACTTTCTTGAATCCAATTTGTTTCATGGACTCATTGATTCTATTCTTGATGAACTCTTTTAGAATAGGTGCAGAGAGTCCCGGCTCCTGAATACCATTGATCATCCAATCAACAATCTTGGCTTCTGCCAGATAAGCTTCTTCTGCCTCACTTCTGATCTTCTCCTCTAGCTCTTCATCAAACAGCTCAGGGTACTCTTCACGAATAGTGTTTACCAGCTTGATACCTACTAGTGCGTGAATGTTTTCTTCGTTTCTGGTATACTTAACCTGTTGGTCTGTGTCTTTGAGAACATTCTTAAAGCGAGCAAACCAATTAATAACGTAGAACTGACTAAACAGCGAAACGTTTTCAACGAACAGAGTAAATAATATCAGGGCATAGAGATATTGCTTTTTGCTGTCCTTGTAGAAGCGGTGGGTGTACTTCTTAAGATATTTAACACGACCCTGAATCCACTCTAATTTGAGATTCTCCTCGAACACATCCTCTAACCCAAGAGCAGTGATTAGACGCTCATAGGCGTTGTTATGAATGACCTCTACATTAGCCATTACATAGCCTAGATCTGATAGTGAGGGGTGAGGAAGGTTCTCACCTAGCTTTGCCCAAAAAGACTTCACAGCCACCTCTATCTGCCCCACAGCCGAAAGAGTTCTAATAATGATATCTCTTTCTTGCTGGGTGAGGTTTACCTTGAACTGCTGGATGTCTGATTTGAAACTGAACTCTTTATCTGTCCAGAACCCTTCGTGCATTACTTTTACAAAATCCTCTGTCCAGGGGTAACGATTAGGCTTACGGGACACTTGTTCTTCGAATATTTTAATAGTTTTCATATAGGTGAGGTTGATTACGGTTTTCTAGTATCTAACAGAAATACCCTCTCGTCAACTGTCCGAGAGAAGAAATTCAAAACTATATTTCTTGACACTAGTCTCCAAACTTTTCTAGAGGCTATCTCTAGTGTAAATAGGGCACAAGTTAATTTAGCTACCTTTAATTGGACATCTTGAATAGCTAGAACTGGGTCGGTAACTGGGTCCCAACTTAGTCCCAACTTAGTCCCAACTTAGTGCCAACTTAGTGCCAACTTAGTGCTTTGGATGTACTGGCGGAGGAAGCGTTTGTTTATAATCATCAAAGGTTTCCACAATAAATTTACATAGCTCAGAGCGCACAATATCATCTTTTGTAAACTTAGCAGAGAAGATTCCCATACCCTGCGCAGCCTCTGTATCAAATATCTTAGCACAAGTGGTAAATCCACCCTGTTTGTTGTATGGAAGATCGCTCTGGTCAGGATCAGCACAAATGATAAGCTTACTGAATTTACCTATACGAGTCATAAGTGTTTGAAGCTCGTTCAATGTAAGATTTTGGGCTTCATCCACAATAATGCATTTTGCTGTCCAACTTGCTCCACGGCAGAAATTTACAGGTTTGTATATAATCCTGTTTTCTGCTTTTAGCTTCATTCTGTCTGGAGTGCATAGCATTTCTTCTAACTTGTCTCCAAAAGGAGTCATGTATTCCCCAAGCTTGTCATCCACATCACCAGGAAGCATACCAAGCTTTGTATCTCCAGATTCAACAGCAGCTCTAACACATATCAAATCAGATATCTTCTTCTGGTTTAATAGCTCTAATGCTGCTCTTACAGCCACAGTGCTTTTACTAGAACCTGCCGGCCCTGTGAGGAATATAACCCTGGTGTCCTTGTGGTTTGCTAGTGTTAAAAAAGCCTTTTGTTTTTCTGTCCAAGGAAGTTCTCTTATATTCAGTGTCCAATCTATTTTTTCTCTTTGATAAACCTTAGGGCTGGTGTCTGGTGTTTGCCCCTTCTGCTCCTTTGCGGCCCCCTTTTCCTGAGCAGGTTTCTTCCTTTTTGGTTTTTGCATATTCCATTAGTTCATTGTACAGAGAGCGACGTGCTTCTGGGGTTAATTTTTCGAATTGGCTATAATACTGATATAGCATGGTGTCTTTTATATTCATACTATATCTATAGGCAAATTATACCACTAACCAGGTAGGGGAGTCAGTAGCTAAAAAAAGAGGGGTTGTTAGCCCCCCTTTTTATTTGCCTCCAACGGCATCCAGAATCATATATTCTCCTATGGTTCCAGAAAGGAAAAGTACCGATGCAAATTTCCAATCCCACCCCTGCAGGAATATATACTCACCCAATCCGATAACTATTAGCGGCAATACTATGGCTGTGTAAATAATGAATGTTTTCATCTTATACAAGGAACCATTGTCCACTTATCGTTAGGGCACTTATACACTCCAGGGATGGTGTACTGCTGAATCAAACCGCACGCCGGACACTTATAGGTGTACAGCTGAACTGCTATGCTTGCGCTAACAGTAAACAGTAATACACTTAATAATAACATTATATTTTTCATATTCATTTGGTTAAGGGTTATGAAATAGTTGTTACTACTTCAATGGATTATACCCGTATTAGAGGGTAAACAGGGTAGGGGGACCCCTGGGGGTATATAGATAGCTAAAAAAGAGGAATTGTTGGTTCCTCTTTTGTGCATTATTTCATCTGGTTTACAACTCCTGTAAACCATCTGCTACCGATCTTGGCTTTCCAAGTAGTTGCTTTATTAGCATTAGCTTCTTCAGCTTCTCTAATACTTAACTTGGATAGATTTTCAAGCCTTCTTTGAGCTTGAATATACCGGCTTTTGTTTGTTTTCATTGTTTGTGACTAGGGGCATAGCGCCCTTTATCTAATTATTATACCATTTAAAAGAGCTTTATTGGTAGTGGGGTAAGAGGGCTAAAAAAAGGCTATAACCTAATTCTCAATTAAGAGAATTAGACTATAACCTAATTTTACTGCTTTCGTGGATTGCCTAGTATTACAGTAAATTACAACATGACCTCAGAAAATTCGAGGCGGCAAGACTCTCACGACTTATCTTTTACGCGGCAATAACACTAACCGGTAAATTCTTATTAGTTGTGCATTCAATATTATTATTGAATGCGCATAACTAGTTATTAATTAATATAAGTTTAGAAAATCTAAACCTCACAATTAACTAACACAGGATCTATGAGAATGTTTTTTCTAATAGAATAACCTGGGCCACACGCCTGACTTCTCCAATGCCCCCGTCTATAATGCATAACAGGAGAAGAATGTGTCCCAACACTTTCGCTAACTCGACGGATCTGGTAATTTTTTCCAATCCAAATAGGATTAAAAACATTACGTTTAACCATGGAGGCTTGATGTACGGTTTTACCTTCGGTAGTATTTTTTTCTACTAACTCAGGTTTAGCCATCATAAACAATATTAAATTAGTTGTAATCCTTAATATGCGTTTTGCAAATATACTATCTTTTTCTTTTTCTAGCACTCCAGCATTGCCCATATGCTCAGGATTTAAACTAGCCAACCTACTGTTTATGCTATACGTTTGTGTTATATTATTTGTACTAACCGCAGAAGATGAGCATATTCCAACCAATTCTTTAGTAACCCCAAACTTATCTTTTGGTTGAAACTTTGCTACTCCTATCCAGTTATAGCTTTCTCTCTCATGGGAAACCAACAATCCCGCTGGAAGTAAAAATGCCATGGCTGGAAGAGGCCAGTTTAAGTCTCCTAAGGTCATATTTTCCGGAAAGTCAGTTTTATCTGCCATCTGAAACATAGCCTCAGTTATCCAGTAACAGGGCTGATTATATTTTGTTAATTGAACTCCAATTAACAAACCATTAGCAAGACCCAGTCTATTTGTATTTTCATCTGCAGATAGCTCGCGTCTTTTATTTAACTCCGAATACTTGTCATGGTCTATACAAGTTTGAGTAAAAAATGCTGCCGCCTCTTTAGGATGTCCCCAACCTCCTACCCCATTATACTGTTTAGGATAAAACAATTTAAACTTTTCACGTTCGTTCCTTTCTAACCATTTTATAAACCTACCTTTTGTCATTTTATTTTATTTGTTTATATGGGATTAAAATATGAGGTCTCTCTGGCTCCCAATTAACCAGAGAGACCTTGTTATTAATTAACTACTAATTCTTCACCTTTGTGGTCTCTAAACTTAATGCAGGTAAGGAACTTTGGAATACCATCAGGAGTTAACCTTTGGTATTTCACCGTTGCCATCATGCCTATCAGTGCAGGGGCCATATTATACAGCCTACGAGTATATTCAACTGAGCCTTTCACGCTACAGTCAAACTCCTGAGCTCTGTCATTACGGCAGCGAATGATTATACAACCTTGGCGATTACCTTTACCCTCCCTAAATCCAACAATAGGAAACTCCTCATCAACAAACTCCTTACGCTTTAGTAAATAGTTTGTACGTTTGTGCTGATATGTTGCGTCTGGATCTCTAACCATTTGACCCTCATATCCATTAGATAGATATATGTCATATAGTTCATCCAGTTGATGCATATCGATAGCCATGAGCGTTTCCACCCGCTGAATCCACATGTCCTCTATCTCTAATAGATATTGTAGCAAGTTCCTAGAACGATCCGCGAAAGATATTTGATTCTTATCCACATAGTCGTAGATATGATATTCAATCTTATCTTTGGCTCTATCTATATCCTCTCTTGTGGCTTTGGGTTGTTTCACTAAGCTCACAATCTCGTTAAAATCATCTTTGAGGAGATGGTTATACACCTCCCCATCAAATGCAATAATGTTTGGATATTTACGGAACAGGGATTCTAGTGACTGCTGAATATGTCCTAGGGTAGCAAATAGTTTCCAGTTGCGACTATAGGCACCTTCGCGTGTTACAATACATCTCAGACCATCAAACTTAGGTTGGCTGTACACAGGCCAATTTAAGCTATCCTGATAGTCTTTGAAGTCTTTGGCCAGCGTGGGTTTAACGATGTCTGCTACCACAGAGTCAACTTCATTTTTTGCTTCTGCATAGCCTGATTCACGCTTTTTATCCCATTTGGCCTTAGCTTCTAATTTACACTGTTCTTCAGGAGAAGATTCATTACTTTTCCCCAAGTTCTTTGCAATGCATTGAACAGGGTCATTAGTAACCATCTTTCCTCCATCCTTACCGCTCACAGTCCAGTACTTGGAACCATCTATATGTATAGTCCAGCTTTGAACTGCTCCTGTTACTGTGCGTTTGTATAGTGTGGGTAATTGTTTGCTCATTTATTTTTTTATTTATCTGTTATTCACAAATATTCTTTCGAATTTATGTGCCTCAGTATTGTGTGTATGCCGGCCGTCATCTACTAACATACAGCTAATGCCAGCAGCTGAAGCCTCCTCAACAACTGATAACAAATCATCAATGTGCAGAGTTGTATCCAGCTCTTTTAGTATGTTTAATTTACTGCCCCCATCAGAACATCTGATGTGTGTTACAGGGAGCTTATGGTCTTTTATATATTCCTCTACCTGAGGAAAATTCCACAGCTCTCTGGCAGTTACTACACCAATATCATATCCCTCTGAATGCTTTTGAAATAGTATGTCGTGGATTTGTTGTATTGGGGCCAGTACATCTGAAGCTGTCCATAGTGATCCTACCTTTTCTTCGGCTAGTGAAAAAAGGGTATCATCAAAATCAAAAGTTATTATCTCATTCTTCTTCATCCGGCACTTCAGTGAAGTCAGCTTCTGTCCATCCAGCATCTCTAGCACTCTGGATTGCTTCTGCTCTAGGAGATAGTGAATTCCTATCGTAGGTACCCGCTAGATCCTTGTACATTTCTAGCCTGGCAGCTTCTCTGGCTTCTCTGAGAAACTCCCGGTCTTCTGGGCTTAGGTTACTCATACAAGTTCAGAATCCTGTAGCCCCACAGCGCAACTCATGGGTACCAAAGCCTCATACGGAGCCTCTTTGTGCCCTCTGTACTTGTTTGCCTCACGAACTATATCTTTTCCCTCTTCCCAGGAATATAAGCCGGCATTTCTAATGTCCGTTACATACCCCATTCTGTTGTCACCCCACCAACCTTGATGTTCATGACTCCAAATATAATAGAATTCGTCTTCTGGATTACTCATCTGTTTGTGTGTTTATGTGTTTGTGTTTAAACTCCTCGTACCAACTAGGTACTGTATGATAGGAGGGAAGGTCAGGAATTACTCTATCAAGCATTTCCATAAGTTCTCCCTTTTGCGATCTTTCATCACTTAACTCTCTGGCTACTTGAGATAGCAGGGAGTTATTAACTTCTAATGCTTTCCGCAGCTCCTGGATTGTTTGATCCCTGAGCTTCAACATCTCTACTAATGTGTTCTCTTCCATCTTGCTCTTGTTTTATCTTTTGTACGCGTAATGCCGTTTGGCGGACTCTTTCGCGGGTTGTTTTGAATAGCTCTGCAATTTCCTTTAGAGGTATTCCGGCCACATAGAAAGCGTATATAGAATAATCTCTAGAGGTTATTTTTTTAGCTGTCATGGGTTTATCTTTTGTATCTTTGCAAAGCCACCATACCATTCCTCAGGACTCATACTCATTTGAGTGATGATATCTTCTTTTTCTTTTTTCAGTACTTCTATATAGCTAAGAGCAAAGTTAAGCTCTGTCTCTAACTGCCTAGAGATCTCCAGGCTTACACCTAGGTGAGTATTTCCTAGGTGATCCTGAATTTCCCATATATTTTTATCACTTCTGGGTGTGCTGGTCATATGTTTTTTATTACCAATAGCAGCCATCTTCTAATTTTTTGTAGTTTTTTGGAATTTCATCACCGGATGGTCTTACCCAATAGTCATTATAGAAACGGTTTATATGAGGTTTTTTATCCCACCTATATCCACGTATTCCAAAGAGTATTTGTAAAGACCCTCCCAAATGTATTCCTATTTTACCTAAGCTTTTACAATGCACAGCAAGGGGCAGAGAAGAACCTCCCGTGCCTATTAATGCAACGTCAAAACTAGTAGCGCTTATCATTCGTTTCATATCTTCCAACATTTCAGCCCAGCTATCATATGGGCTATCCTGAGATATCCCTGCAGATAGTGGATGTTTTATTGTTTTTAGATTGAAGTTAGGAAGCATGTTATAGCCCCTCCATATATTTTCACGCTGAGCATACTGTTGTTCTATAGTGTTAATAAAAGGAGAAACTACTAGCACTGTTTTATTTTGCAATCCCATTGTCCAAGGCTCGGCAGTATAGAAAGGATCCAGCTCTTTAACGGATATTAATCTACACGCCGGTGAATAGCTACGTATGAATGCATGTTCTAAGCTAGGTGTTGGTGACCATACTGGAAGAGCATTCATCACTTTTACACTATCAATAAGAGTATGCACAAAGTTTAATCTGGCATTATCATCTTCAGGGAATACTCCACAGTTAGCATATAACTTTTTTTTAGACCCTTCTGACCATTGTATATTTTTTAATCCACTATCACCAAAGCAAAACAAGTATTCACGTACTGCTCTGAACTCGGCAATTCCTATTTTACCAGCAGCAAAAGGTAAATTACCGATTACATTCTGGAACAAATATTGATTAGTACCCTCGGGCTCAATCATTTCCACTAGTGGTTACTCTAGGAGTAGTCCAACGAAACTCTGGGCCTGAGCCATATTTACCACAAACAAATTTACCAACGCCATGGTCTACTGCCTCATGTTGGATATGTAAAATATAGAATACCCATGCCACTGACACCACAGCAGCTCCCATTAGTGCTCCTGCGAATAAAGCTAATATATCATCTCTCATCTTTTTTTTTGTGTGTTAATTGTTAATACCTACCATATGTCCTATACTCGTCTGAGTATATTCCACAACCTAACCCAGCAGTGCCGAGCTAGGAATTTTTATATACCTCGTCATAAACATCCAATAGTGGATGCTTAGGATCTACATAGTTAGCTAGCCTTAAAAACTTACCAGGCATAACTCCCCAGATTTCTGCCCGCTTGTATGGGTGTTTATACCAGCGTCTGTTTCGCATGGCAGCACCGTAAGCAAATAAATAACTATTTGCTCCACGTATATAGCGTTCTTTGTTTATAGGGAGTTTATACTTATTAATTTTTTTGATTGCTCTCTTCTCACAATCAAGCTCCAGCTCCACCACCTTTTCAAAAGCCTCTGCTTTTTTCCAGATCTTGTAATCTGGGTCTGTTACCCAGCTATCAACCCTAATCAGGTGAGGATCTATATCTCTCCATATCTGGATATTCTGGAGATACTGGTCCATATGACAACTCTCATGAACCAGCACACCAAGCCAGATTTCTAAATCATGATCAGTGGAAACCTGCAGGCTTTTTTCATCAAACATACCGCTACATTTGATTTTGCCTATGTGTAATTGCTGACTATGCACAAGTTTTAGTGTTATCTTGTTTTCATAGCAAGCCTCTACCAAGTCACCCAAGAAATTTTTTACATTGTTGGTTACCTTGGTTTGCATTGTGAATTTAGCGGCTTTTTACAGTTTTTGTAAGAGTAACTGTTTTTCTGAGTGTTACATTCCCTTTGGTTGCTGTGCGAACTTTACGTATTGATTTGGTCTTTTTCATGTGTTTTATTTTGGTTACCAAACTATTTCAATATAGAGAACCTTTTCCTCTTTTGCAAGTAGTCTGTATTTTTCCTTTACCTCTGAAGGATTCCTGACGACCCACGCCGTCAGGAATTTTCTTCATATGTGTTTCTACCATACCACCCATAATTACTCCTCTAGGGCCTCTATTCCCTTTTGAGATAGTTTATAGGCTCTTATGTTAGAAACAAATCCCGACTCTACAGGAATACGTGGAGTTGCCTCTACCAGCCCTAGCTGTTTAATTGCTTGAGCTACCGGTTCGTTCTCGCTCCACTCTTTCATATAGAACTCACCATCTTGGAGCAAATCGCTCTGAGGTAAGTTTACTGATAGTGTGGCATATGGCCGGCCCTCGCTAATCAGGCCTACATATGTATTACCATTAGAGTATTTCCCCTGGGTAAGTTAAAACTCGCCCTCTTCTCCATATATCTTAGCTTTAAACATCTTCATCCTCCTTGTGTGTTGTGGTATCATTCAACCAGATAATCTCTTCCTCTGGAACGAGTTGGTTTACTTTTTCTTTTAGCTCTTTGGTGTCTTTTAACACAGACACCAACATCTTTTGGATGTCATCTATTTTTTCAATTTCTGACATCTCAACTACCGTCTTTTTTGTTTTCACTTTCTTTTAACAGAGAGCGTATAAGACTTATTTGTCCGTTTGCTCTCTGTAGTTCCTCTTGTAGTTCCAAGATCTTATCTCGGGCTTCTCTATAACCGTCTATTGCCTGAATATAAAGATCTAATGGAACGGTTGTTGTGTTTTCCTCTACGTTTTCGTATGTTCTGAGGTGCATTATTTTTAGTTCATATATTTAAGTTACAAATTGCAATAGACCACAATGGTTTATTGCAAGGTATTATACCCTAAAAAAAGAAAAAACCCTTCGGGGGGTTATATTAGAGATTGCCACTTACCTATAGGACAAGAAGATATAGCTAACTTTAATTTTAACCCAGAACATCCACATTTTAGACATCTACCTGCGCCATTAAATGCAGCTTTATCAAAAAATTCACATCCTCCACATATAGCCAACCTCTCTTGATACTCTTTGTCAGGGCAGTCTTTGAACCCGCTCTTTGCATATTCTAATGCGGCGGTAGCAAGGCTCTTTAGCTGTTCACTCACTGGGGGCGGGGATATTTTATTAATTTCCATAGCCGCAATTTCAGCAGCATCAGGCACAGAGATATCTAAATTTATTTTACCGTCCTTTAGGCCACCCTCTTTGTGCCTCAGTATATCTAGCAATTCAGATGGTGGATTTTCAGATATATAGGATATTATCTTAACCAGTGCATCCGCATTAAAAAATTTATTATCTAATTTTGTGATTGTTTCATACTGTGTGATATAGCTCCTTATAAGAGGATATTGTTTAAATACCGCTGAGTTATTTTTAAATATATCGTAAAGATCTTTGGTTGTCATTTTTTGAACAGTTTATGAAATGGGCATTTAGATGCATTTGATTGTTTAGGAGTATTTAAATTTACTCGCTTTATATTGTCAACAAATTCTTCTCCTGTGAATCCACTTATATAAGACTTCAGATGCATTTTGGATCTAAAGTTAAACTTATCAGCAAAAACATATCGCATAGCTCGTTTAGCAAAAGATTCACTATAACTCATCTCTCTATAGATAGGTTGAAATTCCTCTATATAGTTTTTAGGATATGGAACTATTCTACAGTAGCTTTTACCCTTTTCTAGAATAATATCTACATCAGGGGAAGTAATCCTATAATTCATTGTGATATGTGCAGCAAACCAGTCATTCTCTACCAACCCTTCCATTGGATATAGGTCTAAAGATAGCGGATTATTTGTGGGTCCTTTAAACCATAAGAAGTTATCTTTTTCTATTTCAAACGTATAGGGTATTCTGATGGTTAGAATACCGTAGCCCAAGCTAGACGTTACAAAATCATAATATTCTTTATTATTCGGTTTTAAAATATTTATGCTGCTTTTATTGTTTCCACCATCCCATCTAACCGTAAAGGTCTCTGGCATTATTAAATCCCAACCCATACTTCCGGCTATTTTGATAGGTAAACATTTTCTATGAGCAGTTTCGCCTGAACCTAAAAAATTAAAATCTGCAACTCCAGGATTTATACCTTTTACATGCTCTCTACCGTCATCGTAGTATATATCTAATTTTTTCATTGTTTAACTACTCTATTCTCAGCCTTTAAAGCTTTTAATAAATCATCTCCTAGTAGATCCGTATAAGTGTAATGATTCTCGAGCTGTTTACTAACTGGAAAATTTAATGTAGACACCATCACACCCATAGGCATATTTAATATTCCTGCTCCTCTAAAGCCGTCTACAAGATAATTTAAATATGGGTATCTATGCCCTGTTAATATTTTTCCCTGCTCCACCTTTGCTTTTTGTGCTGGAAATTTAATTTCTAAATCTTTAAATAATTCTTCTAATTTTGGTGATAGCATAAAATCAGTCCATACATTTCCAAATTCAGAAATATCTAAAGTGTAAAAATTAGGAGATTTATTGAAAAAGTTAGAGACATCATTATAATATTTGGTTATTTTTTTGTTTATGTCTGGGAGCACACCAGATTCAAATGTAACACCCCAATGCTTTTGAAAATCTTCTTCTATGGCTTCGCTATATATATTATTAAAATAGCTATACATTAAATGATCTTCTATTGTTGTTGTATTCTCCTTAAGCAAAATAAAAGTTGCATCAGGATAGAGGGCTAGCAACTCTTTATAAAAAAAAGATACCGTATACCCAGCGCATAGAGGAGCTATTTTTATTAAATCCATATCATAAGGAGCGTGAGCAGCACACAACCCTTGAGTACCCAGCAGCCTAGCAATATTCAAACTATTAAAACTAAGATAGTTTAATACAAAATATTTTTTCATAATTTATTATGAGCAGCTATCACATCCAGGGCAGCCACCGCCACTACCTGTTTGAGATCCTAGACTTAGCGTTATAGCTATGCTCCCAGACTGCCACAAATCGTGTTCACCGCAGTGTTGATCACAGCACGGACTCGAATCGGGATTATCAGGATTTTTGCAGTTTGTACTGCAATCTGGGCTAGAGTTATCATCAAGTCCACAATGCTTGATTGGGCGAGCAAATGTACAGTCCCCGCAAGGGTGAGGCTTAAAATTTCTCCAATACCAGGTAGAATTATACTGCCAACTATTACCAGAAATATCAAAATACCAAGTTCCTTTACCCGGCACTTGATCCGCTGCACGCTCGGCTATATTGTCACCTCCATTACCAAAACAATCAAATCCTGTAGTATTACAACCATATTCAGTTCCAGGATAAACTGGAACATCAAAACAAGGTTCACTAATTAATGATGGAGAAGTAACAGAACCCTTGCCTCCCATACATTCAGAGTCAAACCACACAGAAGGAGTATCCCAATATATTACTGGAGAAATATTTTTGTTTGTTTTATACCCATCATCTATATACCATCTATTCATCTGCACTTTAAGACCTATTTTATCTTTTGCATTTCTTGCTGTATAAAAACCATTTGGCCCGCCGTTACATTGATCACCAGCAGCACAAGGACTATAATTATAGTTTCCAGATATAAAACAATTAGCTGCTTGAAACGTCCGGTAACCACCTGCAGAGCCACCCACGACGGAGCATGGGTTACTTGGTGCCGGGGCGGATAGTGATCCTCCTCCACCCCAAGTAAACTGGTAAACACCTCTTTGCGTTGCGTTATATATGAACATGTCCACTTTTGCTGTTATCGATGTATAAGAACCCATCCAGTTCGATATATTAGGCCAATATGCTCGTACCTGCCGATATGTACCACAGTCTGACGTGATAGGTGGACCGGATTGCTGATATGGCCCATTAATACTAGTTGGAGGACTACTCGGTGTGCATAATTTAATCATAATTTTTAAAAGCTGATATAAATATATCAACAAGAATAATGTATGCAACTAGTTTTTATGCCATAGCTTTATTAGCTGGTCCAATATATCCCCTAAACTAGTATTACCGTAATAGGATGTTTCTGTTAAAAAAGGAACAGATATATCCACACCATAGATATAAATAAACATTCCCCATGTTAGTAGGAAGATCCAGAAGAGAATTTCCGGAAGTTTCATGATGTTATTATATATTATTTTTAAAAGCTCTAATAGCTAAAAAAAAGAGAGCAGCTTGTTAGGCCACTCTCTTCTTTTTGTTAACTACGCATTTCCTACTTGGTAGTTTTCTACCATTTCGTCTATTGCGTTGTTGAGTTTTTTACTTTGCTCTAAAGTGGGTATTTGATCGTTAGAAGAATCTAACTTATCTAATATCATTTCTTTAGCATCTTTGGAATACTCCCCGAAGGTATCATAGTGTTTACTCAATGGGTCAAGTCCAAGCATAATCATATCTCTAATGATATGTTCTGGTAAATGCCGCAGCAGCTCTTTAATTTCGGGATTTGTTAACTCCAGTGCGTCTATCACTTGATATACATATGGAGCTGGTGGCCAAACTGACTGACATTCAATAGACATCGTCAAATTAGACAACCTAGCTTTATAGCTTTTAACATTTTGCCCATTAGAGCTGGTGTACTCCTCCCAACCACTAAGACTATCCCATACCTGGCGAGCGGTATAATTCTTAAACCTATTCCTCCACCTCCATAGCAAGATACCGCATTTACGTGCAGCCTCTTTGCTGTTAGGCTCTACATCAGTCATTAAATACGGCATTAGAGAAGCACCTTCAACCCCTTTGCGAATATTTAACAAATCTATCTTTAAGTTTTTAAGATCTTCTGTTATGTGTTCAGGAAGAAGACTTATAAGCTTTTTAACTTCGCTTTTTTTAGCCTCCACGCATTTTAGCATCCCTTCTAAATATCTAGCCGGTGGCCATCCAGCGTGTCGGCTAGTTTCTAGTGTACGCGAAAGATTAGTTTTTCTATCAGCTTTGCTGCGCACAACACTAAAACCTTTTTGCAAGGAAGAAGGGTATTCTTCCCAGCTAGGAATTTTATTCCATAGTTCTAGTTCTGTGAGCCCTGCTCTTTCGCGCCACTTTTTAAGCAGCTTTCCGCACTCTAGTCTATTAGCATGACTAATATACATATTACTATAATTTGAAGCGGCCGGCTCTTCAATAACCTCGCTTTTAACATCAGAAATTTGAGATAGAAGATTTTCAATCTTATGTCCCTCAATTTCTATGTTGCTCTTATGGCTGGCAAAAATATCCAGCAATTTACTCATTACGTCTAACAGTTTATCTATTGTTTGCATTTTAATTTTAGTTTTAGTTAACAAAAAATGAACAGGTCCCAAATTAGGGTTGCTCACATAATACTATACCTTAAAAAAAGAGATTATTTGATGGGGGGTACCCCGTTGCAAAATTGTAATAAAATAGGACTTGCATACCCAGGATTGTTAATATAACTTTTCGGTATGGAAAAAACTTATAGCTACATTATACAAGTATATGAGCCAGAAGACGCAGAATGGATAGACTGTGAAGATGGCAAATTTCCGTACACAGCTAAAACCCAACAAAAGAAAATAGATCTAGCCTATGAGCGGCTCCAAGATTGGGCCTCTAGCGTTCCTGGAGTAGATATAAGGTTAATATCCAGAGAAGAAGAATTAATATCATCTGTTAGCTCAGATCAGGAAGAAGAAGCAGATGAATCATCAGAATAACAGTCACGATAACTATGATGATGATGAGATTAGCCCTGAAGAACTCAGAGCTCAGCTAGTTAATTCTCTTGAGTACCTTATAGCAGAGGGCCTGGTTGTAGAGGTAGGCGGTAATTATCGGTTAAAGACTAAAAAAGAGATAAGAAAAGAACTTAGGGATATAGAAGATGGAAATTTTTAACAAAATACTACTAACACTAAACTTCTTGTGGCTTTTCTTTATTTTTCTAGGAGTATTAGCTGCAAATATAATGTTTAATGGGGATGTTAAACTTTGGATGGATAGTACAAAAAAAGATAGTGTAGGAGTAATTTACTATAAGTTTATGATATACTTTACTCTGGTGCTTTTCTTTAGCATACTATATTGGCCAATTTATTTGGTTTGGAGATTTATATGAGAACAGAACCATATAAATTTAGAGCATGGCACCCACAATGGAGAGAGTATATAGAGCTTTCTAATCTCTCATTGGAATACAATGGTAGCTGGCATATATCCTCTGATACTAATGGTAAAGTGCACTACCATTGGTTTAATAAGGTTGATGTAAAAATAGAGGAATACACAGGGTTAAAGGACAAAACAGACAAAGAAATATACGAGGGAGACGTAATATTCTGTACAGATAGTTTAGAGAAATATGAAGTTAAATTCCATAAAGGAATGTACTGCATATACATGCCAAAATCCGATACATATTCACCGCTACATGAATATACTAGCACTAGCTTGGTAGTTGGCTCTCTAGCGAAGAACCCAGAAATACTAACCACAAAAACAGAGGAACCCCAAAATGAGCCTAGATGATTACCTAGAAGATCATATGCTCAAGGCAGATGGTTATGATGATTGTGTATTGGGTATTGCTGAACGTGCCGGTAAATTACCTGTACTAGCCTATTCCACAGACAAGATAATAGACAAACTAGTACAAGACGACGGTATGACCAGGGACGAAGCAGAAGAGTGGTTTAGCTATAATATAGTAGACGCCTGGGTAGGTTCAGGCACACCTATCTTTGTTAGACAGATTCAGTTTGAGGATTAATCAAACTGCTGGGCACTATGTGCTTAGGTGCGTGTATCTTGAACCCTGACTTGATGTGGGTGATGCCTACATATCCACGATTCAGGTGACTATCTACTTTAAATGCCTTTGGGTTCTTCTCTAGCATTTTTCTGAGCAACTCGTTCTTATGAACATAGTCTTTCTGGTCACTCATTTTTTTAGCTTTTATCAGCTGTGAGAGCTCTATGGACTTGGCTGTTTTGCTAAGCTTTTCTTTTTTACTTTTTTCATGAGCCAGCCATGCAGCAATAGAGCTTGCGGTTATTCCCGCCCCAGCTAATGCCCCTAAAGCTCCGCGTATGCGCTGGCGGCGTATATTCTTTTTAGCTATATCAAATATAGCTTTAGGCATAGCTTTTCTGCCTTTATCAATATCTTTATTAACAATTTTCGCTCTATTAAATGCATCTACTTTAGATTTGGCTAATGCTTCCTCGTCTTGTAAAAAATCTATAATTTTATTAGGGTCATCTTCAAGATGCAAACCTCCGGGTATACTTGCGGCAAATTCTCTATTTCCTCTGTTCCAGTGATCTGTATTAGGCATTGATGCCTCCCCATTAAGCCATGCTTTCCATCTATCCGCTAAAGAATTTGGTGTGTAATTACCATATTCGTATCCCCACACAGCAGGTACAACATTACGTCCTCCGCTCTGTAACATACTTTCTGTGAGTGAGCTTGTTCCTGTGGACCCCATGTGCATATCCGCAATTCTCTGTAAACCAACAAAAGTTTTATTATCTAACTTACCATGTATTGGAATAACGTGAGGCACATTTGCTAATGCTGCTCTTAATTCTTTGTTAGCTCCCGCACTAGCAGTGAGCGCAATTATTTTAACATTTTTTATACCTCTACTCTCTAATTCATTAGAGAGTTCAATTGCCCTCTGACCAACAAAGTCCCCTCTTCCACTTCCTGATACTGTGATTATTTTTTTCCCTCTCAATTCTTTTATTCTGTCTGCTAGACTAGGTTTAGACTTAGCCAAATCATCAAGAATAATATCTTTGGGCGTTAAATCTCTAGCGGTCTCTAATGCTTTGTTTAATATTAGTGGTGTGAATGTTTTATTAGTCCTTATTGCATTAACACCTCTATTTTTCATTCCTTCAAGCTGTGGACTATTTTGTCCATAGTATAAAATATGATCTCCTTTTCCTAAGCCATTAAATGTGCTACCACTCATAGACTGATCTGCACTATGAAATAGGTCTGACATTATACCAACACGACTGTAATAAGGCCTAGCATTGCTATGATTGAAAAATTCATTATGTTGGCGTTTACCTGCATTCATTCCAGGATCATCAAATGGAGCAAAATGCCCCAAACCAGTATCTGCAATTACATTATAATTAGGCTTCATTTGCCTAGGATCAACTATACCAGATTGATTACGTATGATTTTACTTAAATTGAATTTGCGTAGGGACGGGTCTTTTGTTTTTGCTTCTTGAAGTAACTCGAATAGCGCATCTCCCGGGTTACTATGACCACCACCAATATCCCAGCTGTTATACTCTGGATTCATTTTACCGTACGTAACAGCTATATTCCTGCTTGGGTTTAGCGCTCTTTGTGTGTTATATCCAGTTATACCTGCCCCTAGTCCAACGCCAGATGCAACACCCAAGTCAACAGCCAAATCATTATCTTCTCCTGTTTTATTTTTTAATTTATCGTAAGCTTGATAGCCTTTAATTGCAGATAATGTTGAACCTGCAGCTAAAAGAGGTAAACGTCCTTTTAAAATTTTTTGAAGTATTGTGGGAACTGTTTGGTGATAAGCTCTTGAAGTACCCAATACTGTGGCTCTATTATTACCAATCATTCTTAGTACAGTTCCAGCTCCCTCTAACGTTTTAGAGTTACTGAGTATTTCTTTTCTAATTTTTTCTGCCGCTTGGGGTCCGAACTTACTGCTGTAGAGATTGAGTAAATTTTTTAAAAATCCTTCTGTTTCAGGTAAATTGACATTTTTTAAAAACTCGGCGCTTTCTGGTCCCGCATTATGAAAAGCCTCTTCTATGTGGTGTTTTCTAAGCTCGTTCAGTGAAATATTAGGATCACTATACATTTTGTAGTGATTAATTGCATGGCTATTTAAATTATTTTTAATATCTCCTATAACTTGAGGAATTCCTCTTATAGCCTGAAAGAGAGATTTATTCTTTAAATGATATCCGAGATGATCTTTTATTTTTCCTAATATTGCACCTTGCTGCAAATTTTTCAAATTAATGCTTCCGGAACGAAGCCCTAATACTTTGCTTTGTGTAATTCCTCTAGCTCCATTGATATATGTGTCCATAAACCTTTGCGCCTGATCTGGAGTTAATTTGTTTAAACCCCCAACTAAAAGCTGGTCTATTTCTGTTCTATTTTTACCCAATGCGTCATTCCATATATCAAATTTTTTACTTATATTTTTTACATCATTAAAAAATTTACCTGCGCCTAGAGTTGCTCCACCAGCAATAATAGGGGTACCCAGAGACAAATACGGATTAGATTTTTCCTGTTCTGTATAAATCTGAGGCGTCTGGGGTAAACTGGCAAGTTCTTCTGGCATTTGTTTATTTTAATAGTCTAGATATTTTGAGCATGCTGGCAAACTTATATTCCGACAGGAGCTAAATTTTTGGCTCGCTCACCTAAAGTATACTCGCCGTCTTGCTTGTCTTGGGCATCTGCTGTTTTAATAGGATCGTCCAAACCAAAAGATAACTGGGGAGGATTTTTCAATTTTTCTAGTCTGCTATCTCTATTTGCTACATGAGCTAGCCTTTCAGCTTCTCTTTTGGCACGGGCTGCACGAACTAGTCCACCTTTACTAGATGCTGCTCTGTGTAACTCAGGATTTTTATAGCGGAGATTGCGATAGTAACTAGAAGCTAATTTAGCTCCAGAGTCTTTTAATAACCCACTCATGTCCAGCATTCCTTGCTTTTCTTTTTTACCTTTTTTAGCTTTTCTTTTTTTATTGTAATAAGCATTAATTCCTCCAATACCTGCACCTACGCCGCCAGTAGCAGTCAAATAAGTTAGAAAAGCCGGCAGCATGCTAGCAATATTTTTAGCTTTTAAGTGTCCCGGAAGAGATGAGCGCATTATATTAACAGCACCTCTGCGAGAAGCTTCAAACTCAGGCACTAGTATTCCAGCATTAAGTAGTGAGGCTATACCCAATCCCTTTGCGGCCCCTGTGGCTACGTTTGTATCGTCTTTTGTGGCGCCATATATACCCAAGCCAGAAACAGTTCCAAGAAGGGGTGAAAATTTATGGGTGAGCGGATATAGGTGTTTTTGCATACCCCCCACAATTCCCTTGTTTTTTGATATATTTGCATGTCCTAACTCATGAGCGATAATTCCTGGCTTGTACATATTCTCATGAGATACATCTACATTACCTATAATTTTATTCCCTTTATCGTCTATATATGGCTTAACATCTATATAGTGGGCATTGTCTGGCCTGCCACTTCCTTTACCAATACCTAAAAAATTAATATTTTTACCTACCCCAGAATTGTTCAGCAAGTCTTCAACAACATTAGCTTCGGCCTTGGGTATTCCTTTTAAACCAAGCATCATTGCTTTACCTGATAGATAATTTGCTCCACCTCCAAGTATTCCTCCTATAAGGGATAGCTCTTCTGCCTTTTGTTTATCTCTAAGAATTTTTGCTACAGGATGATTATCTTTTTCCTCCTGAGCGGCTATATATTCCTTTACCTGTTGTCGTTTTTGTTCTGGAGATAGCTTACGATAATTTCTAGTCGATAAACGATTAAGACCATAAGCAGCACCGCCTCCGGCTAAAATCCCACCTGCCCCATAACCTAATGGTTTTAGTATTTTCATTAGTTTGGATGCACTAGGTGATGTGGTACCATGTCCAATCATTCCACCTAGCGCCCCACCAAAAAGTCCTCCAACACCACTAACAACCTTATCACCAAAATCTAATTCTTCATTAGACGGAAGATAATTATTAACAATTTTTTCTATTTCAGTGTTACTAAGCCTTGGTGGGTTGTTATGTTTTTCCGGGTCAAAATTTAAAAATCCAGGGTATTTTTTATTCTTTTGTTCTTGATGCCGCTGGGCACGCAATAAATCTAAAAGTCCGGTTATAGTGTCATTAACATCAGCTTTTTTAACTTTCTTGGGGAGTTTCTCCCCCCTGCTGGATTCATTCCACTCATCCACATCAACACCCTGACGCTCAAGCTCTTTGCGATGGATATTAAAGTATGCAGCTTGGGCTTTGGACTTGTATGGCATAATTATTGATTATACTTGTTCCCCCTGTGAATTTCTATAAATTTCTATAGATTAGGCTGGAATTTGAACAATTTGATCAGCTATAGGACAACCAAGCCCTGTTGCCAGATCATACCCAGTATGTGCAGGTTGGCCATTTGATCCCTCAGTAATATCTCTAAAGTATGTAGAGTAATCGGTTCTAGCTAAGCTATATGCTTTTTCGTTGAACGGTGTTGTACCTGCATTCCCCAGACTGGCGCGTCTAGCTAGAAGCGCTGACATAATTACAGCGCTCACACTAGTCCCCCCAAATACATACCAACCACCTTGGCTATCACCTATTGGTGTAAAGTAAACTGAAACACCAGTATATGGGTCAGCAACAAGACTCAAATCAGGAGTACTACGGAATAAACTAGTATTAAAATCTGCCTGATAATCTGGAGCTGGTATATATTCACTAACACCACCACCGCCCCTATCCCAAGCAGTTTCTGATGTAACTGTATTTGAAGACGAATTATAGATCAAAGATGTTCCTCCCACAGAGACCACACTTGGGGATACTGAAGGATAACTCACAACACCACCCTTGTCACCCGCTGCAGCAACATAGTTCACTCCACGGTGCGCAAAGTAGTATTCTAATTTAGCCTGTCCTTGTCTCTCCCTGAATACTGTACTATATGGGTCGTAGTCATAACCAGTATTCTCCCAATCATTTGAACCCCAGCTCATATTAATCACATCTGCTTTAACAAAAATAGCAGCATATCTCACAGCGTTCAAAAGGGTTTCTTGTTGATCATTGCCAGCCACTACAACCACAATTTTTGCTCCTGGGGCCATAGCGTGAGCCCATTGTACGTCAAGAGTAGCTTCTTGCGCCCAATCTAATCCCCATGGTATACCGCCCATGGTTTGCGAAGAATATACAATTGGCGATTTTACTGGGTAATGATGGATATGAACTGTTGTGGTGGGAATTCCGTAGGCGGCGCAGAAAGTGTTCAAATCTTTTTGAATATTCGGATTGTTTACTGCAACTATTATCGCGATAGTCTTTCCACGACCATCTCCTATACTTGATATTTTATCAAATCCGTAGGCTTTTGCAATTTGGCTTGGACTATAACCTGACCCCGGTAAAGGTATTGGTAGTGCAGGTACGCTTTGTTGCACTGATGAACCAATGGTATTGTTTAAGTTCCCATCATTATAATTATATTTCCATTTTAAGTGAGGAATAGCTTTTTTAATCTCACCCAAACCAGTTTTTTTTATATAGTCTAAACGAGACTTTTCATTTATATCAGGAATATCCATTTTTAGAATTCAGGCTGTGTATTATCCACAGCTCTATCATACTTACCAGCTCTGTAGATTTCCATAGCTTTCTCTAGCGCTTTAGGATTTTTTACTAGTTTTGTAGGGTCTATAGCCCAGTTACGCAATGCATATGCTCTACGGGGGGTGGGCTTTGTTTGAAAAGCATTGCCGCCATGTCTGCTCTTAAAAGCTTTCCACCTTTTTATCTGGCGCTCATCATCCTCCATTCTACGCCCCTCGCTATATCTCTTATACCATTGTAGCCAACCATGAGGATCTTCCTTATGGTACCAATGAGCCGGCCATTCTGGTAGGCTAGCTAATCTAGGCGCAGATTTAGGGCCATACACTTCACTATATGCACCCATCTCTTTTAATTGGGTTGGACTATAGTCAGGCTTGAACTCCTCATGAAGCCCCGCCAGCTTGTTCAGATAATTCTTAATTACTGAGCTAGGAATATTATACTTCCCACTCATATTAAAAATTACTTAGAGATGTTCAGATAAGTCAGAGTCATGGCGCCCAATGGGAGAACCATGAAATTAACCAATACTAATACGTCAGTGATATTCATAGTATGATGGGTTAGGGGTTAATATTAACTGCAGTTCCACTTTCTCAGCGCTAAAGCTTTACGTGTAGGTTTTCCATGCTCATCTTTCATAGGCCCCTTTACACCGCCCATACGTGCACAGAATGAAGCTTTTCTACCTTTTGCTTCACCCTTAGGATTCTTCTGAGTAACAGGAGCTTTTAGATGGCTGCCTGTCTCACGGTTATATTTATCTCTGCCGTGTTGAGTTAATCCACCTGATGGATTCTTATCTTCTTTGTGCATAACAACATTAGCCTTTGCTAACTTGTTCAATGCCTCTATATACATAGCTAGCTTGTTTAC